TGCGGACAATCCTACCTTCCTGATATTATAGCTGCTATGACAAAACATCTTCAATACAGGTGGACGCTGGCATACCTCACTCCAGGCGGCCAGGCAGCCCAGCAATGGGAAGCGAAGATCAATGCATACTGGAAGCCCGTCCTGCTTTTTGGAAAGGCAAAGGACTGGATAGGAGATGTATGCAAATCTGATGCGAATGACAAACGGTTTCATGAATGGGGACAGTCTGAAAGCGGTATGGCTGACCTGATAGATAGATTGAGTGAACCAGGACAGATTGTTTGTGATCCTTTTGTTGGTGGAGGAACAACGGCGCTGGTTTCATTAAGGCTTGGACGGAGGTTTGTAGGATGTGATATTGATAAAGGAGTGTGTGAAAAGGCAGTCAGAAGATGTGAAGTGGATTTTAAACTTTAGTTAATGGAGTAAATTATGATGATTGATAGTAGAACAGGTTATCCAATAGTAAAGGAAGAGCGAAGTCATTGGAGGGATGAAGAAATTTCAGAACGTCATAAATTATGGGGATTTAATTGTCCTGCTATTGATCTAGATTTTGTTATGACTGAATTTGATACTTATATGCCAATAGCTTTTTTTGAATATAAAAAAGAACCTTGTGGTAGTATAATAATAAATAAATGTCCTGAATTTAAGGTATTAATAAATTTAGGAAATATGTGTCATTTGCCATCTTATTTTTGTAAATATAGAAAAATAGAAGATAGTTTTGAATTTAGTATTATGGCATTAAATCGCATTGCTATAGATATGACACCAAAAGATAAAACTGGTGTGTGGTTGTTAGAAAAACAATTTGTTGATTTTTTATATTGGCTACGAAAAAGAGATACTCCATCTGGTTTATTTGATTGTAATAATAAATTAATAACACTTTAAAAAAAGAACAATATAAATGTCTATAATGATGCAAAGATTTTTTTTACTTATTTTGCCTTTTATAGCACGGTTATTTCCTAAAAATTGGAAAAAGGGTAAATGGTCTTATCCTCAACTTTGGTACTATATGCCCAAACGTTGGGTAAGAGCAAAAACAGAGCGATATCCAAATGGACAATTTGTTCTTTATAGGGCAAAATTAAGATTGCATATTGAAAATATATGCGAGTTCCTTACTGGACATGAAATATCAAAAACTGAAAAAGGTAGTGATGGAAGTAGTTTTATAGACTGTCAATGCAGGTGGTGCGACAAATCAATTAGAGTGCATTATAAAGAGAGTATTCTTGATGGGGCTTTTGGAGAACTTGTAAAGGTATTGAGAGAAAAAAGGTTGGAAAACTAAAATGCCAAGACAATATAGTCATTTAGATTTAACTGGTCAAAGATTTGGAAGATTAGTTGTTATATCGCTTAGTCATAGAAATAAATATGGAAGTATATTTTGGAATTGTTGGTGTGATTGTGGAATTAAAAAAATTATTAATGGCGGAAATTTAAAATTAAAAAAAAATCCTACTAAAAGTTGTGGATGTATTAATAAAGAAAGAGCTAAACTGTTTTTTACTCAATATAGATCTGATGTAAAATATACTAATGAAGAAGAAAATATTATAAAACAATATTATATTGAAGATATAAAAAAAGTAGAAAAATTAATTCCTAATAGGAGTTCAGAATCTATTAAACAACGCGCTCATCTTTTAGGAATAAAATCTAAAAAATATTGGACAGATAATGATCTTAAAAAGTTAAAAGAGGTTTTTAAATATGCCACACATAAAGAATTAATTAAAGCTTTCCCAGATAGACCTTTAAAAGGAATTATAGGGGTTGCATATAGCCATGGTTTTCATAAAGAAACATTTGGTGGTGGAAGATCTTGGACTGTAGAAGAAAATAAAATATTAGAACAATTTTACGCAATTGATGAATGGGATGCATTATTATCAAAATTACCACTTAGGTCAAAACATTCTATTCATCATCAAGCTAGAGTTGTGTTGAAATTATCAAGAGGTCATTTTAGAGATTGGACTAAAGATGAAGATAATCTTCTTATAAAAAATTATTCTACAGCATCTTGGGATGAATTAAAATCTTTATTTTCAAGAAAGATTAATACTCCGACATCTATAAAGGCTAGAGCATTTGCATTAAATTTAAAAAGAATAAATATTCAAAGAAGTGTTGCTCCATATTGGACTAAAGAGGAAGATGAAATAATAAAAAATAACTATCCCGCTGCTAAGTGGAAACAACTTGAAGAAATGCTTCCAGGAAGAAATCGAGAACAAATAAAAGTTAGAGGTAGATATTTTAATTTAAAAAGATTAAAAAAAGAAAGTGAAAGTTATTGGAATGAACGAGAGTTACAATTATTAAAAGAATCTTATTCTAATAATGGTAGTTCAGTAGTTTTACATAATACATCTAGATCGCGGAATGGTATAAAAGGAAAAGCAAAAGAGCTTGGATTAAGTGTTAATAGAAACATATATCGTCTACCATCATCTAAATGTGATCTATCTCCCTTATTAAATGAAAGTAATTTAGCATATTATTGGATTGGTTATTTATCAGCTGATGCTCATTTTGATAAGAGATGGATTAATATATCGTTAGCTGATAAAGATTTAGATCAATTAAAAAAATATTCTAAATTTGTAAATGGAGAGGTTAGACATTTACGTATAATATCTAAACATCCTCAACACTTTGTTAAATGTGATCATGCTGCTGTTGTAATAAAAATTAAAGAAAAATTTGGTTTTACTAATAGAAAAACATATGAACCTCCATTTTCAAAAATATCTGATAATGATCAATTATTTATGTCTTATATGATAGGATATCTTGACGGAGATGGCTATATAGAATGGATGCAGGGTAGTAAGGGATATCATTGTTCAATGCATGTTCATTGTCATATGTCATGGAAAGAGTGGTTAGTTATAACATTTAATAGGATGACAAAAATTTTAAATGTTGAATGTACAATACACGATAGACCTTGTTGGAATAAAGTTCAAAAAAAATATTATATAGATGTTTCTATAAATAGTAAAGAATTTATTAGAAAATTGAAACAATATATACTTGATTTAAATATTCCATATCTTGAAAGAAAATGGGGTAAAATAGATATAAATGATATAGGTCATTATGAACTTATGGCTCATTTAAAGGAGAATAAAAATGTCGCATAATTTAACTGTAGATGAAGATGGTAAAGCTGAAATGATGTATGTTGGAAGAGATAATCCTCCATGGCATGGTCTTGGAACGCCACTTGATGCTCCCGCAACAGCTGCAGAAGCTATTGAATCAGCAAGATTAAACTGGAAGGTTAAAAAATTTAAAATGATGATAACTGGAACCGATATTGAAGTTCCTGAAAAAATGGCTGTAGCAAGAATGAATAGTGATGATTCAATACATAGCGTTTTAGCTTGTGTAGGAAATGACTATGTTACTATAGATAATTTAGAAAGTTTTGATTTTTTTGATTCAGTTGTTGGCGCAGGGCAGGCAATATACCATACAGCTGGCGCTTTAAGTTTTGGAAAAAAAATATGGATTCTGGCAAAGTTGCCTAATAATATAATTATCAAAGGAAAAGATGAGATAGAAAAATTTATTTTATTAACTACGTCTCATGACGCCACCGGGGCTTTACAAATGATGTGTACACCAACTAGAGTTGTGTGCTGGAATACATTAAGAGCTGCCATGGGCGACGCTACAGACAAGGTATCAATCAGGCATACAAAGAATGCAAAATCAAAAGTTGTGATGGCGAGAGACGCTCTTGGTATTGCTATTAATCATTATAGAAAATTTGAAGAAGCCTCAAATTATCTTGCAACAGTATCAGTTGATGCTCAGAAGTTTGCAAATTATTTAAATAAGGTTTTTCCACTTTCTGCTGACTCAACAAAAGTCACTAAAGAACATATTGAAGAAATCAGGGGTAAAGTTACATATTTATTCGATGCTGGCAAGGGTAACGATATTCCTGAGATCAAGCACACAATGTGGACTGCTTATAATGCCGTTACGGAATATGCTGATCATTTTAAAACTGTAAGAAATGAAAAAGACGGAGAATCTCGTTTACAGAGCATCTGGTTTGGCGGATCAGCTATGTTGAAGCAATATGCTTGGGATTCGGCATTACAATTGGCAGGAGTGTAATATGAAAAATATTATTATAAGAGCTGATGGCACTTCTAATATGACAAAAGAAGATAGAGAAAACATTATAAAAGCTTTGAAAGAAGGAGTTATTTTAACTGGTCATAAAGTTGGTGAAGATCAAACAGAAAAAATTGATGTTAAAGTTATTGAAACAGGGGCTAATTAATATGATAAGAACGAAAGACAATTAATATCATTGATTGGTTTGCCATAATAAATCATATGGGCGTGACGCAGCTCAGGAAATGTTACCAGTATGTGCCAACCGCAACAGCTGTTTCCTGTTTGATTGAAAAAGCCTCTATTAGTGGGTGTCCTGCATATGAGGTTGCCTCTATAACACGTGTATGATGCAGTTGCACCACGAAAGAGATATCAGGTTGCGTATGGTCGCCCATAATCACAAAAAAAGAGAGAAGATTAACTCTCTCTTTTTTTAGCCATCAGAAAGGATAGTGTTATGGAATTAGATAAATTTGAAACAGAATTAATAGACAAGCTTTTTTTAGAACTTTCGCAATTTACTCGTGCAAGAACAGAAGATGAAATTGAATATGATACATTATTATTTGCTGTTCAACGAAAATTTCCAGACGAAACAAGATTTCAAACAGCATTACGATATATAAGAAATGCAGAGAATAATTCACAAGATAACGCAACAAAGGCGGCTGAACCTGGTTTGAGGTTATAATAATATTTTCAATTATTTGTATAGATCTTTCGCTAATAAGTATATTTGAAAACACCCGAATAGTAATAAATTGGTAGTTGTTATTTGATTCGATAATTGGGAATAACAATAATAAAGGGATATAATTGTTATTCACAATTAATCGAAAGAGGTATTTTATAGTAGAGCGTTATGAAGAAGAGGATGGCATTGGACACATTTCATCAAGATTTAATCCTGCCACTGAGGCAGAATTCACTTTGGTTAATCCAAGTGAAGAAGAGAATAAGAATGTTCGAAATTTGCCGGCAACGTTGGATATGGTTTGCTGGTGGGATGTTGCTAAGGATATTGATATGGTACAAACCCATATCGATATGTTCAAGAAATTCAAAATATCCTAATGTTATTTGTTTGAATAATTAGGAATAACTATAATGGATAGTTCTACCCGTCGAAATTGATTGAGCTTTGCAGGAAACTCCTGCGGTCTGCGGTGATGTTTTTTGAAACTGGGCATTGCCGCAGACATCTTTTGTAGTTTATATTATGGAGGGGTGTTGCTACCACCAATGACGTGACTTTTGCTGGTTGTACTCGTCAACCTCTCAAGGATTAGGGCACAAGTAACTGGCTTTTTTTGATACACAATATAACAAATAGATAAGAGGGCATAGTAATATGCAACCAGTCACTTAAAATTATATCCACCCTATGGGTGGATTAAAATATAATATGGGTCCGAATTGGTTTCGACTAAGGTCAAGAGTTTTGTAATGCATGTGGAGGATAATGGTTGGCCTCCTAAAATATCCATTACAATCTAACTGCCAATCTGGGTAGTCAGATCGGTGCTAAGTTTGCACTTGGTTTTGCGACCATGTGCAGCTTTTCGATGGCACCGGCATGTGTTGCCTAACAAAAGGCGACTAGCTTTTACAGAAGACCGAACTGTTTAAGCGAAATATAGGTGTAGGATACATAAGGGTGACTTCGTGAAGTATGTATCTGAAGAATATCTGAAGTTCGTATCAAGGTAGTTTGCTTCTGAACGATCTTGATATTAAATAAAACAGAAGATAAACATGTAGTATTACATTATGATTGCCTTTAGGACCTGGGTTCGATTCCCAGCGGATCCAATTAATCTCCACTATTTTCGTTGCATATTATCTCCATAATATGCTATTTATATTAGGAGGTAATATGCAACAAGGCGTGGAATTACATTGTGCGTGGTGTAATAATAAATTTATACTATCAAATGGGGAATATCATAGACAAATTAAAAATGGAAGACAATATTTTTTTTGTAGTCTAAGTTGTGTTGCAAAAAAAAGAAATTTAAGTAAAAAACTTCCTATTATAGAAAAAATTTGTCCTGTTTGTAAAAATAAATTTTTTGCCTCTACTAAGAAAAAGGGAGCAACTTTTTGTTCAAGGTCTTGTGCTTCAAGCGGAAGTATTACTAAATATCGTAGAGTTAAAGCGTCTGAAATGGGAAAAAAAAATAATAAATATGTATGTAATAATAAAGTTTTATCTAAGGGGTTAAGATCAAGAGAATCTTGGAAATATTCTTTAATTAAAAATTTTCTTGATAAAAGTAATATTAGGTATCAATTTGAATTTCCTTGTGGATCTGGAATATTTGATTTAGCATTACTTGATTTAAAGCTTTTTGTTGAATTTGATGGAATATATCATTGTTCTAAAATTCAACAAGAAATTGATGAAAAGAAAACTATGGAAGCTAAAAATTTTGGCTGGAATGTGATAAGAATATCTTGTAATGCTGGACAAATAATTGATCCTAATTTAATATATCATTTATTTTAAAAAAGGGTTGTTGGGCGGTATGGAGTCATACCATGGCCAAGCCGATCACATTTTTATGGTCACGCACCGGAGACCGGAGAGCGTAGATGTGATGGCCGGCTGCGTTGCGCCGCCTCGCAACTTTTTTTTCTTAAACATGGAGGTTTAAGTGGAACATAGATGTACATTTATAATACAATTGGCTATGAATAAGATTACGGGTCTTAAGGAAAATTATGTTTATGGTGAATGTGAAAAATTAAATAAAGACAATAAATGTCTTTATTTTAAAAGTTCTTTGTTTTATCGTTTTGCTTTAAAGTTTCTAAGGCGTCAGCCTTCATCAATTATTCTTTGTAAGAATTGTCATTTTTTCAAAAAACACAAACCGCGTGAAATGAATCTTGATTAAAAAATATAATGTAATTTTAAAAGATAAGGCTAGTCATGACGTAGCTATCAATTATTATTACATTATTAACTGGGGCTTCGACAAGTGGTAAGTCACTAGGTTTTGGTCCTAGCATCGGTGGTTCGAGTCCATCAGCCCCAGAAAATTATCACTTTAAATAAAGGAATAATATGAAAAATAAAGGCTACACGCTTATTGAACTGCTGGTCGTAATATTTTTTCTTATGATTCTAGCAGTTGGCATTATTGCACTCGCCCTTTGCATTAAAGGATGTGGAGAAGTTCAGAAGCACGGTTTAAAGGGTGCAGTAACGCAAATTTGGGAAGGACCGACAAAACAGTCGGAAACAAAGGTGGATACCACTAAACATAAATAAAGGATCTGATTATGTTATTAGCACTGTTACAGGCAATAGTTGATAAGTTTGAAAAGATCGGATCAAGGGTAAAAGTTTATAATGTTCCCGAAATTTCTAACTATTTATCTTTTGCAAATTCCATCACCATTCAAAGAGATTTGAAGGGTGAATATTTTGATATCAGAGTTAAAAAGTTGGTAGAAGTAGTAGTTACTGATGTTCAAAAGAAAGATCGTCACCTACTGTTAATGGTAAGGGATTTTGGTAATAAGAATAAATCAGGTAAACCATCGGTTACTTATTTCTTATGCGGCCACGATGAACGTAATTGGTTTGTCTGCGGTATTCCTACTTCAGTCACTTCGGTAACTCAAGCAAAACAAGTTTTAAAACCTCCAGTATTAAGGGATTTTGAAACCAAACATGGGCTTAAAGCTTCAAAAGCCCATAAACGTCACCGTTTACTTAAATCAGGATTGAAGGTTCACAGGCAGGGTGAATTCATGTTCATTCCTGTAAAAGACTTTACACTTCCTGAAGGTGCATTAGTTGCAATTCACAAAAATGCGCCATTAAGAAGGGGTGGTTTGCATATTCATACGGCAGAATTTGAATATCATACTGGTGGAACAACTGTTTGGGTTTCTGATCAATATCTCGCTTCTTTGGCTCAAGGATTTACTGATAGCCAACGTAAAGCTGCAATGAAAAAGGCTTCTGCTAAAAAAGCGTTTTGGGTACAACAGGTAAAAGACCCTACAACTTATGTTAAAGGAAAAATTACTCATCCTGAACACGCTACTTTAGATCTTGGTAACGTATGGCATAAAGTTGTATTAAGTACTGAACATAAGACTGGCGTGGCATTTTTTGATTAAATTAAGGGGAGGATAACAACTCCCCTCTTTTTTTAAAAGGAGATAATATGAAATTGAAGGTTACAGATATAATTCCTGTTGGTTCAGTTGCTTATCATATACATGGCGGCATTATTAATGATATGATGTTAATGGGAAAAAATGATGCTGGATATAAGGGACAAATGGTTCAGGAATTAATTAATGGGGGATGGTCATTTGTTTGTGCTAAAAAAGAATTTAAAAAAGGCGACAAATGTAAATATAAACCTGATCCTGAAATTTTTTCTACGCCTGAATTACCGATGAAGCATATTCCTATTCCTCAAAAAACTCCCATTCAATGTCCCTATTGTAAGCATGATTTGCATATAGAACTAAAAACGATAGCACAGGTAACATTAAGTTAATGAATAAGCCTTCTCAGTCGCCGTCTCAAAACTGTCTGAGGCCGTTCTCGCTGGTGACAGCTACCTTCTACCAGAAGGAAAAAGAGGACCCGCCCAAAAAAATATCAGGATAATATTCCTTGGGAGAATCCATATCTTGCGAGGAGTTATCTATAATAAGTAGAGACATAATATATGGAGAAAAATATGAAAATTAAAGATAAAATAAATAATAGTTATGGAGAATGCTTAAATTCCTGTGAATGTGGTTCTGAATGTAATAGTGAAGAATGTTTTACTGCCGGATGGATAGCTTGTATGAAAGCGATTGAAGAGAAATATACTGATATCATACACTTATCTGATAAAGCTGGATATGGTGCAGCAATTATAAAATTGCCACATAAAGTATTTTAATGGAGCGGTAGAAATGCCGGCGTCGAAGCTATGCACGTGGGACGGACAAAAATGGAACATAGCATATACCGTCCCCTCCTTACATTTTTTACGGAGTCCTTGCCTAGTGCAATTCGGCTCCGAGGAGTTGCGCCCAGATTTATTATATCGAGTCCTTTACTCTTTTATTAATGGAGTAAAAGAGGATTCCTTCCTCGATATAAGAAGAGGTTGGCTCCAGTGATAAATGACAATAAATGACCGGCCAGAATCTGGGGCGGCAACTCTGCTTACAATAACGCAAAGGAGTATTGAATGAGTCATGAACTTGAACAGTGTAAAAGTCATTGTGAAAAAGGACCATTTTGTCCAGGAGAAGATTGTTTTCAAAAAGGATTTAATGCGGGATTCAGTGAAAAATCTTCATTGATAATTGAAATAGATAAACTTAGACAATTATGTAAAGAAGCTCAAAAACAATTGGAAGAACTTATGGAAGATGCAAAGAAGTTAATAGTATAGTGAATGCTCCACGCCCACAAGGGGCGTGGCTTCCATGAGTCAAACCAGCGCAACTGCCTTGCGGCAACGCGACGGTCGCTCAACAGACTCCATCCCGAGTCTGAGTATCTCTAAGGCAGAGTTTAAATCTCTGCCAGTCTTAAAACCACAATGAGGACAATGATGTACTCGAATCTCGATAGTCTTAGGAACATCAGTCCCACATTGGGAGCATCTCTGACTTGTACCCCTTGGGTCTACTGCTACCACGACTCGCCCGGCGCTTTCAGCCTTGGCGGTCGTGTATTGGATCAAAGTAGACCAAGAAGCATCAGAAATGTTTTTACTATTTTCTTTTTTCTCAATAAGATTTTTAACGTTAAGGTCTTCATGAGCGATAAAATCATACTTATCTACAAGTTTCTTAGAAGTTTTGTGACAAAAATCCTCTCTCTTGTTTTTTATCCTCTCGTGGATCATAGCCAAAACTCTTTTATGTTTGGCTTTAAAAGTTATATTCTCTCGCCTTTTAGCCTGAGCAAGAGCTTTCTTTTCCTCATTAAAAAATCGAGGTTTGTCTATTTTAGATCCATCCGAGCATTGGACATAAGTAATAAGTCCGAGATCGATCCCAACAATTTTATCAGTTTTTGGAAGAGGTTCTGGTTGCTCAATAATGCAAGAAAAATATACGTACCACTTATTTGTAGGAGTCCTTTTAACAGTACAGGTTTTAATTTTACCTTCGATAGGTCTATGAAGGATAATCTTGACACGGTCGATCTTAGAAAGATACACCCCGTCAGGATGAAGTCTAAACCCGGACTGAGGATAAGTGACAGAATCGTACCAGCCTTTTCCTTTGAAACGAGGAAAGCCCGGTTTTTCACCAGCCTTACAGCGTCTCCAGAAAGCTTTAAAAGCAAGGTCTACTCTGATTTGAGCATTCTGCAAAATTTGAGAGTGTACATTATGAAGTTCTGGTCTCTGAGATTTCCAAATGGGAAGATGGTTAGCAGTATCATACAAAGAGATGGATTTCTTTTCAGACTCCCAGGCGTTTTTTCGAAGCGCAAGGGTTTCATTATAGACCCATCGAGTCAGTTCTAAGATGTTATTCATCTTGGTTATCTGAAGTCTTGTAGGGTATAGACGATATTTAAAGGTTTTGCGCATTTGGTAGTAATATACTCTGTTTTGCACAAAATATAAGGTTTATTTTAAACTATTTAATGACTCGATTCATCCACGGGCACGAGGCCCGTGGTTTTCTCTCACAAGACTCATAAAGTTATAAGTTTGTTTTTTTTCAGCTATGAGGTACTATGGCTAAAAAAAGGCGTCGCGGTAGATCGAGAAGAGTTGGAAGGCCTAGAATTAAGAAAAATAGAAAAGTAGGGAGGCCCAGACGTGTGGGAAGGCCTAGAATACGACCTAAAAGAAAAGAACGAAGAAAACGCCAACGAAGAAAAATTGAACGACGCCAATATCATCACAAACTTGATCTTAGTTTCTTACGGCATAAATTTAAATGTAATAAAAGAAAAATCAAAAATAAAAGAATAATGGATAGAAGAGAATCAGCATCATATGATGGCAGTTGTTATGGAGTATTATCATGTGAAGGAAAGACAAATATGTTTGGAACTGATTTATCGTTTGGGTGCTGATAGCTATTAATACTGAAATTTATTATATTTATAATATTAGATATTAATGTTTGTAGTCTTATTTTAAAGGAGGGTCTTTGTGGGTACTGGTAAACTGTTTGTAGGTAATCTTCCATGGAAAGTTACCGAAGACGAATTAAGAGACCTGTTTGCTACTGTTGGAGAAGTGTATAGTGTAAAGATTATCAAGGATAGAGAAACAGGCAGATCAAAAGGCTTTGGTTTTATTGAAATGACTAACCATGATCAGGCTATTATAAAGCTAAATGGAAAAATAGTAGATTCCCGTCCTCTAGTTGTTAATGAGGCCAAGCCAAAATAATCCCAGTTATTAATTTCATTAATATGAAATAACAATTAGGGAGCTTTAATTATTGGGAGTCCTCCACCTGCGTCCACTTAACTGGAATGCAGTGCTGTCTAACGGGGAGTATCGAGTTAAGCGTATCTCCCCCATAAAGACGAGGGCTCCCTTATTTTACCTAGGAGTATTCATATGAATGAAGCAATATTTGCATCCTTCATGGAAGCTCAAAAAAAGGCTATTGAGTTATATAAATGGCAAGAAGGTGAAAGACGAGGTTGCGATCCAGGTCAAGAAGCTATTCAGGAATGGATCGAAAAATATGCTAAAAAATTTAGAAAAGAATTTATTCTGTCTGATTTGAAAGAAGCATTAAATGAATTATCAATTATCAGACAACAAATTCAGAGTTATTTCGATAAAATTTCAGAGTTAAACAAAGTAATTGATGAATGTGAAAAAAAGATAATAACATCTTTAGAACTTTTTGAATAATCAAACAAGGGAGATTATAATGAAACAAAATTTTGCTATTATTCTGTTACTTATTGCTATAGTTTCTGTTAGAATATTTTCTGCCACTCCAGTTAAATCAACCGCACAGAGTATTGGCAAATATCGAGTCGTTATTGATTCAGGTAAGGTCTGGAAGTGCGATTCAAGTAAGTGGTATAAATATGATACTTTAGTTCCTGTTGTAAAGACAGTTGTTGATACTGTTCATAAAGTAAAAAAAGATACGATTAAATAATTGATCTTAACACGGTTACTAGAAAGGTTACTATATGGCTACTTTTCTTTTATTGGTAAGAGGATTGCCTGGGTCAGGTAAATCTACTTTTGCCAAGAAGTATGCTGAAGAACATGATGCCGCCCATTTAGAAGCCGATATGTGGGTTCCTGAATGCCCCGATGATCAATATCTATATGTAAAAGAAAATGCCGGTTATTATCACGCATCCTGCCTTGCTCAAACATTTTATAATCTTATGCATGGAGAAAGTTGTGTTGTTTCCAATACTTTTACTCAGTATCAGGAAATAGCACCTTATATAGATATTGCCAATAGAGCTAAGGCAAAATTGTCAATTTATATATGTAGGGGAAATTTTGGAACAATTCATCCCGTTCCTCCTGAAGTAATTAAATTAATGGAAGATCGGTGGGAAGAATGAGTTCTGAAATTGATATTCATGCTGAAGGTTGCAACTGCCCTGATGGAATATGTAAATGTTTTTGCGACCCTCCTTCTATTTGTGTCAATAGACTTGCCAGGACTGGTCATGTTCATACATTGGAATGTAAAGTCTGCGAAGCTGTCACATGGCATTTTGAAGGAAAATGTTTAAGATGTGAACATACAAAGCAGGAGGTTGAATGCCAAACAACTTAATGCCGTTTGGTAAATATAAAGGCAGGGATATGGATAATATTCCTGCTGATTATCTAGATTGGCTTATTGGCCAGGATTGGATAGGAAAGTTTCCAGATGTTGTTCAATATATTACTGAACATAAAAAGTCCATCCATGACGAACTAGTAAGGAGTGGGAAGCTCGATGAAGAAAGAGATTTTTAGAAAAGGAGATTGGGCTAGAATAGGAGCTGGTCGACCATTTCAAATTCAAAGTACGGCAATTGCCAAAATATGTCAAAAAATGGATTATCCAAGATCGTCAGAAGAGGAACAAAAATCATATGACGAATCTTATAAAACAGGAAAACATTTATGTCATACAAAACGTTAATGATTGTTGATTTACCAAAATTATTAATGGATGCTTATAAATATAAAGAAGGAGATGCTGTTCCATTTTCTGGTTATGCAAATGTTGTAGATGTATTATCTAAACTCAGTGCTGCACATTTAATGTGTCCTGATGAATTATCTGCCAACGGGGAAGGTGAGATAACATTAGAATGGCATTGGCATAAAGGAGATTGGACAAAAAGCATAGAAGAACAGGAACGTTATGTTTGGGATATAAATATCGAGGTTGGCGATATAATTGAAAATGGCAATGATTGTATGTTTTTTGATGCCAATGCTACAAAAGGCGTTTCTAAGCACCATAAGTTTTTCCATCTTTATTTCAAACATAATGAAAAACTTCCTGACATTGTCATTAAAACGATTAAAGAATTTGAAGAGTTTGTCAAATTAAATACTCTAAAGTAGTTTAGGAAAATATTATGAGATCTATTGATGGTTTTCCAATTACTAGTAGGGGAAAATATTTATGTATTACTAATTTTTGTCATCCTTATTGTGATAAAAGGGGAAGAATATTATTACATAGATATATCGCTGAAAGACATATTAAAAGATATTTACTTCCAGAGGAAATTATCCATCACAATGATAAAAATACAAAACATAACAATTATCGTAATTTAAAAATAACAACTATAATAGAACATAATAAATATCATTTACGAAAAAAGAATATTGTAAAACTTATTTGTTTTTATTGTAAAAAACCATTTAAAATATGGAAACGGCGCATTACAAAGAAAGATAAACATTTTTGTAGTATTTCTTGTGCTAATAGTTATTATATTCCGTTAAGATTTAAAAAATCAATTCCGCATGGAACCAAAAATGGTTATCATTATCATAAATGTAGATGTTTACTATGCATTAAGGGTAAAAGAGAATATGATAGACTTTGGATGCGCAAAAAACGGAGTGTAGCTCAATAGGTTAGAGTTCGTGGTTTGGGACCACGCGGTTGCTGGTTCGAGTCCAGTCACTCCGATTTATTTTATATTAATTAACCCTTTTTTAGGAGAGATTATTATGTCAAGTGAAGATCAGTGGAAAACCCACAAAAATGAGATAGAGAAAATTCTGAGTGAAATCAAAACAAAAGAAGATGAGGTTTTAGCATCCATTAAAATAGCTAAGGCGGATTTAAATCCAAAAATAGTAACAATCAGTGGGTTATGTGATACACTTCGCTGTCTGATTGGCCCCGACGCAGACAGTGACCTGGATTTGGTAGTATCAGATCTTGAAGGTTCCAATACGAATTTATCCGATATGGTCGACGCCTTAGATGGTGAATCCGATATTTCATACAATTGCGACGAAGTATCAAGAACCATGGCAGAACTGGAACAAAATCCAGACAGGAGATGGTAATGAAAGATATGAAAATTGAAGAAATAAAAACCTTAGTTGCCAAGATAACGGCAAAAAAGGATGAAATGGCTAAGAAAAGAGATGAGTTAAGAGAAATCTCTGATGAACTCGAAACTCTTCTTGATACATGGGATACAGCAGTAGATGACATCGAGACTGGATTGACATCAATTCAGGAAGGTGTCGATAAAATATCAGAACAAATCTAACGGGGTTAGAATAATGTTTTTTCTGTAATAACAATAATGTATGGGCGCTACATTGCGCCCTTTTTTTTAATTACTGAAAGGACATTATATGGCTAGAGTATTCATCTTAATTTCGGTTCCTGAAAAACTAAAACCAAAATTAGATAATATGATAACAAATATGAATAGGCTCAATATAGAGTCTGAAGGAATTAAAATTGAAGGTGAATATGGAGAAAAGCCTGAGTATGTGGCTATCCCAAAGGAGGATAGCTAATGAAAGAATTGTTATTTAGTTTTACAGACACTCAAGAACATTATGCATTATTAGATTGGAAAAAATTATTATCTGGAAAAAGAGATGCTTGGCATTTTCAATATAATGCTATATTTGGTGCAGTAAATGCTAATATGACTGAATGGCGAATAGATACTGACACTGGTACTGATACTAATTGGCATTATCAGTGGGATGAAACAAATATTGTAAATACACCTGGCATTCAAGATACAATATTTAATACAATTAATGTTAATCAAACTGAATGGATATATACAGAAAATAATATTTATAATACTAATTTGGGAATAACAGGAGGAAGATACTTATGATTAATGAGGCAGTAAGAGATGTGTTAAAAGAACGATATCTACATCCTGGGGAAAAAAATGAACACGATATGTTTAGAAGAGTAGTAAATGCTATTATTAAACCGCTTAAATCAAAAAAGAAAGAATTGGCTGAATCCTTCTTAAATGCCCTTGAGGAAGGCACTGTGATGCCCAACAGTCCTGCCCTTATGAATCTCGGTGGAGATCTTCCTATGGCGTCTGCGTGCTTCGTACTGCCTTTGGAGGACTCTATGCACGGGATCTTTGAATCGCTTCATAATGTAGCTATGGTGCATAAAATGGGTGGGGGGACCGGACTATGTTTTTCATCTTTAAGGCCAACTGATTCTTTAGTTAAATCTACTAATGGTAAGGCTTCTGGACCATTATCGTTTTTAAAAGTATTTGATGCCGCTACCAATGTTATTAAACAAGGTGGTAAGCGTCGCGGTGCAAATATGGCTACTTTCGATGTGGGTCACCCTAATGTATTTGATTTTATTACCATCAAAGATAAAGAGGGCGAGATATCTAATTTTAATTTATCAGTTATGCTTACAGATAAATTTATGGAATCTGTAAAAAATAATCAATCCTGGGAACTGAAATGGCAGGATAAGGTTTATCAAACTGTTCAAGCAAGAGATTTGTTTGATACTATAGTAAGGCAATCCTGGAAGAATGGAGAGCCAGGAATATTGTTTATTGATACGATTAATAGGGAACAAGTTCCTGAAGGGTTTACTAAGGATATAATAAACTGTACGAACCCCTGTTTTTCTGGGGATTGTTTTTTAAGCACTAAAAATGGATACGAACAATTGAAATATCTTGATGGAAAAGAAGTTATTATAAAAACTCCTGTTGGAAATGTTAAGGGTAAGGTTTGGAAGACTGGAGTTAAAAAAACTATAACTTTAAAATGTTTTGGAAGTAATGACTTAAAAGTTACTCCAAATCATATTATAATGACTTCTGATGGTAGAGAAATTCAAGCCAAGGATACGACAGGAGAAAGGTTAAGAGCATTTTCAGAACCATCTTCTGATCATAATCTTTTATGGGTTAAATTGGGTTATATACAAGGTGACGGCAATTTAGGAAGATTAAAAAGTAAATATCGTCATAAGGGATTAGAAATTAATATAGGTGAAAATGATGATGATATATTGAAATTATTTAATTATGAAAGAGATGGAAGAAAATATTATACTGATGAATTTACTGATATATTAAAAAAGTATGAATTTTCTGAAGAATCTCTTCCATATAGAACTTTGCCAACTATTATTGACAGGGTAACCTTGTTACAACTCAAATCATTTTTAAGAGGTCTTTATAGTGCTAATGGTAGTGTTATAACTACATCTAGAATTGCACTTAAATCTACTTGTAAAAAAATGATTGAAAAAGTTCAATCTCTTTTATTGTTATTCGATATTGATTCATACATTACTACAAATAAAACTAGATTAAATAAGTTTAAAAATGGTGAATATATGATGAAAGAAAGTTATGATTTAAATATTGGTCAATTTGCTAATATAGTAAAATTTTATGAGGAAATCGGTTTTGTTCATTCTTATAAAACTGAAAGTCTTTTAAATCTTTTAATTGAAAGGTGTCCTAAGGTTTATAAAATTGAAGAAAATACTTTTCCAGAAGAAGTGTATGACTTTTCAGCTCCTGGAGTAAATTGGGGTTTTGTTAATGATTTTGTTGTTCATAATTGTGGTGAACAACCACTCGCTGATTGGGGGTCGTGCAATTTAGCAGCCATCAATCTTGGCTTAATGGTCAAGAAAAATGATAAGGATCAATATGAATTTGACTATGAGAAATTTGAAAAGAATATTGAACTTATCATTCAAATGCTCGATATGATTCTTGATGTTAACAAGTTTCCTCTTCCTCAAATAGAAAAGAAATCGTTAGAGTCTCGTCGTATTGGCGCTGGCATAATGGGTTTTGCCGATCTTCTTATAAAATTACATATTAAATATGGCTCTCCTGAATGTATTGAGCTAGTTCATAATATTATGTCATTTTATAAAGAAAAAGCAAATGCCGTATCAATAGCGATGGGTGGAGGAAAAAGAAAACACAAAGCTTTATTAACGATAGCTCCAACTGGAACTACGTCAATGTTTTGTAACGCCAGTTCAGGAATTGAGCCTTATTTTAATTACTATCACGAGAGAGTTATTAATGATAAGCGAGTTCTTGTATTTGAAGGCATTGTTAATGATAAAATTTCTGAAGATCAGAAACAATATATCATAGATTGTTCTAAGAATAATATTCCAGTTGATTATTCAAAGATCAGTCTACCTGAATATTTTGTAAGATCATTAGAAATACCCTGGCAAGATCATATAAAAGTTCAAGCTGCATTTCAGCAATATGTTGACTCTTCAATTTCAAAAACAGTCGGCCTTCCTAACTCAGCTACAGAAAAAGATGTAGCTGATGCAATATTTATGGCTTGGGAATTAAAATGCAAAGGATTGACTGTATATAGAGATGGAAGCAGGGAAAAGCAGGTTTTAAATAATGTCGGGTCTGTCGGAAAGAAAACTGACGATCCTGATAGTCAGATAGTTCATGGAGAGATAACCCTTCCTCAAGAAATGGATGCCAAAACATATCGTATTAAAGCTTCTTTAGGTAAAGAGGAGCCAGATCAGTCTTTTTATATTCATATAGGTCTTATCAAAAGAAGGCCTGTACAATTATTTATTGATTATAAAAGACAGTCCGACAATGCGACTGAGGCTAATCAACTTAAAGCTCAAATGATTGAGTCTCTTGGTATGTCAATATCATATCAGATGCGCTATGGAGTTCCTTTAACTGTTATTATTAAACAGTTGAAGAAAATTCCATTTTCATGGATGATGTCTCTTCATGTTCAGATTGCCAATATTTTAAGCAAATATCTTGATCAGACTGCCGGTATTTGTGATAAATGTAAAGGCAAGATAGAATATAAAGAAGGCTGTCGAACATGTCCTTGTGGACATAGTAATGGTTGCGATCATTAAGTTTTGATTAAAGATTTGAAATATGGAGGCTGCACCAGCCTCCTTTTTATTTCATCGTAGAACGATGAAGAGTAACGCCGGCTGGAACGTAGTCGACTGCAGCTCCGCTTATTAGTATTATTATAAGGTCTTCAGGCTGCCGTGACATACAAAATCGCGTCGATCTAGTTTAATCAAACTTACGTTATTAAAATTGAATTTTTGTAATAACAATAATGAAACAAATTAACCAGTGAGGTAAATTATGAAATGTGTTTGTGGCGCTTTTCTAAATGAAATCGACACGCATTGCTCGTTATGTACGCGAGTTAATCCATTGGCAAATCCTCTTCAACAACTTAAACTTCAGGAAGTTGTTGAAAAATATGGAATTGATAAAAAGGCATTATTGGAATCTGATGATATTCTTGATTTCGTAGAATTAATCGGTGACAATTGCATCATTTATAATGACGGAATTGTTGATCCCTTTGAGTATCCCAAAGATTTAGTTTCAGCTTTAGAAGGAGAATGTGACTCATTTAATACCAAAATGAGTGAAACCTACGATGAAATTCATTTTATCATTTGGAAAGGCAAACTTGCAAAATTTGAAATAGTGGATAAAATTGAATTCTTTGAAGCTGAAACTCAAATAAAATTTGATGACGCTGTCGGTTCAGACCAGATTAATGGTTGTGATTATATTATGACGCTTAGGGATTGTCCAAGAACTGTTCTCAGATTTTATGAACCCGAAAAACTGGCGGAATGGATTCATAAAAATGGCGATGAAGATATCGCTATGATTTTTATCAAACAAAAATATCATGAATGGACTATTCAGGAAGTATTTAAATTGGAAGGACTTGAACTGGAAATTAAAACTGAAGTTCCATTCTAAGGAGTAAGAATGATTTTTTTTACTGCAGATCAACATTTTTGTCATACCAATATTATCAAATATTGTCATCGACCATTTAATAATATTGAACATATGAATAAAACTCTGATTGAAAGATGGAATAGTAAGGTTAAAAATGCTATTGATGTTGTATACGTCGTTGGAGATTTTATTTATACTCATTCTAAAATAGAACGAAAAAATATTATTTCAAAATTAAATGGTCAAATCATTTTAATTAGAGGAGATCATGATGGCCCTTGGTATACTGGTTTAGCACAGATAAGTGATAATACATCATTAATGATGTTAAATCATTCTCCTACACCAATTACTCTTTGTCATTGGTGTATGCGAGTGTGGCCCAAATCACATTATAATTCATGGCATTTATATGGCCATAGTCATGGTAAACTTCCCTCCGAAGGTAAAAGCCACGATGTTGGAGTAGATAATAATAATTTTTATCCTTTATCTTTAATAGAAATAACGAAGATTATGAAATATAAGCCTGATAATTTTAATCTTGTTAAATCTGAAGATAAAGATAAAAAATGGTATGAACAAATGGAATTGGAGCTAACGTATGGAACAGGAGACGAGCAAAAAGTCATGGGATGAGTTTAAGAGTTCTGAATCACATGCCAAATTAATAAGAACTGTTATCGAAACTCTTGAAATAAGCAAATATCCTCTTACTGGCAGAGAAATATGTATGAATGCCGGAATTGAGGGATTATGGAAGCGCTTAAGTGAGATGCGAAAAATGGGGATAGTGGTTGAAAAAGGTAAAAGAAGGTGTTCAGTAACTGGAAAGACGGCCTTGATCTGGGGTTTAAATATTTAAGTTAAGGGGCACGGGCTTTGCTCTGAATAAAGTGATTATTTATCTCGAAAAATCTTGATGAAGAAATCACGATATGATATATTAATTATACTAACCTCAAGGACACCTTCCATTATAAAATCACAGGAGAAAAAGCTATGCCAAGAGAAATCCATGATAATTCATTTGAGTCGGAAGTGATGTGTGAAGACAAAGATGTAATCGTAGATTTTTATAGCCCCTCCTGTGTCCCTTGTTCCCAAGTAGAAAAAGCCTTGACAGATGCGGAAAAAGAGCTAGGAGACTCAGTAAAAATAGTAAAAATAAATGTCTTCCATGCTCCAGAAACCGCTACCCGTTTTTCAGTTATGTCAGTCCCCACAGTCATCTCATTCAAAAAAGGCCGAATTAAATCTTGTTTAGTTGGAAGTCGTAAGTGCAAAGATTATATTGAAATGGTAAGATAATATTCACAAATTTAAAGCAATATCTATAGGAGTCTGCACCAGACTCTTTCGATATTTTCCCTGCGATGACGCAGGGAAATCTTCAGATGGCCTTCGGGGCCCAGCGCCGGCGCGGACCTAGGATCCTGAGTCAGGCGTTGATTACTACGTGCAACCGTTTCGATCTTTAGTTTAAATTGTGAATGTTATTTTAAGTCGTTTTTTGGAATAACTATAATGGAGGAAGTAATGATTAAAATCGTTACTTCCTCTTCTGCTTTAAGGCTTTGTATTAGGGAAGCGAAACGCTTTTCTGCAAATACATTCCTCAAGTGCTACGCCTTGAGGAATGAAGAATCGACCTGCAAGAATGGGAAGTATCCTGGATTGGGATCTCACATGCTGCAGTGCTATAATTTCCATAGTTTCACATTGTTCTACTAGTTAAAGCATGTCTTAAAAATTCATTTTTCCAACGACCTTTTTGGAACGTAACGTTCCAGTTTCTTATTATTTACCTTTTCACTTCGCTCTTATCGATATCATAATTCTTTGATCAGATATGTTGCGCTCGTGAAAAGGTAAATACAATGAGATGGATGCCGACATCGGGTGTCGACCTTCGATTGCGACATAAATGACGGCGAATCCCTTCTTATATTATAAGATCTCGGGGACCCTATGCAGCCGCTGCTGCCGTGGGTCACAGTCTACTCATTGTTCAATCAAGGTTGGAAAAAACATTTTAACAATTTATCGGAGGTGAAAGTGCCGGAAAAGATTGGCAGAAAAGATGACCTTGGGAAACTTAGATGGGATCTGCTTCCTATGGAACAAATTGAACAAGTTGTTGCTGTACTTACGCACGGCGCTATTAAGTATGGCGATTATAACTGGGAAATGGTCAGTAATCCAGGACCTCGATATTATGCTGCGGCTATGCGTCATATCGTTGATTGGAGAAAAAATAAAATTAAAGATTCAGATAGCGGTATAGCACATCTTGCTCATGCAATATGCTGTCTATTATTTCTCATGTGGTTTGATGATTTACAAAAAACAGTTAATATTCCTATTAGTATATTGAAAGCTGCTGCTAAATTGAAGCAGATTTCATCAATAAAAATTGCTCCAGTAAAGCTGGATAAAAAGATCCCAAGGGTCTCCGACAAGTCACCCAAAGGTACAGTCAAGGGAGTGGTGGGAAACCTTGCTGCTAGAGGTCTTGGTTGCTCTAATGGCAAACGACCTGTCATTTCTAAGACACAGTTTGATAGACGCCCCCGAACAGGGGGACGCCGTTTTTAGGTATGAAATAGAAATAAAAAACCCCTCTTTTTAGAGGGGTTTTAAAGAACTTAAACGTTCTTTTTTTTAGCTATTATTAAGGAGGCGTTGGTGTATTATCTTTTGGGCCAACAATGTTAAGATCCGCCAACATATTGGTGCCATCAACCCATGCGTCAGACGATGTTGTAACAATGGGGCGACAGCGAATAAATTCCATATTAATAGCTTCAGTAAGAACATTCATATTTGCAGAAATTCCCATATTATAAGCACTAACACTGCATCCTTCAAAATAAATTTGACCAACAGTCTGGTTTGCTCTATCAGCAAAGAAAAATGCGAGACCAACAGGTTGATCAAAAAATGTAGATGCCAGATTCATTGCTATATTACCAGAACTAATATGAGCATACCTGCCAAGGGCCCGTGCGTCACTCTTAAAATTTCCATATCTGTTAATCAAATCTGATGCCTCAGTAGTTTCATCAACTTCACCAGCATACAAAATTTTAAGAAGACTTGGTCCATCAAAGAAAACTCTATTAATTGAAATAGCACCTACTGTTCTGCCTGGAATAATGTAACTAAGTTTTGATCCAATTTCAAAAATACGACTTAGGGGCTTATTCATATTAATTTGAACTGTCTCAACAAGGCCTATAGGAACTATTCGAACACCACCAACAGTATTTGTTCCAGACCCAGTAGGAGGTGTCGCCGCAGCGCTAATATCCGCTGGTCCAGCTGCAATTAATACAGTTCCTGATTCAATGATATCATAAATAGAAATATTTTTTGGTTTTCCGCTCACATCCTCAAATGAGCCGGTAACGTGTTTATTTTCCCAATCCCAACCACTCGCATGGTTTACAACATTACTTATTGTGCTGGGTCCTGTTACTCCATTATCAGCCATATAATACTCCTTGTTAGTCGTTACTAAAAATTACAGTTTACCTCGAAACGATAAGCATCTGAATATCATAGTAATTACCGGCGACAAAGACCGTTGTTGTTACATTAATATTAATCTTGTCGGCGATATTTTTATCTCTTACGATTGATCCAATTGACATATTAGCAATAATACCATTTTTAACGAGAGTCGTAGCAACAATAGCGCAAACTTGACCTATAAAAGTAAGTAAAGATCCGGTAATATTATATTTACCGACATATGGGTTAATCGAATTACGGAGTGTTTTGGCTGATACATCAGCCTGTTTTGTGATAGAGCGTTCCCTATATTCGACGGCATCCATATTCGTTGTCAAATCATGACGTGAACGAATAACCTGCGAGATACTTCCGTCTTGAATCATGATATCGATACCGCCACCGCCAATAGTATCCAACTGCGCTTTCCTGAAATAAGAATTTGTGTTCAATTGAATATTAGAAACACCAGGAATTGAAAAATTCTTATTCGTGAAAGACTGAGCTGGATTATTAACACTATCCATACCAGCAATTACCGCTGCAATATAATACGGAGGCAAAGTAAGTGCGGTAGTTCCAATATTAGCATCAAACCATCCAGGCCACACGATTGATACACGACGATCACCTGCAGCAAGAGCGCCTATCCTGATGGCTTGATCATCTTTCCTATTGGACATGAATTTAAATGTCATAGTAGCACTACTATAAGCATTATCACCATCTGTATCACACACATTAGGAATTGCAGATGATGGTGTTGATATAACATTAACGGTTGCTTTATAAACACCATTACTATTATAAATTTCAACCGCATCACCCTTACTAACTCCAATAACAGGAAGATTGATTGTTCCAGATGCTATAGTAATAACTCCACCTGAATTTGTTGTTCCTGTTCCTACGCCCTGTAAATAAACATCCTGAGAATCATAGCAAAGAAGTCCGATGCGCTCATGAGCTTCATAAGGTTCGGATTGTTCCAAACAATATGGAGACATAAGAGCGTTTACACCGCTATCAGTCGTACAGAAGAAATGACTGTATATATCAAGCATTTTAAGTTCTTCCATTGCTTCTGCATATTCTGCGGAAAGATTAATAGCAGTTGAATTAACATTAATTCCATAACAAACATTACCACCTGCAGAAGAAAGAGCAATTGACATTGCATATGCCAGTTCATTATATGGGCTGATAACATTGTCTTTGCACCATGCAGTCACTATATCCTGCTGACTGGTAATGCGTTTGGCAATCATATACTCTTCAGGACGAACAGCCCTGAAATCAGCAAGAATATTGCTGGTAATCATAGGGTGCCAGGCATGAATGAAATTACCTGTTGCAATAGCGCTGTCAGCATCATTAAGAATAACCTCAAGAGTTGTATAAATCTGATAAAGTTCAGGAGCTGCCGTAGTCGAGGTAGTTGTTGTAGTAGTTGTCCCAGAAATAGTGATTGTTCCTATAGTAACTGTATCGATTATGTAATAATGTGTAGGAGTTGTAATATCAAGTACTGTGGCCGCAATATAATCACCTTTACTCAGAAGTGCCGCTCCCTTACTCACGGCAATTGCAAATGAAGTATCAGAAAGTCTTACACAATCCATACTGGAAAAACCATAATTCTGTGAAAATCCAACAAATCGTTCAATGCGATATGTAGAAATTGCAACTGTTGAAGCAGGAGTTGCCTGTGAGTCTCTATTCTTCGGAAAATAAGTATAAAAATTAAAATCTTCCTCACCGGCAGTAGACTCAATAGTATTAAACTGAATCATGTTTTTATTTACTACTGAAGTAATTGATGCGGTAAATACATTAGTTGATCCAAGAGCAAGACTTGAAAATCTAACAAGATCTCCGACATTAACTTGATTAGTAATAAAATCGGCATTAGGGTCATACAGACAATTAGCATTATCAAGATCATCAAAATCATGATCACCACCAACTGTTGAAGTACCGATGATGATAGTATCAAAACTGACAGCGCCTGAATAAGCTTTTGTCAATTTAATAGTAATTTCATCGATACCAACAGATTGAATAGTTCCAAGTAAAACAAATGAAGCTAAACTAGCAGCATTACCAGCAATTACTGCCTGTCCTGGTTGAAGTTTTGATGTTGCAAAAGAAGCTCCAGTGGCAATTACAGTATCAAGTTTTCCAGCAAGAATTTGAACCTTATCAGTTCCAAGAGTTTTGTGATAGTAGGGAATAAAAGCTTCGCAAAGGCCTTCAAGTTGTTCCGTATTCGGAACTGTATATCTGTCATCTTTGCCAAGTGTGATTCCTGTAGAACTTTTTGTCGGGTTGATGGCAATATTACCAAGAGAAGCGGTATTTCTATACCTTAATGTTGGATTTGCATAAGCTGTCACGGGATAAAAATTATAAAGACGATCTCCAATAACACTTTCACCCCATATGACATCGTCAGCTCCCCAAAGAAAGGTATTTGAATGTATACCATATGATGTTCCGAGAGCTTCTTTACTATATACATCATATGCTGTTCCTATTCCGGCAGGGGGCAGATTTTCAACTGCAGTAGCCGGAGGAGTCGCTAAAAAATTTTGTTGTACTGATACATTTGGGCCCTGGTATGACATATCATTCTCCTTTAATTAAATTAAGACGCCTTCGGTAATTCAACTTTTAAGTGTATTGTATTCCAAACAATCCTATAATGAGTAGTAAGTCCTTCTGGCGGATTAAATGGAATTACACTATTATTCAAGTCTCTGTCAGATAAACGTATTTGATGATTATTAATAATTTCTTCTATAGTATACAATCTCGTATCCTCGCCTATCAATACATAATACCATTTTTTATTTAATTCAGCTGATAATAATTGAGGATTATTTGTTTTTAAAATCCCAAAATCAGCTGTATTATCTACTATATAAGGTTGCCCAGGAGTTATAGTTCCAGAATCAGAATTCCAAGTATTTTCAGATGAAATATTAGTAATCGAAATTTTATTAAATGGATCTAAGTCTATTTCTTTTTTAATCCATCCAAGATATACTGAAATTTTTATTCTTAAAAATACTTGCCAACGTCTTACTTCTACATTTTGTTCAACAGGCGTTTCAGGACCCACATCCGCCCACGAAATGTATCTCATGAACGGTAATGTATATTTGATTCCTTTTCTATTGGCCTGTATTTCAATAGCTAAAAAATTTGCAAGACTTGAAGCTTCGGAAGCGCTTCCCGCTTCACAAAGTATATCAATCGTACCGTCTGCCCAGTCTTCATATTGTGCGTTTGTTAAAACATTTGCATCAGCTGATGCTAGATTATCCATTACCCTTGATGCAAATTGAAGACCGCTTCTTCTTACTGTTATAGATGGTATACTTCCCGATTTTGCATTATCAATAACATAAGTACTTGAAATTCTTATTCTACTCTGAGTTTCATCTGGATTCCATCTATATGCAGGAGGCGTTATTTCTGGGTTTGAAAATCTGCTTTGAATAAATGATAAAAAGCCATCTACTACAAGACCAAAAGGTAAATTCAGCAAATCAGATGGCATTTATATAATTTCTCCGTATTTGAGAGCCTCCTAATATAATATAGTATTCTAAAGCGATATTTACAACTATTTCAAAATTCTTACTGCGATGTAATCCATTCATAATCAACTAAATTCTTTGTTGCGTCAGTATCAATTATTCCAGTTCCATATATGAACTGTCTTCCCTTGCTCCAACCATCTACAGTGACTTCTGATTGTTTAATAATATTAGCTTCATAGCGTCCACGTGCGGCAATATATTGCATTTTAACTTTATTTCGAACCAAGATATATGGATTTTGAATATCGCTGGATGGAGTTATTGTAATTTCATCGCAAGTACTTATTACACTAGAAATATCAATGGGATACAAATAAACAAGTTGGCAATTTGCTGTTGGAGGAACTATAGGAACGGGGGTTCCGACGAATGTAAATGTCGCATTCCCAGTTACTGTTATTACTTCTGGAACTGTAAAACTATATGTCCCTTGTTTGGAAATAAGGATATGATACGTTCCAGCATCAAGGGCAAAAACTTTATTACCATCAACATCGCTTTCTCCGACAGCTTGTAAAGTTAATTCGCTTTGATCGAATATTTGAATACTCGCATCATTAATTGGAGCGCCAGGAGATGTCTGCAGATGTAATGTTACTGAATATATTCCTTCTCCAGCCATGACAGCCGTATGTATTTCTTGTATCTGTTCATTATTTGTGATAATTTCATCAATAGATTCTTTTTGTAATGTACCAAAATCGATATTATTCTGGCTTACAACATTTACTCCAACCTGAGCTTCATCAGTATTAACATCTGCTCCTTGAATTTGTTCCATATCTGCTGCCAAGTTTTTACATTGAACCACTCCGTCAAATTCAGCAAGATGGTAAGCTCCAGAAAGAGATAAAAGAAAAGAATCAGTATTTTGAAATCTTGAATTTTCAAATTGAACTTCATAAATGCCAGGATTATTTGTGGGATCTAATTCTCTAAATCTGCAATGTCCCGCAGTTGGCACTTGATACACTCCAAGAGTTGTAATACTATCTATAGTAGAATCTGAACTTTGATAAGTAACTGGAGTAGATTCATTAATTTTAATAGTACTTATAATTAATCCCGTTGATGTATTAGATACTCCCGTCAACCCATCACCTTCCATTGATTTTCTATTCATCAATTTTATTCTAAGTACTACATTTGTTGGAGATACACCGTAATGTACAAATGCCATATATTACCTCATTTGATTTGTTGTATTATAAATATAATTCTTCATATGTAATAAAAACCAATTTGATATTGGTTCACTTGGACTTGCGGATTCCGACGGACTTATAGAAGCTGACGGACTTACTGATCTTGAAATACTTGCTGATGGACTTCTCGAAGCCGAAGGGCTTCTACTGGCTGAAGGAGATCGTGACTTACTAGCGCTTGATGATGGAGAAATTGATGCTGAAGGACTTCTAGATGCTGATGCACTAGACGAGGGACTTATAGATGCAGAAGGACTTAAAGAAGCTGATGCACTGGATGATGGGCTAATTGAAGCTGAAGGACTTTGCGATGCCGATGGACTACGTGAAGCTGAAGGGCTGACTGATGCCGATGGAGCATGTGGAGTATAAGTGATAACGATAATACCATTAGCGCCATTACCACCAGTTTCTGCAGCTAAACGATATCCAGAATTTCCTCCACCACCCCCATATAATGCACCATTTCCACCACTATTTGCCCTACCGCCTCCTCCGCCGCCACCACCAGGGCCATATCCGGCATCCCAACTGGTTGCTGTTGATCCAGCTCCGCCTGGATACGAACCATCACTAAAACTTCCACCTCCACCACCACCTGCTGATGCAGCGCCAGGAGCAACATTTGAAGTCGATCCAGTTCCATGCCCTGTTCCTCCTGGGCCATCTCCCCCGTCAGTACCTGAAGTAGTACTAGAATTTGTTGTTGCTACTGCGCTTCCATTACCAGCTCCACCGCCACCAGCACCACCTTTTGTGTTTCCACCACCAGTACGTGATCCAGCTGGTTGACCTCTTCCAGCTGGTCCAGCCGCTCCACCTCCCCCTGATCCACCAGCATATCCTCCAGGACCAAGTGCTCCACCACCAACATATCCAGTAGTTCCTGTTCCTCCAGTGCCACCTGCACCGCCGGCAACTGCTCCCTTTCCACCTACCGCTATTACAACATTAGTATTCCATATTGTGTTTGTTGCATCTCCACCAGTAGTTCCACCTGTTCCACCTTGCCCAATTTGAATCCCATTTATGGTTGTATCTGATGTATATGCTACTGTTGATGTTCGATATTCTCCTCCTCCACCACCATCAATAACAGTTGTACTTGATATTCCTCCGCCGCCACCACCAATACATTCAACCTTGATGTTACTTCCATCAGTATGGGCACCAGCCCAAGAAGTGCCAGATAATATGTATACATACGCCATAAATTAGCCGATTTTTTTAATATCAGTAACATCAGTAACATCTATAATAGCTGGAGAAGGAGATGGTTCTGGTCTTGGTGTTGTAGTAGTTTCTTTTACTGATTTTATGAACACTTGGGCGCTTTTATCATAAACATCTTGCATTTCGGCATCAATGGATGCTATTAATTCATGATCTTTAATACTGTCTCCACATTTTGGATCTGCAATTATAATTGCTTTAACTTCTCCTTTATCATCAACTACTGCATATCTATCATCTTTAGGAATTAATCCTGTTTTATCACTGACTAATTTTTGTAAATCTTCTAATGGTGGCACTTCTTTATCATCAAATATTATAGAATCTTCCCCATCTAAATATAAAAGATCTTTTATTTGTTCATCATTATCGGGAACAAAAATTGAACGTATACGTCCCGTTTCTTTACTAAACACAACTACAAAACTCATAATACCTCCAACAGAAAATCCTTGAATCTTCCCTTTGATTTTCCCCATCCTGGAACATCATCAGCCATTTTCCAACCTTGACATGATTTCTGATTTCTGAATTGATCTTGACGCCATCTATTACGAGTAAGATTTACAGTGTGTCTTATATCTATATTAGGAACTTCAGAAAAAAATCTTTCTGCTGGATAATTATCTATTCCTCTCGGCATTGAATGAGTTCCAGGCTCAAATCCCGTGCTTCTGTTATATATGCCGCCTTCGGCCTCCATTTTTGCAATACGTTTTCTATAATGTTCTACAAGAAGTTTTCTATAAGCAACAAGTCCTGAAGTTTGTTTGCAATAATAAAACAATGCTTGGCCACTTATAGAATCTACCTTCCATGTGTTCTCATTATAATAGTATACATTTTCTTTCGGAGGAACGAAATCAAAATGACTTTCATGATAAATCATATCATGTTCACACATATATACGACATCAGCTGTACAGGCTTCAAGTCCTGTTAATATTTGTTTAAACATTGTTATAATACCACGCTCAAGAGGAAGAACAATGTTACGACCAAAGTGTGGTATTGGTTTTAAAGAAACTGATACAATATCAAATCCATTACATCTTTGAAGAATATTTTTTTGACATATTTCCAATATTAATGGATCGGGAAGATTGTCAGTATAATATATGACTCCTTTTGAAACTTTTTTACTTGTTTCATCGGGCCAGTCAGGAACAGGACCAAATTTTTTAATAAGCCATTTTAAAGGATACTTTGCTCCAGGCCATGTATTTTCAATCCATAACTTTCTTGAATGTTCCCTAGCTTTTCCAATTCCTGGATTGGGATAAGGAAAACCAAATCCTGGCTGAGTTCTAAATAAATGACTGAACCATGTTTTTTTATTAACAACTTGCCTACCGCCAGATAACCATGTTTTGCAGGATATTTCAGTACCCATTTGTCCCCACGAACCGTGATTTTCATCTAAGCCACCAAGTTCCCAATAGCGATCTTTTTCCATCATCCAACATGCACCAATCTGACTCATAGTATCACATATATCGCCCTGAGCTTCAGGACGTTTTTTAAAATCCCCCCAATATTGAAAATGAAGAGTGCTGTCAAATCTTGCAAAATCTGAAACTCTATTCCAACGAGGAGTCCAAATCATTATTCTTTCGAATTCAGTTGTATTATCACATTTTTCACATTTTGTTGGTTTGGGGCCTTGATAAGTTTGATTATTACATTTTTTACATTTCCAATCAAATACGTGAAGATTATACATTCTTGGAATCATCGTCCAATCACGATGCATTTCCTGCATCATCTTAACATCAAATCCCTCATCGATAGCGCAATGAGCATCTATTTTCATTATATATTTTGCTTCGCTTAATTTCACCCCTTCATTTGTTGCAGCTCTTTGTCCTATTGATTCAGTATGATGAATCAGTCTAACTTTAGGATGATCTGCAAGGCCTACTTCAGGCCAATAACCATCCAACACTGCTATAACTTCAGTATCAGCCTTGATAGCTTTTGTTATAGAATCAATTGTTTGTTGCAGAAACTCTTCGTTTCTAGCCGGTATTATCACAGAGAGGTCCATGAAGTAGCCATCCTTTCAATTAAAAAATCTTATAATATTTTTTATACCATTCAACAAATTGTTTAATTCCAACATCAATATTTACTCTTGGATAATAACCTAATTTAGACAATTTTTCAATATTAGCAACAGTTTCAAATACATCTCCAAGTTGCATAGATTTATAGTTAATAATTGCTTTTTTATTACAACTTTTTTCTATTTCTGTAATGAAATTCATTAGTTCTTCACTTTTACTATTACCAATATTATATATCTCACATGGTAATGGATTTAATAGTGCAAGTATAACTCCATCTACTATATCATCTATATAAGTAAAATTTCTTTTCATTTTTCCATGATTATAAACTTCAATAGGTTCCCCTTTAAGAATTGCTTTTGTAAAAATAAATAATGCCATATCTGGACGGCCCCATGGTCCATATACAGTAAAGAATCTTAATCCACTACAATTAAGTCCATATAAATGACTATAACAATATGCTACTAATTCATTAGAGCGTTTTGTTGCAGCATATAAAGAAACTGGTTCATCAACTCTTTCAGTTTCTATAGATGGATCTTTAGGCATTGATCCATATACTGACGAGGATGATGCATAAACAAAATTTCCTATTCTATTATTCCTAGCTACCTCAATAACACTAAGAAAGCCTTCATTATTGGATATTTGAAATTCAAAAGGATTTGTTATTGAATAATGTACTCCAGGTTGTCCAGCAAGATGGCAAATTTTTGTAATTTTATATTTTTTTACTAAATGAGATAATTTTTTATAATTACAAATATCCATTTTATAAAAATGAAAATGCTCATATATTTTTAATTGTTTAATACGCGCTTTTTTTAATGACGGATCATAATATGAATTAATATTATCAACACCGATAACTACACGGCCAAGTTGGCAGAGTTGTTTTGATACATGATAGCCGATAAATCCAGCTGCGCCGGTAACAAGAATCGTTTCTGATTGATGCATTGTTATCTCTATTTTGTTTTATATGGAGCAGTTTGATTTCTAGTATATGTCACATATGGAATATGATAAATATCTTCATCAATAACCATAAATTTACAATTTGATGTTTTTAAAAGAAATGGAATTGAAAGTTGATCTACTATATGATAACGTGATGTGTGAATCCACCATTCTTTTAAAAGAGTTTTCACGCTATCGCAGTTTTTATAAATAAAAGAGCATGTTGCAAGAAGAAGATCGTCTTCATATCCTGGTTTATTACATGCAGCTAATTGGTCATCAATTAATTCACCCCAATATCTTGATGTTAAATATTCATTTTTATCTTCAATTTTTTTTCTAATAAAGTCCGCTTCACTTTTAATATTATTACGAGTGGGATGTTTAAAAAAGACAATATCTTTTGATGCTATTATCGATAAATACCATTGAATAGTTTGTTCATTTAAAATTGAAAAAGATCCATCTAACCATATATAATAATCATATCCTGGAACCATATCATATCCAAACATTTTAGGAATTCTTGCTTGAAGTCTTGGAGTCATTGCTTTAATTCTTGGAGGAAAATTATTATCATCAAATCTATGTATATCTATTTCAACATTTTCTATTGGTATCTGAGGAACAATATAAGAAGGAGGATCAAAATGTCCTAAATTTGCTGTTATAATTGCAATTTTCATATTATTTATACCTCAATACCAAAATACTTTTTTAAAACATCTTTTGCTGTTCCCCAATATGGAAGTTCAAAACAACGATCACCGCCAAGTCCCTTTCTTGTTCCAAGACCCGCAAAACCTAATGCTTCAGGATGAGAAAACATAACAGTTGGTTCTGGAGATTCAAATATTACAACAGGTCTTCTTGTAATATTCATCCATTTCTCATATTTTCCAAATTCAGCAAAATGATGTAATGGTATTTGACTTTCATCTGGATATCTGGCAAATCGCTCCTCAGATGTTTCAATTATTAAATCTTTAGGAGCAATACAATTACTTAAAACAATTCTATGTTTATTTGAAAATACAGGAGGCCTCGACCATGTATAAAGTCCCCAGCGATTCCAATTATATGCAAACTCATTATCTTTAGGTCTGAAGCAAGTAAAATGACTTGGTGAGTAAAGACAATCATCTTCACATAGGGCTACATATTTTGTTTTAACAGCTTTTGCGCCAATAAGAACTTGTCTATAAATATTAATTTGTGATCTTCCTATATTTCCAACACAAATATTTTCACCAAAATTAATAGGTTTTTGAGAAACACTTATAAGCGGTATATCACCTTTTGCGATTAATAATTGATTTCTAATAGCTTCAGCTGAAAAACTATTGATAAAATTTGCAGTATAATAAACAATGGTAATATCATTCATATTTAACTCTTATAAAAAACTTCAGTATTTTCGAAATTACTTAAAATTGCTGATGGGCCTTTTCTTGTAACGGGATGGATATAAATATATTTAAATAATGGATAAATTTCCTTATAATGATAGGCATAATCTTCTTTCCACCACGCATCATGAAGAATAATAAAACGAGCACAATCTTTTACTTTTAATGCTAAATCTTTTCTTTTTTCAGCAGGATGATTATCTATAAAAGCTATATCCCATTTTTTATCTGATATTGGTATTTCATCCCAATTAGTGACAAAATTTACTTCATGAAAATCAGAACGATATTGTGTACTAAGATTAAAATATTTTTCTTCGCTATCATATGATACAAGTGTCCTTTTTTTATCAAAACATGCCCAATGCAGATATGGAGTACTATACAAACCAGTTCCTAATTCAAGTATTGGACCGCTTGTTTTGTTTGTTAAATTAATCAGAACAGGCATATGTGTACCCCAGGCCATATTAAATCTCATTGTTTCCCCACAATCTATTTCTAAGGTCAGTAGCAGTTCCCCAATATGGGAGCGTATCTGTCGATATATTATATGTGCTGGTTCTATTTCTTAAACTATGTCCTGTTTTTATAGTAATAACTGGATTTTGTGCAACCCAATTAAATAAATCAAAAGTATGAAACGCTTCTGCCCTTATTTTATTTGTTTCAAGTAATTTTAATAACTTTTCCAGAGATTTAATCCAAAATGCTGTTCCACAACACTGGGCACCTTCTGTATATTGTTTTTTCCAAAACAAATTTTTGTGAAAATTTCCAACCCATCCCCAGAATACCCATACATTCTTATATCTGTATACGTTATCATTTGTTGGAGGAATAAATGAAAAATATTCTGGAGGATATAAAACATCGGATTCTGCTGCATGAGCAAATTCTGTTTTAACTTCTTTTAATCCAATAAGTAATTGTTTAAATGCTGACATATCACAATAAGGTATTTCACCTACACATATATTCGTTCCAAAATCAATAGGTTTTCTTGATACTGAAATAAGTGATAGCTCACCCTTATTTTTCCAAATTTCATCTCTTATCTTTTTTTCAAATTGTTCATTTTCAGTATTAGAAGTATAATAAACCACTGTTGATTGTATCATTGTTTTACCCAAAAGAATGATTTGGAACGTTCTGATGTCACAAACCAAGGTTTAATAAAATATGCATCAGTATAAGCATTAATTACTTGAAATACATGGTTATTAACCTGAGTTCCCTCTTTATGATAATCATGTCCTGATATTATTCCGCCAACTCTTACTTTTTTAGACCATTCACATAAATCATTTGTAAAATTTTGAAAGGTATGATTTGCATCGATATAAATATAATCAAGTGATTCATCTTTAAATGTTTTGACTATATCAAGACTGAATTCCCTCATTATTATGCAGTCATATTTAGATAAAAGTCTTTCTTTTGTTGCTTCAAAAAATCTGTTAAGTTTTTCCTGATTAACATGGTCACGATATCCATGATAAGCTTTCCATGGATCAATAGCAAAATGTTTAACATGGGGATTGTTTTGACATAAAGATTCCGAAAAAGCACCTTGTTCAACACCTATCTCTGCTCCAATTTTAAGATTAAGTTCACAAAACAATTCAGAAAAATTTTCACGATCAATTGAAAGCTGTATTGGCATTTCTCCAGAATAATTCAATTTATCATATTTTCCTAAAATTTTTTCTACAGTATCCATGATAGCATCCCTTAAATTGGTTGAATGTTACTCCACGCTCCATTATGATAAACAAGTCCATGCATTATTTTCATTCCTCTATGTTTTCCAATTTCATTCAGTTGTTGTTCTGATAAACGAACTGCATCTTGAATATTATCATATTTTTCTTTATAATATTTTTGCCTTATATCATATCCATGAGATATGTGTGTTATTTGATTTGCTGTTAAACATTTAATTTGAGTATAACCAAATTCTTGGGCTCTTGTAAAAAAATTTGAATCCTCTAATCCATATGATTTTTTTTCTTCTATATATCCACCAGTTTCCATCCACATTTTCTTTTGAAATATGCATGTACCATATAATCCCCTGAGTTTATGAGGGGCCCCCTTCCATTTATCTGATCTTATATAAAATTCTTTACTTGGAAGCGGTTTGATAGAATCAAAACATGGATAGTTTATTTTAATATCACAACCAGTGATAAAAACAAAATCTGTATCTGAAAATCTTGTCCCTATATTAAATACTCTTCCTGGATCCCAGTATTGTTGATTAGGAATTCGTGCAACATATACTCTACTGTCATTTATACTGTTTATTAATGGAATAATATCTTCTTCAGAATTCCAATCAACTATTACTATTTTATCGATTTCCTTTAATTTAACCCATGTTGGAAGAGATTGCGAAAGATAAATTAGACGATTCATAACACCAGTTACTATACCAATTTTACTTCCATTAATCATTTTGGCTTACGCAGCTCCTTCCAATTCTCAGGCCACGTTGGAACAGGCCAGAATTTATCAATTAACCATTCTATATCTTTAGTTCTTCCTGGCCATTTATTATTCATCCAATAATCAGCTGAAAAAATTGCACCATCAACCATTTTTTGTTTCGAGATATAATATCCTCTGCCATACTTTTTACCTTTATGAAGATGGGCATACCATGTGTTTTTATTGCATATAACTCTACCTCCAGAAAGCCATGTTCTATTACATATTTCCTGAGCTTCCTGTACAAAATTTCCATATCCTTCGCAAGTCATTCCTCCGAATTTCCAGAAATATTCTTTATGCATAAACCAGCAAGAGCCTTGAGACGACATCTCATCAAGTATCGGAGTATCAATATTTTTAGCGGCACGTTCTTTCCATACATCTCCATGCATACCGATTTCTTCTGGTTTTAAATAAGGATATGTTAAATAATGAGCATCAACGGGTGGCCTTCCAGTTTCAGCTATCTTCCATGCCTCGCCGTCCAAACTGTATCTACGAGGTATTGAAACCCAATCCACATCGCAATTGGAGGCCATCTTCTCATCAAAGCCCTTATCAAGCATACAATGAGCATCAAGTTTCATTAAGTATTTTCCATTGGCAATTCTAGCAGCAGAATTAATTGCCGGCCTCATTCCTTGTGCGTCTGTAACATGGATAAGAGTTAAATTCTTAACATCTTTTAATGGGGGATTCGGCCAATAACCATCAAGGACTGCTATTACTTCAATATCTTTTGTGGCTTTTTCAAAGATATCATCAATAGTTTTTTGTAAGAAAATTTCATTCCTTGAAGGAATAATAACACTGGTCTGTACCATACTATTAACTCCTAATTAGATTTACGATTTTTCCAATATTGTAATTTAATTTTTTTCATTTTTTGAATAGATTTTATATTATGATGTTTTCCTAATCTAGCTTTTCTAATTTTATTTTTAGTTTTTTTAGAGAGATGTTTTCCATTATTAAAATCTCTTAATTTCTTTTTTGTTACTTCACTAAGATGTTTACCCCTCCAATAAGGAGTTTGATTTTTGTGTGATAAACTCATTTTAATTTTTGATTTTTTTGAATGATGTTTTCCAGAAATCCATGGTAATTGTCCTTTTTTACTATCACTAATTTTTTTTCGATGTTCTTCAGTAAAGGGGCCACTTTCTCCACCATCGGTAGAATTAACAACTATATATCCACAATTTTTATAAAAAGTAATCCAAGATTTTTCTTTATTTTCCCAATCTTTTACATTACACTGTTCTAATATTTGAATATCAGGAACTAATTTGTTTATTAATAATGATTTAATCCAACAAGTTTTATATGTATGATTTTTATCTTTTAAATGTTGATAATATCTTAAATATGGATTATTACTTTTACCAATATAAATATGAAATTCTTGTTGTTTTTTAGGATCTATTAATGCGTAAATAAAAGTTTTCATTCTAAACCTGGCACATTAATATTATACTGAATATCAGAAGAATTTAATTCTTTAAGCCATAATATTTGACTTATAACATAATTTTGTTTAGAATATATATGATGATTTTCGCTTAATTTAGGTAGTTTTGTTACGTTTACTTTTAAAACTATATAACGTTTTCTTGTATCTTTATTTATAATTATATCTTTATTTCTTATTAATGGATAATTTGATATTCTTGCTTGAAGAGTTACTGTTAAATCTTCAGATGTTTCTTCAAGTTTTGATTGTTTAGGATCAGCATCATAAGCCATTTGTACAAGAATGGCGCTATAATATCCATCAGCAAAACCACTACCATGACAAGTATTGCAAACTGTCTTAATTCTTTGCTGTCTAAAAGTACTCCAACATTCTGGACAGTGTGCTCCTGTAACTTTCTTTTTTACTATATATGATGGCTCCCCATCATAATATTCATATAATAATGATTCGGCATATCGCATTGTATCATGTAATCCATTAAAATTTTCTCCTATAAATTGCATTTCAGAAAATTTATAAGCATTAGAATCGGCTTTAGCAATTAATTCAATTTTATAATAATGGTCTTGACTGAAATCATATTGAATTTCTGTATGTGTATACGATAATGGGCCTATGGCTCCATCGATTAAAACACCTAAATCAACAAATCCAAATTCTGGATTTCTACTATACCATATTCTGAAATTGTAATCATCAACTACTTCAGTTGGAATTGTTGGATCAGGAATTATATTCCATTCAAGATAATGAGAATTCTCTATAGTTTTAATTACCTCTAATTCAGAAAAACAAATCTTACTAGTTAATGTACTTGGCGGAAGTGTTGTCGTTGTAACAGGCGGATATCTTGTCGTAGTAGCTTCTGCTGGTTGAGGAGCCGCTGTTGTACTTGTAGAAGTAGTTGTAGTTGTTGAGGTCGTTGTGGTTGTCGTAGTAGTTGTAGGATATCCATAAACCAATAAATAAACATAACCTGCTAATACAGATTTCCAATCAGTTCTATCAGTAGAATTCATATCATCTGTTACAATGCAATAATAATCTCCAACATCATTTTCTCCACATGAATTTATAACGTATGTATTATTTGGGCCTGATTGAATAGGGTCATCATAATCATCAGTTAATTTATAAAAATCATAAGTTAATGTACCAACCACACCAGTAGTATAAACTATTATTGTAGCAGTTGCTTGATATGGGAGCTGTATAGATTGAAGCCCATTAATTTCTATATATGCTGTTAAATAATCAGTGGGAGCGCGAGTAGTAGTTGTGGTCGTAGTCGGCGCTGGTGTAGTAGTGGTTGTCGGTTCTGGAGTCGTGCTGGTTGACGGCGCTATCGTAGTAGTCGTAGTTGGTGCCGGCGTGGTTGTGGTAGTAGGTCCAGTTGTAGTAGGAACCGGCGTTGTGCTGGTTGTTGTCGTAGTACTTAAAACATGAAGTGTAACATTGCTCGACACATCTGGCCCATCTGTATCTGAAATTTCACACCAATATTCTCCATTATTTTCTAATGTACACGAAGGAATAATGTAATTGCCATTATGATCTCCTTCGCCTAAATAAGATGGGCTGTTTTCATCTAGTTCATTTTCTTTCCACCAATCATATCGCATTCCACCTATATTACTATGAACTACGACAGTAATAGTTGCTTGTTCTCCAACTAATACTGTAGCCGCCATTTGACCATTAACAAGTATTGAACTAATGCTTACAGTCATAAAATTCCTTTAGTTATCCATTATATACATTATAACTTTTTCCGCCATCTATAGTATATAAGTATGGCGATTTAGGATCAATATTGCATATATCTTTAGAAAAAAATGTACTTTTATTATTTGAAAGATGAACCCATTCTGTTTTTTTTATAGGGTCTTTCTCATGTATTACCTGCCCAAAATTAGTTATTCCAATCTTATTAAGATTAACAGCAGCATTAAAAAAATCATTAATAATTATTGTTGGGATTGTATCAGCAGCCCCAACAGCAAACATATAAAAGGGGCCAAATTGTTTATAGTTATCTGGCTGTTGAATTGGGTCAACTGGAACAATATTTCCACAAAAATGATCTGATTTAGGAGAAGGATTATATCCTTCTTTAACCAATCTATTATAATCAGACGCTTCTCTTACTCCACTTGAAAAAGTAACGTGACCACCAACTCTATCTATTACAATTTGAATATTTTTAGCAAGATTTCTAATCATTAATTCTTGTAATGGAAAGGCGGGTTTCCATGTATCAGGAGTTCCGAATGGTCTTAATTCTTTATAACTTATATTATTAGTCAAATCGCCCATTAACTACCTCCATTATTTAAGATATGGAACTACATACTTATTATAATATTCGGGATTGAATTGATCTTTATGTGTTTTAAAATAATCATAATATGGTTGATAGATACCGTTTAGATTTATAAGTTCTAATGGTCGTTTTGCGAAATCTGTAGATTGTAATTTATGATTCTCAAAATTATTAGGATTATCAATTTGTCCACTTTGTTTATGTCCAGCTACTTGTGGAGGATCGCTCCAATTAAAAGAATATCCTGGTACTGAATCAGTAGAATTTTCTTTTAATTGTCCCATATCTCTTAATCTTGTATACCATAGCAAGTGTTCTGAGCCAGTCTTCATTGCAAAATTTACTTCTTTCAATGAAACAATAACACTGGCTTCCATTGTATTTTTAGCAAGTTCAACTCCTGTTTTTCTAGCAAAAAATGAACGTTCTGGTTTAAAAGCTTTTGTTTTATACCTTTGTATACCATCCATTCCCTGTCTATTATTCCATGGAAGAAAGATATCGTCATCATCCCAGCATATATAATATCCACCAGTTGCCTTTGCCACAGCATCTCTTCGAATAGCGCCGATATTTGTATATGGTTGATGAGTTACGGAATCAATAGCGCAATTGAATATTTTTATATTCTTATTTTTTAAATTATCTCCCAAAATTAAAGCATGTTCAATATCAGTATTATAAATAATAAGTTCTGATTCACCCTTATAATCCTGATTTAAGAACATAGCAATTGAACGTTCTACACAGGTAAATCTTCGATAGGTAGTCATTACGCAGGATATTTTATTACTGAGAGGTTTTTCTACTACAACCTTTGAACTCTTAATTAATTGATATGCATCTGCTACCATTTTAGCATCAAATTGAGTTTGTATTGGTTTAGTATCAAGACCAAGTTCTTCGAAGCCTATGATATAATTTCTAACCCTATCAATCATATTTAATGGATAAGGTATTGGTTTTTTAAATAAATGCATCCAGACAAGATTGGGATAGCACATTACCTTTCTGCCGGCTTTTCGATATTTCTCATGAATGTAACCTTCTTCACCACCGAAACCTCTGAAATTTTCATTAAAACGAAGCCATGAATTTTTCTTTGCTAAGAATATTCCAAGACCAGCCCCCCATATTTCAAATGGCTGTTCGGGAAGTTTATTGAGATAATCACCCCATATTCCCCACATATGATCACGCCATATTGGTTTCCATTCGCAGGTATAACCTTTGGTGTTATCATATAATAAGGGACCATGAATTAAATTATCTGTTACTGGAATATTTTTTAATGCACCAGGCTTAAGCATGACATGAGAATCCATACATAACACCATTTCACCTTTTGCAAAATCAAATACTTTATTTCTTACCTCACTTGTACCTACGATATTAGTAAATTTCTCATAACGTACTATTCCATTTCCATCATTTTTTGCAAAGTTTTCTAAATCTTTATCGCCAAAATTATCAACGATTAAAATCTCACAATCTGTTAAATCTTGATAAAGTCGTAAAGACTGAACTGTGAACCAGACTTCAGTAAAATTTTTATAAGCCGGCATTCCAATAGTAAGTCTCATGAAAGTATCCTTAATGTTAAGGTCATTGATGATAGTTATTCATAAAGGCGATATTATCTTCTAATTTATGCTGCATTGTCCATCCAAGAGAGTTAGCAATATGTCGTGTTCCTTCTGATCCATAGGGAACGGGATGCCTTCCTGGAATTAAATAATATTTTCTTTTTGTTACTATTTTATACATGTGTTGTTCAAGTGGCATGTTGATATTCTTATTAAATTCTTTCATTGAATTGCAAAATTCTTCTAATAATTCAGTAGTTGCAAAAATTATATCTGTTGCCATATGGTTAGAATGAACCCATGTAGCCCCACCATACCACATATTTTTTTTTTCCATATTATTAAATATATCTAATATTATATCTTCATTTAATAACCAACTATCAACACTTAATTTTATCCATTTTTTAATACCATTATTCTTTAATAATCTATATCCTCCAATAATTAAGTCAGCATCGCCTGGAGATTGTCCTCTATTTTCACATTTAAAATCACATATTTCTTTTTCATTTTTTCCATTGTAACAATATGCGATATGAGGTTGGATCTTTATATATGAATTTAATATAGTACGCAGATAAGGCCAATATTGCTCTTTATTAAAACACGTAATTATAAAATTTATCTCCATCATATAAAATATAGCTAAATTTACATAATTACCCAACCATTATATTAAAAAAGGGCGGTTGTTTCCGCCCTTTGTTTAAGACAAAATAAAGAACAGAATTAAATAATTCCAGCCTTTGACAGTTGAATTAATCCACGAACAGTGTCAGCGCTGAACATTAATTCTGATTTCTTTTCAAATGGTGGTTTCTTTTTGTCTTTTTCTTTTTTATCTTTATCTTTTGCTTCAGCAGCTCCATCACCTTCTCCTTCAGCTTTTTGCTCTTCTGCGCCCTGCTCACCTTCTGGAGTAGCATTTGCTTTAGCCTGAACAGGAGAAGCTACTATTTGATCAGCAACCTGAGATTCAGGTGTTGCTGGTACTGCTGGGGCTGCTGGAGCGCCTGGAGCACCCGCAGCTGCTTCAGGCGGTATTTGACCTCCACCTCCACCAGAAGCTTCATTAGCAGCCTCCGCAACACCCCTGGCAATCTGTCCAGCCGCCAAAGCAATAGTTTGCTGTGCGTTAGCGTCACCTTGAGCAGCTGCCTGAAATGCAGGGGCTAGGAAAGCCTGAGCGGCCTTAGCACCTTCTGCAGCGGGGTCGACAGCCGGTTGTCCACCACCAGCCATTTGAAGTGCCTGTTGGTCAGCTGGGACGGCTGCAGCGCCGGCAGGAGCCTGTACTGGGGCTGCCTGTCCTATTGGGGCAGCGCCAGTGCCCTGTTGCTCAGCAGCACCACCAACCGCTGGAACTGATTCATCAAAATTTGTTGCAGCTTGAGCTGATTTTGTGAGAAAAATGATAGCGTCAGCAACTTCCTTGTTCTCTTTAGCCATTTTAAGTAATTCATCTTTTTTCATAAAACATAACTCCTTTTGTAAGTCATTGAACTATAAGATGCTATTCGGCTTAATAGGCAAATTACCATGTATTGTGTTGTAAGGACTTGAAACTCCACCCCAAGCATTATCAATATTAATGCTAACTTTCATTTGTTTAAAATTATTAATTTCGCTGTCAGCTATTCTAGTTAATAATTGTATAAACTGTAAATAACGTTCTTTATCACTTATTTTAACTGTAATACCGCCATTGTTATAAGTAAGGTCATTTCTCGCCTGGCATATTCCATTTGATATTAAGGCCTCTATTGCACTTTGATGAAGTAATAAACTCGGTATTGGAAATGTTGAAAAATCAAAAGATGCAATTAATGGAGGAATTGAATTTAAAAACCCCAAAGCCATATTTAAATATAGACTTATTAAATTTCCTTTATTTTCTTCACGAAATTTTAATAGTCTATTTAGTTCAGCATAATCTTTAATAAAATCTCTTAAAGCAGAAATATAATCAGCTTCAGTTAATATAGCCATAATTATTTACCCTCATTTATTGAAGCTTTATCAGAAAGTAAATTTTTTTCTATCGTTAATTCAGGCATATTTTCATCATTGATTTTTTGAGCAATGGGATCTTTTTTTAATTTCTCCGCCATATCCCATCCATTTGTTTTTACAACCTGATGTTTAGCAAGAGATTCAAAAAATCTCATTGTTGATCCTGAATGATTAATATCAGGAATACTTAAATTAATAACTTCCCCAGGACATACCAAGGTCTTCATGCTATTGCACAGTATCCAAACTGGAGTATCTGAAATATTTTTATATAACATTCATTTTACCTTTAAGCTAAAAAGGCCCAGCCCGTTTGTCAGGCCAGGCCTTTCCCATCACCATCCACCAAAGGAGACTTACACCGTCAACGAAGCATAATATGTCGAGATATCCGCATCAATTGTACCATCTGCAGAAATCTCAAGATTCGTCGATGTTCCAGGAGCCTTCGAGCCCTTAAGAGTCAGAAGCGTCGAAGACATCGCATTACCGATACCCATACCAATAGATTCCTTTGTCTGCCATTCAATGAGACCGAAAGTCGACTTGATCTCAAAAGAAGGATCGCCTAATGCGAAGTTGTGACCAAGGAAATCAGGATTCGTAAACGCCCAGAGATGACCCATAGGAAGGATATCACTCTTGATCGTGCGAACCACTTTCGTTCCATGGAGAGTATCCGACGTGATGCCATTCAGCACACGGTCCTTACCAAAGTCATCACCGACGTTTGGCAGAACAACAACAGTTTCCCATACTTCCTGACACATCAGAACACAGGCAACCTCTTTGCGCTTTGGATCATTGGCATTGATACCAGAAGCCAATGTATTCTTCAGTTTGACCATATCGCCGTGCGCAATATAAAGATCAACTGTTGGCGAACCAGTATACTTTACGCCTTTTTTGGAAATGCTGAGAGCAGCACCCATAAGGCGGAGGAAGAACTTATCTTCCAACTTCTCAAGAACAGGAACTGACTTATCTTCGATCCTCTTCGTGATCTTATACTGATAAGCCCTGAGGTCTTCAACCGTAATCTGGAAACGCTTTGTCACGAAATTGACGATAGGTATGATATACCTTTCGCCCTTTACATACTGGCCGTCCGGCTCACCAAGATTATCTACACCAACAGCATATGCTGTAGGTTCGATATCCCTGATGATATACAGAGAATTGTCTTTGACGTTACGCTGACAATCTGCCGTTGTGATCGGCTCCTGTGGAATAATAGCCCTTGAAAACGCTGCTTCCATGAGTTCTGTCTTCACATACTGACGACCAGACTCTTGGAGTTCAGCTTGACCAGCAACTGTCGCAACCTTTTCAAGGAAGGACTCGTTAAACTGGGTTACACTGATGTCGTTAATCATAATAAGACTCCTTGAATAATTTGAATAAGTTTAGTAACAGTTATAATACTTGGGGTTGATTAAGGCTCAACCCCATAAACCTTACGATGCACTTGCACTAGGACTTACAGAACCCGACGGACTTATAGACCTACTTGCTGAACTGCTAGGACTTTTAGACGCCGACGGACTGACAGAAGCACTAGTTGAACTACTTGGACTTGTAGACGCCGACGGACTGACAGACGCACTAGCTGAACTGCTAGGGCTAGTAGATGCTGACGGACTTACAGAGGCGCTTGTTGAACTACTAGGACTGGTAGAAGCTGATGGACTTTCAGATGCTGACGGACTTGATTGCGCTCCCTTAAGAATAGGGGAAACAATCATACAAGTTAAAAGTCCAGCACCAGAATCATATTTTTCCACAACAGCAACTACACGTTCTCCACCAAGAGCATATCTCAATTTTCCTTTATTCCCAGCAGTAGTATCAACTGTAAGATAAGCACCTTTGCTTAAATATCCGCCAGTAAAACCAACATTACTCACTTCATATCTGCAACCAATTGTTTCCATCGTCGTAATATGACCGACTTTGACATCATGACTTTCATATGTATTTCCAGTAACTGGAGTAATACATAATTTTGCAGTTGCAGGAGCGGTTCCAGTCGTAATATTGGAGACAACGCCGTCATTGTCAACTTGAACCCACATTCCAGGTTCAATTGTAAAACCACTAAGATTCACTTGTCTTGTGACCCTAACGGTTTTATTTAGCAATGTTAAAATATTTAACATTTATCACTCCTTCTTTTTTATTATGGAGCCGGCGTTGTAGTTGTCGTTGTCGTCGTTGTAGTGGTAGTCGTCTGCGTTACCGACGGCATAATGGATGGATCAACTGTGATAACGGTCAGAAGACCATTAATTCCATCCCAACCCTCAACAACTGCAACAACTGTCTCGCCATTCGCTGCCATTGAAAGCTTCCCCTCAAAAGTAGAAGCAGAATCAACAGCAAGATATTCACCAGGATAGAAAGTGGCACCATTATAACCATCAGCATCAACAGCATATCTGACGCCGATAGTTTCAAGAGTTGTAATCCTACCAACTTCAACATCATGACTCTCATAGATATTGTCAGTGCAACTTCCAATGCAGAGTTTCGCTACTGCAGGATTTGAACTTGTTCCGACATTCTGTACGGAACCATCATTATTTACTTTGAGCCATATTCCAGGAAGAGCGGTAAACGTAGAAAGATCAAAAATTTTCCTGGAAACGCGAGTGCATTTGCTAAGCGGGGTTTTGATATCTAACATGGTTCTCTCCTATTTTAATGTTAACATTAAATAATTCAATATTAAGGCATGATACTTGGGCAACAGATTGTAAAAGTCAAAATTCCTGTTGCTCCATCATATCCTTCCGCGACAGCAACAATTGTTTCACCAGAGTCAGCAACTTTAAGCTTTCCAGCTTTTGGTGTTGACGAAGCATCAACAGAAAGATAATTACCAGCAGCAGCAACTTCACTGAAACCATCGGAATCAACACCAAATCTACAACCGATACTTTCAAGAGTCGTAATTCTTCCAACCTTTACATCATTACTTTCATACATATTAGCAGAAGCATAACCAATAACAAGTTTGCAAACGGCAGGAACTGTCGGGGTTACGACATTATAGGCTTTTCCATCATTATCAATACCAACCCAAACGCCAGGAACCGCAACTAAATTGCCTATATCAATCTTTCTTGTTACCCTAACAACCCTGCTTAAGGGGGTTCGAATATCTAACATAGTAATTCTCCTTTTTAATTAAGCTAAACCTTCGACTCCATCGAATATGCCGCGTTTTGCAGGAGTCTCTGATGCTATTTTTTCGCTCTCTTCGAAGAATATATTTTTTGAAGTAACGCTTCCAAGAGCTATTGCTTCTTTAATAATTTCTAATTCATGATCGCTTTTTTTGAGAAGTTCTGCTGTTTTTTCTTGAATGCCAGGATACTCAATCAACCTCCTATCAATCATTGAATCAATAACTTCTCTAACTTCAGCGATTTTACTTAATTGATTAATTCTTTTATCTCTTTCTTCTAACTCATTAAGTAAAGAATCAAGAGATGTCGACGCAATTTTCATTATTTCTTGGATTGAATTGTAAGATGCTTCCTTATATGGTAAAGAAGCTACCTTCATCAATCCTTGCGAAATTTTTTTCGCTTCAGTTTTATCAATTTTAGAAGAAGCGGCCTTCTCAATGTTTTGAGCATTTAATCCAGCCGCTTCTCTAATCAACTGTTCTACAGTTGGAGTCATTTAGCCAAACCTTTTCCCTGATAATGGGTAAAAAAATTAGGCCTGAACGATTCCAGCTTTTACAAGAACTGCAACTGCTTTTTCAATAGATTCGTCAGAGGCTGTTTTTTCACCCTCTTCTTTTTCAGCTTTTTTCTTTCCCTTTTTCTCTTCCTCGTCTTTTTCCTCTTCAGATTCCATTTCCTCAGCAGCTTGTTTTACAAGAGAATCAAAATACTCATGGGCTTTCTGACGGCCAAAAGCATCCGCCTCTTCAGCCTGTTTTGATAATTCAACATATTCATTAGCTGCTTTTACCATATCTTCCCTTGTCAAAGGCTGCTTGTTTGCAATCTTATCAAGGGCGGATGGCTCATCGGAGGCTTTCTTTTCAAGCGATTCATCGACTTTATAATTATCAAGAAGTCCAGCCTCTTTAAGAATTCCAACAGCCGTATCATACTGTTCATCAACAGCAATTTTGCGCATTTCAGTAACATAAGAATGAGCCATTGTACGGCCAATCTCTTCAGCCTCTTTGTCAGAAGATGTTTTTTCTGACCCACCAGTATTTTTTGCCGCCTCAGCAACGGCAGCTGGTTCTTTGCTGAAATTCTGAGCATCAGTAACTTTCTTATCACCATCACCGATAACAAAAACAGCAGGTTTAGAAGGAGCCGGCATCATCCCTTTTTCCTTCTCAGCTTCATTTCCACCCGCAATAGTTGTCTGCGGAACAGCAATAGCTTCTGTCGCTGCCACAACGGCTGGAGCAGCTTCGGCAACTGTTGACTGATCTGGAACTGCAGCTTTTGCGGTGGAATCAACCGCACCACCAGCCATCTCAGCTGCAAGTTTGTCCAGAAGACTTGGCGTAACTGTTTTTGCACTCGCCGTTTTGGTGTGCGAACCTTCTACAATCCTCATGTGATCTTCAAAAGATGACTTAGGCATTTGAAACCTCCATATATTGTGAAACGAAACAGACTGGTTAACGTTCTATCTGTCAAATATATACATAATTAATATAATATCTATAAGATAAAAAAAGCAAATTATCTTCTTTTACTATTAAATTTTATCATTAATCTCATAATTTGTACAGAATAAAATAAATTATTTAATATCTTTTAGCTTTTGTAATAGCTTTATTTATTTCATCATATCCTAATGTTCCTAATGCAGTAAGTGTTCCCCCAACAGCGGCAGTTCTTTTAGGAGGAACAAGTGATTTTTGACTATACGAATTTATCATATAGGCACTTGGAAGTATTACTGCACCAGCACCAATGCCAAGCCCTAAAGCATTAGCCATTGAAGCGTATTTTTGTATATGACCAGAAAAATTTGTATCTTGTAAAATATCTTCATATTCATTGGCTGGTCTTGTAATATATGGATCTAATCTTGCTGCATTACCAATCATTCGATTCATTAATTCAACCATTACTCCTCCTCCAATTATATTTCGAAGCCATGGTTTATTAATGAAAATTTCTGCAACTCTTTTAGGGCTATATCCGGCAGCTTTTAATTTTAACCCAGCATAAATAGCCGCTAATCCACCAAGAGCTGCTAATTCAACAGGTAATTTTGATGTTTGTATAAGAGACCCAGTTCCAGGACCTTGTTGCAACCAATAATCATTATTATTAATAACACTTTCAATTCCATTTGACTCAGCATATTTTTCAAGAGTTTTTTGCATCCTTGCATCTAAGAAAGTAGGAAAGGCACTTCTTTTTTCAATATACGGCATTAATGCTCTTGCAATAACATCATTAAATAATTTATCATTAATATCAATATCTGCGGATTGTTCTACAGGCTCCTGACTATCAAAACACATATTATTTTGATCTAAATAATTTGCTATATCAGGGCGTTTAATTGCTATAATAATAATTCTTTGAGTTTCTACTGGCTTAGGATGAATACCAAGGCCGAATAAAGTAGAGAATATATTGTTTAGCGGAAAAGTGGAAGCAATGGGATCAAGAATAGAATTTGGTATTCTTGGTTCTTCAGCTATAGTTCTTTGCATTGTAGCGTCAATAGCTTTTTTTAATGCATCAGATTTGGGAATAGCGACAATTTCACCGTCCTTGGACTTATCATTACTTAAAGCATCTCCACCAAGTTCTTTATCTATTTCACTTTTCTTTCCAAAAGCTGATAATTTATCAATCATTATATCTGTAATTCCAAAGGAATCTGCCATATCTATACCTGATATTACTGCACATCTGGAAGCTGCTTTTCCTAATATATAAGACGTTCTATCCGCCCCAATCCATACCTTGCTAATATCAAAAAATCTTGGAAAATCATTAATAGCAAAAACAACTGTACCAGGGAGAATGAGTTTTCCAGTCTCTCTTGACCATTGTCTCGCAAGATCGTCAGTGACAAGGGCTCTTAAATAATTCTTTAAATGTTTACAATACGCTTCTCTTGTAGAGGATTTATTGTCACAAATATTACATCTATCAAATTTTACTTTTGCTCCCATTGATACACTGACATTATCACCATTTTCAAGAGCCGCTATAATATCACCGCCTTTAACTCTATCAATACCAACTATAAGTTCAACTCTTTTAAGCTTATCATTCCAATGGGAAAAAATGATATCGCCAAAAGAATTTTTAGGATCTTTATTAACATGATGCTTAAATAATTTTGCATAATATTCAAAAGTTTTATATCCATAATCCTGATCCGTTCCCATATCACTCCGTAACGAAAGATGCCTTAATCCTTTTTCAGGAAAGGCATCTCCATTACGGTTGCTTCCCCAAACCTCATATGAACCAAGAGCATTGATTACAACATAATAATATTCTGGAACCCTCTTCATAGCTATGATTACTTTCATAAGCTCTGGAGAATAGCCAGGAGAAGCTAATTTAGTAAGTGGTGATTCGGGATTAATGGGTATGATATGTTGACCATACTCATCAATAGAATCAAATTCAAAATATTTAATCATTTTAATTTTCTAAAATATTTATTAACTTGGATCTACAAATTTTTTAAGTAATGTATAATACTGTTTTCGTTTTGGGTTATCTTCCTCATTTAAATGATCTTCAGCAATAGATTCATATATCTTTTTATGAGGCATTGTAATTTTACCATCTTTAATACTAGCCTGTATTTTTTTCACTGTAGGCAAATGTTCTTTTTCAACCTCAATGCCTCGCTCAAGTTGAGATTCTTCATTAGAAAGTTTTTGAAGTTCATCTATAAAAGCATCTTGAACTATTTTTTCAAGGTTAATCATTTTGCACCAATTCCTGCAAAAGCTTCTGGATGTGTTTTATGAATTTTTTTAATAAGCTTTTTCAACCCTTTTTCAGATGCCAATTTATTTAACTCTTCAATGAAAGCTTTATCAGTAATTTCATCAGACGCGGTTTTTTCGGGCAGATGTTTACCCTTTGCTCTCTTTGCCCATTTTTCTGCTTTCCCTTTAGGAAGTTCCCCGCGTTCTTCAGCGGCAAAAGCCCAACGTTCTTGGCTCTTAGAAACTGGATGAGTTTTCTTAGCTATTTTCTGAAGTTCATCTTTAAATGCATTCTCAGAAATTTCATCAAATGATAATTTGTTAATAGTAGTATTTCTTTGCCCCCCGCTTAAAGCTTTTCCAGCAAGAAGTCCGCCAGTTAAACCAATAGCTGCTTTCTGTCCTCCACCCAATCCCTGAAAAGCTTGACCAATTGGTTTTACAAAACTTTTAACAGCTCCGCCGATTTGAGATAATGGTAATGGCATATTTGCTCCTTAATTAATTAAACTAAAGGACGTTGTATTGGCCTGTACATTGGAGTAACAGGTCTAGGTTTTATATTTCTTATTCGTTCCTGCATAAGTATATCATTCAATAAAGAATTTTGGCTATCAAGATGTACTGTTTGATCGGCTTGATTGGCGACAACTAAAGCTGGAAATAAAGATCTTCCAATCATATCAGCCGCAACAGTTCCACCAATAATACCTAGCGTTGTTTTAGGGTGTTCCCATGCAGCCTTTGCTCCCTTTGACACTAGTTTCCCAATAAGATTAAATGCATCAGCATTTTTCTCAAGGAAAAGTTCTTCTTTAAATGCTTTATAAGTTGTTTTAATCATTCCAGGACTGGTCATGTTCATATTTATCAAACTTTGGAGGTTGTGCTAATCCGCCAAGACCAGATTTTGCATATTCATATACAAGACTTTGTTGTGGCATTTCCATCCTGGCAAGATCTTGAACAAGTTTATGATCTACTCCACCAAATTCCAGCATTTTGTGAACAAGAGCACCGGCAACTAAAGGATTAGAAGCTGATCGTGGAGAAAATGTTTTAATAACTTCAAAATAATCTTTAATTTTATCCTGAGGATATTCAGTAAGAGCTGGAACTTTTTCATTCATAGTATTATAAGAATTCTCAATATCACGCTTTGATTTAAGATACTTATCTAATTCTACTCCAGCAAGAACTCCACCAGTAGCTACAGCGCCACCAGCGGCAATTTGTTTAGCAATTTCCCAAATACTTTTCATAAGATGTGGGGCACTACCATCCGCATCTATTAGTCCACCTAGTAGTGCTTCGGCATCAGGAATATGAATTGTCACACCGGCTGTTTTTTCTAATTCTGGAAGATTGTCATTTAAAAGTTTATACTCCTGCTCTGTAATTTGTTTCTTATCATATAAACTTTGTACAGCTTCTTTAATTAACATAAATACTCCTTTTAATATATCTAAAAACTGCCAATATTTTCACTTGTTCCTATACCTTTATCTAAAGGATTTTTTCGTAAAATATTTTGAGAAGGTTGAATTGGTAATGGGGCATTTCCTCTTCCCAATTTCATAGCACTTTGTTTACCGGCATTATGAGCGCCTAATACAGATAAGCCGGCAAAACCCCCTCCTATTACTCCTCCAATAATTTTACCAATACCAGCTATTTTTCTTAATTCATTTGAAAATGATTTAATATCTTGAATATTCATTTCATACCTAATCTTTTTACTTCTTGTAATTCATTGCTATTTAATTCAGATGGTTGAATTTTTCCATGTAAAATATTATTTCTTAACATGGTAGTATAATTATATGGTTGTTTTTTCTTAAGATAATCTATACCTTTATATGTTCCATATCCTGCCGCACCAATTGCTGTTCCCTTTACTGCTCCACCTAATATCTTTTCTCCAAGAGGAGCGTTTTTTTCTAAAGGAAAAAGTGATCTTGTTATTGCTTTAGCGCCGCTCCAAGTACTTTTTCCAGCAAATTCAGTAGCTTTGTCTAAAACTTTATTTATTAACTTTGCTTCTTTTGAAAAACCTTTTGGTATAGAAGCTTTAATATTAGACATTGTATGAAAAATATTTTTTACATGAATTCCAGGATCTGATTCTGGGAAGAAATGCTGCGTTAATTCATTTTCAAATTCTTTTAATTTTTGTTCCTGTTTATATTTTACAAGAGCATTGTGCAGTGGCAATGCACTAATCCCAAGTGCTAACCCAGCTATAGATGTAGGGATAGCTGATTTTAAAGGCCTTTTCATTAATGCAGCAGCTCCAACAGGAGCACCTCCCAAAAACGCTCCAAGACCTAATTGATGCCATGGACCATATCCTATTTCTTTATCAGGAGTAATTGCTAATAATGGTTTTGTTAATATATGAGCGATATTCATTAGAATTGCTATTTCTTATTGTGATGCTGAGCGGCTGCATGACCAGCAAGGCCACCAGCTGCTACATCAAGCCCAAGTCCAATTCCCTGATTAGTAAGAATATCTTTTTTATGAGTTACAATATATTTACCATAATCTTTAATTTGCTGAGGCAATTTTGTAACAACTTTAGGAATTGCTGCAGTTTTTTCAATTGCTTGATCAAACATGTCAATTGTTGCTTTAACATTTTTACACATCTCGTGTAATGCAGCAACTTTTTCAATACCAACTATATAATCCATTGATGGTTCTAAAAGTTTAGACTCTTTATTAATTGCAAGAGATGACATTTTAGTTAATTCTTCATTTACAGTATATCCATTATTTTTTAATTCAGTTGAAATAAGATCATAAGCTCTTGCGATTTTAATCATTTCAAAACCAGAATCTTTTACATGCCGCATAGCTATCTTAGCCATATCAGCAATTGAGTCACCTTGAGCAACAAGAAGTTTAGAATCATTAAATAATCTTCCAAAGGCCTCTTTAGCATCATCTTCAGAGGCGACTTTGATAGTTTCAAGACTATTTAATAAAGCCTCAAATTTATGTTTTCCATATTGCAACTCATCTAGTGATGCTAATTTCTTTTGCTGAAAGTCAACTTGACTCAGCGCTTCTTTTTTAGCTCTATCAAAAGCTAACTGCGTTTTGAATCCTTTCGGAACAAGCTTATATTCTTTCATGTCATTCTCACTTTTTTGAAGTTTATCTGATATTTGACTATAATCTGCTAATTCAAATTGAATGTTAGCTTTATTGATAGAAGGATCATTAAACAATGAAAGATAAACATTTTGATTTGCTAATTCACATATTCTTTTTACTATTTCAGAATTAAAACCTTCATTACTTGATCTTAAAAAAATAGAATCATTCATACTAATATGATTAAGCAGGTAATCTTCGGATACCAAATGTGCAGCTTCTTTAATTTTATCTGCTAAATCAGACATTTATTATCCAAACATAGGCCCTTGAGAAGAGGGGCCCTCTCCAGAAAATGATGCATTCATCGCAGGATCCATTGTGAGTCCTCCCCAAACAGTTCCAGCTCCAAGAATTCCTGCGCCTAACGCCACTCCACCTGCCGCGCCTTTAGCTACATTACCGGCAGTGCGCCATCCTTGACGATATTGTGGCTTTCCAGAATTGGGACTCATCACTACTTGTCCTTTTTGTGGGGTCGCTATAGGATGACCAGTATTTGGATCTGTAATTGGAGTAGCAGCACGTTTTGATGCCTCAATTCTTTTAACTCCTGGTTTTAGTGGAGTATCTTTCTCAGCATTAAGTACTTTTTGAGAGTCGGCAGCCCAACCTGTTTTCCCGATAGATTTTCTTTCAATAGTTGGTTCTAAAAGTGGTTGTCCTGTTTTAAGATTCATAAGGGGTTTTTGCGTTCCAGGCCTCATTACTGGATTTTTGCCAAAAAATACATTTTCAGCGCCTTTTTGAAATTTTGAAAGCCCCCTCATCACTCCACCCTGAATTGATGGTGCTCCCATATAACTACTTTTTCCAGCAAGGGTATGTGCTATAGGAGATATCATTGAAGCTACTGCATGTTCTGCAGGAGCGGGGACTGGAAGCGCTATTTTAATCATCTCAGTATTGAATGATTGTAATGAAGCTATTTTAATATGCATATTTTTCCTTTTATTTACACAACGCCTACAGGAGCTTCAACTTTACTAATTCGATTTACTATAGAATTTCTTATTTTTCCACCAATTGAAACACCTTTTAAACCAGGTTTTCTTAATATAGCATTAAGAGATGGCTTTACAACGCTAGGACTCATTGCGATTTTTATGATTTCTTGCTTAAAGTAAGGTAGGAATTTTTGTATCATAATATATATAAATTATAATATGTTTTAATTAAATAAGGAAGACCTATTTAGAATATAATTAAAATGATGTTTTTTATCAAATAATTAGTTGAAAGACAAAATCTTATATGCTATATTATTAATACACATTAACCAGGGGTGGCTCAATGTCAACAGAATACAATTTCCAAACAGATCTTGAAAATTCTATCAACAATGCTGATCCAAAACTCAACAAAAAAGAGCTTTTGGAAGATATTTTTAAAATTTATGTTGCAAAAATGTTCGAAATAGCTATTAAAAAAAGCAAAACTCCTGATCGCCTTCCATATGACGCCTTGGTCGAGATAAAACGCAATCTCATTAGTGAGTTCAGAAAAGCTTCTCTTGAAATGATACAAATGTCAGTTGAAAAATACGAAGAACTGTTTGAAAAAACAGTTCAAGAGATCGTTAATGATGCCGGATTAGCGCATAAAGGTGAAGATAGTATGATAATTCAATCAAAACTTGATATAAATAGACCTGCATATCAGCAAACACACAAAACTACACCATCAGGTCTTATTTTGCCCAATTAACAATAGTAACACCCAATTCCCAACCCATTGACGCCTGTTTTTGCATAGGCATTTTTGATGCTTTTTCTCTTTTAGCCACTCTTTTAGATATAACATCCTGGACTAATGGAGCAGTCTGTCTTGATTCCAACTCTACTTCTGGTACGGGTGGAGCTTTATCAGGGTTAAATAGTTTTTTTGCTATTTTTACGAACTCTGGAGATTGTATAAAATTGATATCAAATGCTTTTTTGGAATGTTCGGGTAGGGATTTTGGATTTGGAGTATGTTTAGCCCACTCTTCACAGTTCCAACTACCAGCTGTACCGGCATTTTTCTTCGCAAAACAAGCTCTCATCTGGGCTTTATTTTTAAATGGCATAAAATCCTCCCTTTTTTATAATATAAGTTATTTATAACGGTTATATGGTATAACAATTAAGGACATTTTAATCACTTGTCTATGGAGGATTTTATGAAAACGATTATAAGAGGCTTTTTTATCATCGGTGCCAGTCTGATTATGTTAATAATCATCAATATATTGACAGAATCAGACTGAGGCGGGTGAGAATAGGGAGGGGTAGGTCTTGGTTGTCTACCCTTTCCTTACCCTTTCCTGCTCAATTGTTATTTTTACCCATTATGTGGTATAACTATAATGTACTGGGCAATAATGCTTAGTATGTGGCTGTCTGGTGGTGGCTGGACAGTCATATAAGACTTTCACGTCAAAAATAAGGAGTCACATTTATGTTCGGACATCCCGTTATTACAACCGTCGTGCTTTGCACGATATGCTTCAGTGCCGGTGTTGGCGTTGGCATTGCCATCGAGAAAAACATGCCCAAAACCGCCCAGGCCAGACCGGCCCAGGCGAAACAGGAACCCGCTGCGGAAGAGCACAAAGGGGCCTAAAGGACACTCGGCTTCCAAAATATCGGGAGTGAAGCGCTCATGGGATCACCTCTCCACCAGGGGTGGTCCTTTTTTTTAGCTATTGTAATGCTATAGCAGTTTCTTCGTCATTATCAGACGTATTTTCACCACCAACAAGATACTTATTTAATTCTCCATTAATTAACATACCTGCTAAACGACAAAACATATAAGCGTGAAAAGCATCATCAGCTCCAACATGATCATATCTTGTCATTCTTGTTTGCTCAGAATATTCAGAATAGATATTGAGAAAATCAATTCTAAAAGGATCAAATTGTTCATAGTTAAAAAAATCAACTTTATCTTCTTTAATCTCCATAAACATATCGGTCATTACTTGAGTTCTATTAATAACATAAATACCCTTTGTTGGATCCCATTTAATTTTTTTAGCTTGAGTACCATGTTCGTATACTTCGGCAAAATTTCTAGGACTTAATTTTTTAACTAATACAGCATTTGATGTTCTACCATCTCCCCAATCAGCCATTGTAAAAGAAACTCCGTATCTTTTTATCAATGCATACATATCATCTATTTGTAATAAAGCGTCAGACATTTTGCCAATATATTTTTTTATGAATAAAAGTTTAAATCTATTTTGTATATATGCACCAATTGCTAACATTGAAAAAGATGTTCCTGTAGTTGTATCCCCATGACCCCAATCAATACCTGCAAAAACTGTTGAAGCATTTTCTATATATTTAGAACTTTCGGGAGTATCGACCATATTATAATCTTTACAGACTCTATGAATATCATCTGGGTTCAATGGGTTTTTAGCATTGGCATATGGAAGCGCTAAAACTTCATTAAAGAATTTTTCGGATGAATATGACTTCCTTGTTTCAATTACCTGTATTCTCCAAGCTTTAGGATCGGTCCTATCATTAATCCAATTAAGAACTATTTGAGGTAATCTATATCCTTCAATAAATCCCTTAGGATTCATCGCTATCCATTGGCCATCTTCATAAAATATCGGTTTATCGCATTTATTGCATATTAAACAAGTTTCTCCTACGTTATATTCATTGATATAATTATACTTATTACAATGAAGACATTTAATAATCCATTCATTTTGAGTTGAATTAGCCCAGTATCTCTCAAGAGTATTTTCAACAGTCTTAGGAGTTCCTGCATAAATTTTATGATTAAATAAATGACTTGGTAAATTTGAAACCCGTTTAGACATCTCTTTCCATTTAGCTAAAGAGTGAGACATTGTTTGTTGTAAAATAGGAACATGATCTGATAATACATCTTGTAATTCATCTATACATACCTCGTCAGCTGATATACCGCGAGAACTATCCGCAGAGTGGAATGCAGAACGTAAATAGATTTTACTTTCATTACATAATTCTTTATAATAAACTTGATCTTTAGTTTGAGGATTTAAATAATTTGCCTTAATAACAGGGGAACCACGAAGACTGGAGTTTAATTTATCAGTAGAGAAAACAGAAACCTGATTACCAGTGGGAGCTACATATAGCACATGATAATTATCATACTTGGCACATGGTAAAACTATATGATTGCTGATGGTGGTACTTTTATGAGTTTGTCTTCCAAATTTAAGAAGTAAAGAACTGGATGGTTTATTATAAATTGGCCACAAATGCTTCATGGACTCTTTGGGCATTTGTAATGGAGCACCATCGATATAAAATAGACCACAAGCAAGATCGACAGGGGTTAATGCCATATTTACCTATCACCACTAATATCCTTAAGAACATCAGGCAGCTCATCTATTGTCATTATTTTTTCGTCATCAAATTGCAATGACAACTGAGACATTTTTTCAAAGAAATTTATTTCACCTTTTTTCTCACCTTCTGGCATTGATTCATTGGCCTTAAGATATAATTCTAACCAGTGTTTGGCAGCTCTTGCCTTTTGTTCTTCAACATTCCTTCTTTTAACTACTCGTTTATCAAATGGTCCAAAATCATTATTACCAGCTTCTTCTTCTACTTCTACACTTTGAGACATCATCATTGATTCATAGTATTTGAAATAACTATCTTGTTTTACTTGTTCGAGAAAATCTTTAGTTCCAGGAACCGTAAGTTTTTTATAACCTATTTTCCACTTAATGTAATTACTATCATGGAAAACAAAAGATGTATCTGAACCATCATCTTCTTCTTCATTTAATTTAACAATTGTTGTAATATTGGCAAATTTTATATTTCTGACAATAAGGGCGTTTTTACGAAATGGTATACAATGATATAAGGCTTCTTTGGCAGATATAATATCACAATCCCAATATATTTTTTTATGGCACTCTAATGCTTCAATACCAATTTTCTTTTTATATCTGAATGAAATAATATCAGATATTGATTCAAGCGGTTCTTTATTAAATATAAAAATATTGATAATAGACATCACATCTTCATGGGCGTGAATCCAAAGACTTTCTCGAAACCATTTAAAGTAAGGAGGCGGGTCGCCAGTAATGTTTGCGGTTCTTCTAATTAAATAATCATAATATTCAAATATGCCTAATTGCTTAAGCCATTGTTGATCTTGTTCATCGGATAATGACCATGGGGTTTGCGTATCAAGTTTAAGTTTTAAATTCGGCGATATTGTTTGTTTTAAATTCTCAAAAAGTTCGCTAACTTCATTTGGATCAATATGATAATGAAATTCTTTTAGTTTAGACACAATAAATGCCACATCTTTTCCCAAAATCAGAAAAGTAATGATAAAACGCTCAAATGGTATTTTTGACATCAAAGAGTGCCTCTACACCAAATATACTATAAAATATTATATCATCCAAAACTTTGAGTTGGCAACTCTAATAATTTATATTATAATTAGATAGGACTATTCAAATACCACCAGGAGGAATAATGAAGGTAGATATTAATAAAACATTTCTTAAAAGAACAGCTATGGGCCTTGGCGCTGCCGGTATTGCTGCTGGTTCAGCTCATTTAGGATATAAGGCAGGACAGAAAAAAGGTAAGACAAAGTTAATAGGTGGTATTAGTGAAAATCTTGAAAAAATTTCAGATTTCAAACTTCCCAAGGCTCAAACTTTAAAACGATTAGCTATTGGCTTAGGATTGGCTGGGCTTAGTGGAGGGTCAGGATATTTAGGATATAAAGCAGGACATCAGAGAGGGCAACTTGGAATTTTAAAAAAATTACATGAGGCATCGTATCAAGACCCAGATTCAATGTATATAATGAATTTATTAAGAAATACTCCACAACCTCAAGATAGAATGATGAAAATTTCTGAATATGCCTTTCGAGATGAACTTGCAAAAATAGCAACAGTACCACTCAGCACAAAAATTGTTGCTGGGTTAAGAGTTGGTGGGGATTTATCATTGGCCGCCATTAATAAAGCTAAAGAAAAATTATCTCCTTCTTATATTGCTGGATCTTATAAAAACCTTGGAAACGCTTTGTCAGATTTAAAAACAGCTTATGTTAAAAAACAATCCCCCAATATGTCTATAGACCGTGAAATAAGCAGTTTTGGAGAAAATCTTAGTAAATCAAAAATGGCATTAGGTACTACAGCTGTGGGACTTTCTCTTGCAAAAAAAATGATATCAACAAAGAAAAAAGATACTTCACGCCCTTATTACTCTTATTAAATTATGATAAATCATAATGTTCTTATAAAATTTGCTTACGAATTGCAAGAACATCAAAAAAGAGTAAGTGAAAAATTACAAAATCAAGATGCTCTTTTGGTTTATCACGGATTAGGTTCTGGTAAAACTCTTACAGCATTAGCTGCCGGCAAAGCATTTAATAAACCCCTTACAGTCGTCGGTCCCGCATCGTTAAAATTTAATTTTGCAAAAGAAAAAGCTAAACATAAAATTAATGAACCAGTCACTGCATATTCATACAATAAACCCCCTGAATCCGCAAAAGGAAGAATGTTGGTATTTGATGAAGCTCATAGAATGGGCAGGATGGATAGTCAAAGGTCACATCTTCCAGATCAACTTAAAGGTGATAAAACATTATTTCTTACTGGAACCCCTCTTCGAAATAGGCCAAGTGAATTAATTCCAATTATGAGGGGTTTAAATATGAAAGCTCCAAGAGATGAAAAACTATTTAATCAAAGATATATAACAACTAAAAAAATTAATCCTAATATTTTTGCAAGAGTATTTAGAGGAATCAAACCTGGTGAAGTTCAAGTAGCAAAAAATATTAACGAAATTAAAGAAGGTTTTAAAGGAAAAGTTGATTATTATAAACCTCCAACAAAAGATTATCCAAAAGTAGAAGAAAAAGAAATTGATGTTGAGATGTCTCCTAAACAAGAAGCCGCTTATAAGATGGCCTTAAAGGGACATCCTTCTTTTGCATATAAAATAGGACATGGTATTGCGCCATCAAAATCTGAATCAAAAGAAATGAATGCTTTTTTAACTGCTACAAGACAAATTTCAAACTATCCTGGAGAATACAATCTTTCTGCTGATATAAAAGATGCTCCAAAGATCACGAGGGCATATAGTGAAATAGCAAATAAACTTAAATCAGATAAAAATTATAAAGGGGTTACATATTCTAATTATCTCGGGCATGGTATTAAGCCTCTTGGATCATTATTAGAAAAAAATAAAGTTCCTTATGCTGAATTTACTGGAAAAACTCCTATAGGACAAAGACATCAAATTATCAAAAATTATAATACGGGTAAAATAAAACAACTGTTGATATCTGGAGCTGGTGGAGAAGGGCTAGATTTAAGAGGCACTAAATTAATGCAAGTTATGGAACCTCATTGGAACAATCCTCAGCTTGAACAGGTAAAGGGTAGGGTTGTTCGATATAAATCACATACTGATTTGCCAGAAGAAGAGAGAAAGGTTGAGGTACAGAACTTTGTCGCTCAACCACGAAAACATGGTTTTATCTTCAAACATCGAGATAAAGGTACTGATGAATATCTTCAGATGTTATCCAATCAAAAATCTGCTTTAAATAATCAATTTCTTAAAGCTCTTCAAGAAGTCGGATCTAAATAATCCTCTGTTATTTTTAATGATTATATGACATAACTATAATGTAGTTATTTGTTATTTCGATATTGTTATTTTAATATCATTCCTGTAATAACAATATTGAAAGATTTAATTATCTTTTTACCTACCCCTACCTGCCTTTTTTTACTTAAAACAAACCGGAGGAACCATGAGCCATCATGTCGTGTATCACGCTGATGTAGACGGGATTTGTTGTGCCGCCTTGTATTTAAAGTACATAATCAATAACAAAATCAATTATCGCCTTTATCCTGTGATGTCTTATTCCAGAGGAGAAAAATTTAACGAACTTGTCACAAAACTCAATCTTGGGGAGAATGATACATTATCAATTTTCGACTTTGAAGATCACAGACAATCCACATTTTGGGTAGACCATCATCCCAATAAAGATCTTGGGCATAAGCCGGTAATCAATGATGAAACTATTTATGATCCAGCGGCATATTCAGCATTCCAACTTCTTTTTAACTATTTAAAGAAAAATAGGGCAGAATGCAATACAAACATCCTTCTTCCTGAATTGGTTAAAAGCATCAATATGATTGATGCGGCACTTTATCAGGATGTTAATTTTGTTTTTACCAATGCAAGTCCTATCATGATTATAAGGGCGTATCTTGAAAGAATACAGCCCAACGACATGATTTTTAACAGAATTGTCGAAGTCCTGGTAAATACAGAATTTGATCTTGATGAAACAATCGCCATATTAAATCTCGACGCATCCGTCATTGATGATCTTCGTGGCGATGTTATGAAAGCAAAGCAGAATATGGAAGTCTATAATAAGATTTCCGTTATTCGTCAAAGAAGGACAGGTCAGTTTCCCAGATATTCCGAAGCTTTCATAAGGCCTGATGTTAAGTATAACATCAGAATATCTTCAGTATGGAATAAAAGATGGCATCTGCAGGTCGCCTTCAATCGTTGGCATTCTGAAAAGAATGATCTCCATATTGGAAGGTTCCTGGCCAACCTTGATTATGTTAAAGGTGGTGGCCATTATAATGTCGGTGGAGGATTTATTAAAGAAGATAGCATCGAATCCTTCATTGATGATTTTTCCAAAATCACAAATAACTATAAAGAGGAGGGTATGGAAAAATACGGTGTTGATAAGGCAGATGACAAATTTGAGAAAAAAGCCGAAGATCTTATAAAAACAGGTGCGGCTCAAAATATCGATGAAGCCAGGGAGAAAGTAAAAACACAGGAGGAAACCAGTGGACCAGCAGAACCAAGCCACAGCTGAAAAAGCTGTTAAACCACCAACTCCTTACAGTAACTTTAAATTGTCAGATATTTTTGGTCAACCACTTGAAAAAGTTGATACGATTATTAATGATCTGCCAATGCATGTAAGGAAGATTGAAATACCTAAAAAAGATGGTTCCGTGAGAAAGGTACTGGCTCCCGACGGTACTCTTAAATATCTTCAGAAGGCTGTGTATTGGAGAATATTCAGAAGGTACAAACCTAACGAAGCTGTTCACGGTTTTATCATCAAACGTGGCATTGTAACCAATGCTAAAAAACATGTAGGCGCAAAAAGTCTTGGAAAAATTGATATAAAGAGTTTTTTTGACAGTATTTCCGAAAAACATTTAAAGAATTGCCTATTTGGCAATAAAAATATCTGCCGTTATTGCAGGTATTATGAATATATGCTGGAAGGAAAATGCCATCCGTCTTTATATCATAATAAGAACAAGAACTTTCCTCATAAATGTGAAGAGATCAAAGCTGTTCACATTCCTGATTATTGCGAAAAAACTGGATATCAATCTCTGCTTACAAGAGTGATCAAACTCTGTATTTATAATGGATTTACCGCTCAGGGATTTCCAACATCTCCCATTATAGCGAACATAGTTCTTAGAGGATTTGATGAGTCAATGGTAGAATATTGTCAAGCCAATGACATCATTTATACTCGATATGCTGATGATTTGTGTTTTTCTTCAAAAACCCATGATAAGTGGCAATTGAGGAAATTAATACAGACAAAAGTATATAGGTTATTGTGGGCTTATGGTTTTATTCCTAATAAGGATAAAACAAATTGGAAATCACATGCCGGCAGACTTAAAGTATGCGGGATTGTTGTCAATGAAAAAACATCTCTACCGAAAAAAGTAGTAAATAATTTCAGGGCTGCAGTTTTTAATGCGACATCAAAATTCAAAAATGCAGCCAAGACCACAAAGGGAGAGATAAGAAAACTGAAAGGATTCGCTTCCTATCTTATGAGCGTAGACAGGAAAAAGGGCGAAAAGTATATGATGATGCTCAAAGAATTCGAAGAAAGAAAGTTCGGGAGAGCAGCTGCTTGACAATAATCCTACCTGATCTTTGTTAAGTAAGGGATAAACCATGTATCTGATATATACTGACGGTGGCTGTTCCGGTAATGATGCTTCAAAAAATTGTCCTGGCGGTTACGGTTATGTTATTGTAACGCCAGAACAAGATACTATTGAGGGCGGGGGACATTTACGAGGGACAACAAACAACTGCATGGAACTTACCGCTGTAGCAGCGGGATTGAACAAGTTGAATCAGTACCTAACCAAAAAGAACCAGTTAACCAGTGAAACCAGTTGTACCATACTAACCGATTCAAAATATGTCTGTGATAATTGGAATGATTACTTTGAAACTTGGAAATCCAATGGATGGCGAAAGTCCAGTGGAGGACAGGTCGCAAATATTGACTTATGGAAAAGAATAGACAAAGAAACCTCCGAGTTCAAGTCTGTTATATTTCAATGGGTCAAGGGCCACTCAAGCAATCGGTTCAACAATCGGGCTGATATTATCGCCCAAAACCATATAGAACTGATAAGGAATGGTTCAAAGTAATCTTCCATTTTTATCGAGGAGGTTAATATGGAAAAAATCAGTGAACCACAAAAACCAACTTCCGAAGCGGTGTTATATTACATCAAACACACTGGGAAAGCTATCCTGAATTTAATTCAGGATATGCTTCCCAGATTAAAACAATTTGATGAAGAAATGACAAAAGTAGGAACCGAGGCAAACCAGTTAAACCAGAAAATATTAGATCAATCAGTAAAACCAAGAGAACAAGTTCAACCAGCGCAATCTCAAAAACCAGATTTAAAGATATTAAAGAGCTAATATATAATGGATATGGAAGTAAAGGGGTTTCCCTTTAGTTCGAGATGTAACATCTTGATGCCAGTAGAAAGAATTGGAATAATTGAAAGTGGACGACTTTCAATTATTTCAATCTTGGAGCAGGTGAGCCCGCCTTCGCCCCCGACCTCAGACGGTCTACGTTCCATATCAAATAATAAACCCCTGTATGTCTCGATCACATACAGGGGTCTTTTTTTTAGCTATTAAAAAAAATATTAGTTTTTCTTTTTATTAGCAAGAGAGGCTTTAATACGTTTACCAAGATTGTAGGGACCAAGCGCTAAATTAGATATTGTTTGTTTGTTTTGTTTATCCATTTCTTCTTTTGATTTAGCTTTCTGCATTAACCCACCTGCGATAGGAATAGCACTGAGAGCTAATCCACCGGCTAACCATTTACCTGGATGTTTCATTTGTGAATGCGCTAAAGATCCCATAACTTTTCCAATAGTTTTATTTTTTATAAGAGATTCATTAATTGCCTTAGCATATTCTGGTGTCATTCCTCGTTTAATTGCACCTTTAGTCAGCGCATACCCTCCAATGGATCCACCTACACCAATTGCTGTTCCAGCAACTTCGCTTTTCTTACCAGAAATTTTTTCCAGCTCATCAATAAATGCTTCTTCTGCAATTTTTTGCATAGTATCTTTATTCATTGTTTATCCTTTCATTGGTGTTTTATGTATATGTTCACGATCATGTTTTCGTTCTGCTGCTATAGAAACAACGGCACCAGTAGGCATAGCAATTGTCTGCATTCGTTTTCTTTGTTCATCTAAAAAATGTTCATAAGAAGATTTCTCTTTAGTCATAGATGCTAATTGATTTTCTTGTAATTTTAATTGATTATTTACTCTATTTAATGGTACAAATTTCCATTCTTTTCCAATAGGCAAAGGAGGAGCACTAAAAGCATGTTTTAGTGTAGCACCCGCTTTAAGTGCTTCTTTTATTCCTTTAGTATGTTGAGCACCAGTCATAGCTAATTGACCTAACAACGAAGCTGCTAATATATCTCCCACTATACCGGCTGCAGATATTTTTTCCAACTCATTAATAAAAGCTTTATGTGTAATAGAATGCATTTAATTTTCCATTATTGAATTGATGGGTTGAGCGGCAACATCATTTTCCTCATTATTATTTGATGACGAAAAATGATTTATCAAAATTGGAATACCAGCACCTAATCCACCCATTAAACCGCCAATAATAGCATTTCTGGCAAAATTTTGAGAAATAGGATTGCCCAATATATTATTACTCAACATTCCAAGACCAGATGCTAAAGCAGTTCCAGTTCCTGCACCAGCAAATAGACTAGGAATTGGATTAGGTCGTTGGGAGTCATAAGAAGCGGCTTGTTCTGGATATTCTTCCTCGTATTCAGGTTCCTCTTCTTCATCAGGATAAGTAGCTAACATATCAGTATAAAAGTCTGCTATTTTTTTTAACTCTTCATCAAAAGCGTATTTCGTTATTTCTTCAAAACGATTGTCCATATGTACTTTCTGATTCTGTCGGGTTGTATTCATCATTAATTCCAACATTAGTACCAGAGCGATTCATATTCGTTACTCTAGTTAAAGCTCTATGATCCATTATTTTATCAATACCTTCAGCTTGAAGAATTTTTTGCATTTCATCATCAAAAGCAGTTTCAGCTATTTTTTGAAGCCAATTCATCTTATTCTCTATTTATTAGCAAATCTTTGATATTAGGAGCGCCTTCTCCATATCGTTCTGTATGTGAAGACATTTCTTTTCCAAAAGATGGTCTTTTTAATTCGTTAATATAACTCATAATACCACCAGCCCCACCAGCGCCAAGTAAACTACCACCAATGGTTCCTGAAACGGGAAGACCAAATAATTTTCCTATAGCAAAACCAGCTCCACCACCTCCAAGGGCTCCACCTAATGCAGCCAATCTATTAGATCTTATTTCTGGTTTATATTTGTTTTTTAATTTATTCCATTCAGATTTTTCTTTCTTTTCAATATTTTGGATATTTTTAACATAATGTTTAATAGTAGGTGTATAAGCGTCAGGTTCAAGTGTGTGTGAAAGTTTTGATATTTTTTCAAGTTCATTCACAAATGCACTTTCAGCAATTTTTTGTAAATCAATCATAATTACCTTCCTTTTTTAAGAAAACTATATCCAACATTATCGCGTCTTTTAGCAAGACCTAATCTCATATTAGATGATTGTCTTATTTTTTTTGCAGCTGCAGAAATATTTGATGCACTTATTGGTGATTGTCCTAAAAGACTCATAGCCTTATTGTGTGATGCATTAATAGCTTTTGTTATAACACTTTCAGACATTGCTATTTTTTGCAATTCGTCTATAAATGCTTCTTGAGAAATTTTTGCTAAATCAATCATAATTTATCCTTGATTAGATATTGATAATTTAATATTCTCAAGTCCCTTGACGACATTGTCTAACCCATCAATAGCTTTCTTTGTAGCAGTCTCATCGATATCACTAAGACCCATCCTTGAAGCTACCAACATTGCTGAAAGTTTGCCGATAACCTTTTTAATAATATGAACCTGATCAACATATTCATTAAGATTATCTTCATTAACAAAATTTAAACTTAACATAACATCTACAGCTTCAGGATCACTTATAACACTAGCTTCTTTAATTAAATCTATTTTCAACTCAGCAGCTAATTGACGGTATATATCTCTTACTCTGGCTTGTTTCTCAATACCATCATAAAGTTTAGGATTAATATAATCATTCCTGACTCCATATACCATAATGGATGAACCAGGAGATTCAGCATTTTTAATAAGAACAGTTTTAAGAGCTTTTTCGGCGGCTGTTTTCTCCATACCAAGAATTTTTAATACATTAATAGCATCTTTAGTATTAAGACATGTATTATCATCAAAATGCGCTATCTTCTGAAGAGGTTTTACAGGACTTCCATAAATACGATATCCATCTTGTCCAAGATCTATTGCCACCTTCAGAATTGAAGCTTCTTCATAAATCTTCTGAATAGGCTTTGCTGGACTCATAAAGTCATCTTTATTCAATCTCTCCATAAAATCCATATTGATAACAAGAGTATTTTCTGGAATTAAATATACTTTTTTACTTTCTCCTGCAATCATTTTATAGACTGGATCAGTTACTGAACCAACTTGCTGAATGACAGCAATTCTTGCAGGAATAAGAGCCATTTCTGAACAAGCATATGCGGTGGTCCCGTTAACCCTATATCTCTTAAATGGACCAGAAATTTTGACACATTCATAAGTATCATTATTTCCATAAATCAGAAGTAATTCTTTATTTTGACTTGCAAAGTTCGGATATACAGTTGCCGGCCATGGAATGATACCTTGATAATGGCTTTTGATTGCGTCACCATTTTCAACATTTTCTTTACCTTGGCGCAATTCAAGATTACGATGAAAAATCTTATCATCACCATTACCATGATTATCTTTATTAAATCTGAGATAATCATTTGTGGTTTTATTAGCTATTCTTTCAACAATTTTATCTACCATACCAGGTATTGATAAAATATTGGATCCATAAAAACAAATACCTGATTTTCCCCAGTCATCGTCTGTTGAATAATATTTACCTTCAGAACAGATAAATATCTGAGGTCTACGATTACGAACCGCTCTTGCTTGTTCTATGGGATCAGCATCTTTTGAAGTTACAGAAGAGGCGCATTCAATAGGGCAATTTCCAGAAGTTTCAATTGTCTTATAATCAAGAACTACGCCAGTAATAGGTTTTCCAGTTTTAGATGCAGAAAATCTTAACAGTTCACTATCGCCTCTATCCATGAAATCTTCCATGGACGGATATTGATATAATCTTAATTCACAAACAGCTGGAGGTTTAATGGGAATCAATTTTGCCGTATCAAACATTTCGGCATCAATAACAGTAAGTGCCTGTTTTGCATCAACAACATTATTAAGGTCAAGTTTGCCTTGTGCTTTATCTCTTGGAATTGCTTGTTTACCACGATTAAGATTAATAATATTATTAACCAAGTCCCCTGTAGTATCAACAAATGAACTAGCGATATCTGCATTCTTTTCAAGGACATTTTTCAGGTGCTTAAAATCTTCTTCCCGCCAATCTGAAGACATCTTGGTGAAATTAGGATAAGCGGAAATCCAATCAATATTATAGTCGTCAGAAAGATTGATATGTCGTTTAGGAGAAATATTACCAGGAGTCTTAATATTGGCACCCATAGCAGCATCATACATATTTTCAATTTTGCCAATTTCATTTGACATTAAATATGTTTTAACATTGACTTCTGTAGCATTATTATATTTAAACTTACCATCTTTTTCAGTAATATAAACATCAAAAGGATAGAGTTGAAAATCCTTTACAATAATAGGAAAATTTAACTTGCGGTTTCCATACCAAACCACAACTGAACCTTTTGCATATCCCTTGTTCTCATCAATACTATTGACTACTATTTCAGTATTGATATCTTTTGGAAGATAATTCACTTCTTCAAAGAACTTCTCCAATATTTCAGAGTTCCAGTTTGTTACATCTTGAGGAAGTTCGTATGTGGCTGTTTTTTCAAAGGTGGGCTTTCTTAAAACTGCATCTTGTAACTTTATCATTTTGTTACCTCTTTTGTATAATACAAAATTTAATGATTATCTGGAACTATACTGATTAATTATAATATACGTTAATTGAGCTAATCAATCAAAATATTTAAGCTGTTGTCTGATGATAATCTGCAAATGGTTGTAATCCAGTAATTGGAGGAGCAACTGGCAATCCAGCTGTCGTAAAACCTCCGGCACTCGCATCCTTAGTCAATGGAATAGAATTTTGTGTTATATATGGTATGGCGGCAGGATTTATTACCGCTGGAGATCCTGGTGTAGCACACGTATACATAGCTGCCGCATATTGTAACCAAAAATCTATAAATGTAGCACTGGCAACGGGTTGTCCATTAACTTTAAATCCTCCCAAAGCCTTAACATCGATTCCACCCTTACCATCAAATTCAATACTACATGTACTTTTATCTGCATCCCCATGAGATATAGTAATAGCCCCTTTAGCATTGATAATAAGATTTCCATCAGTGTCAATTTTTAATTGTACTCCTGAAAAATTTGTTAAAGGTATACCCTTGGCAGCCGCTCGTACATCCACCTCTCCACTATCTGATATACTGCATTTAAATGTATTTCCTGACACCGCCGGAGAAGCTCCAGCTCCAAGAGGAATGCTTTTTTCTCCAGTCAGCATCTTATCTATTCTGAAATTATAAAATGTAGGGCCTTCCTCGCCGGCTTCCACGGTCAATCTTTTTGCTGTAGTTGTAGCGCCAGAATGAATAATTTTGGTATATAATATATTACTACCTTTAATTATTTCTTCAACACTATTATTTGCCCCTACCCAAGGATTCCAGGACCCTTCACAGGTAGATACCCAACTGGACGGATCCATTGTTTGAGTAACAAATCTTTTATAACATAAAAGAGAACGTTTAGGATCTGTTCTCGATTTTTTATCTTCAGCATCTAATCCCTTAAAAAGCCCAAAATATTCTCTTGATTGATATGGTTCGTTATGTGAAATTATCCGATGATAATTTTGATACATATCCTGTTTCATATTTTCATATATACCATTACCAAAGGGGCTATGTATAGTTTTGATAGCTCCACGAGTTGTAATAATAGCACATCCATCATCAGTTGCTAAAAGGCCGGCATCATTATCTCTATTTAAAAATGAATGATCTTTTTCATTTCTTAAATATGACGGACCTTCTTCTAGAGGAAAGATTAGACCTTTATCATTAAGACCAAGAATGTAATGCTTTGCACTACGCATTACTCCCTGTATTTTCATTTCAACGCCACCAAACATCATCATAACAAGAACTTTTACCCTATCTCCTACAACATAATTAGCTTTTGCGCCTGGAGGATAGATTAAAGAACATGCTATAGCTCCATTCATTGGGTGCGTATCACTTATTTTTACATAATAATAATTACCTTCAGTTTTATACTGAACAATCTGTCCGCCGCAAATGACGGGAACAGGGACGTAGAAGATAGGATTGTTTTCCATTGTAATTTTCTATTTTATCTGGTTACAATATTTAGCATATTCTGCTAATTTTAATATTTTTTCTACATTTTCTTCCATAAATCCTAATGCGGCATTACATTTTTGACATAGTATTTTTCTAACTATTTTTGTAATATGATTATGATCTATACAAATATTTTTTGCATTAATACCAAGCATATCTCCACACGATGCGCATTTACTATTTTGGTCTATAATCATTCTATTTTTTTGTTCTAATGAAATATTATATTTCCATTTTAAATGATAATTCATTCTTTCTATTTTATGTTTAGATTTATATACTTTTCCATTCTTATTATCACATTGTTTACACCTCGATTGATGCCCATCTTTATGAGTAGGATCAGTATAAAAATTATTTAATGATTTTTCTATCTTACATATAGAACATTTTTTAAATTTGTTATTCATTTAAAATTAACAAGTTTTTTATTTCATCTAAAAATGCAAATTGTGATATTTTTTCTAAATTTAAATTTTTTTCTATATCTAAAGAATAAAAACTAGGAGCCCTTAAACTGCCAGATTTATATTTTTGTTGAGATTTAACTCTTGCAACTTTTCCTACATAATTATTTTTATTTTTCCACATATCTTGTCGTTTTAATTTATCAAAACCAGTTCCAACATTACCTACAATTGGGCCATTTTTAGTCCAACTATATTTAAATCCACCTGCTTCGTCTTTTTCTTTACCACTAACGCCACTAATCGCCGGAAAGATTTCCCTAATATAGACATCATGAGTATCTCTGAATTTAAGTTTTTTAGGATCTCCTGTTGATTTTGTAAGATCCCACTCAATAACACCTTCAACAGTTTTTGGATGATTACCCGATTTGATAGCATCAACAAGTTTTTGTTTGGCACTTGAAGTAAATGCCGTCTCAGCAACTCTTAGTTGTGGTAATTTCTTTTGAACTGATTTTAATAAATCATATTTAGCGGCATATGGTTCTTCTGAAACATCTTTACCTTTGTATTTAACAATATCAAAAATATATGGTTTTAATTTTCCAAGTTCTTTTTGTTTTTTTAAACTTTCATCTAGTTTAGAATTAAGTATTCCACCTATAGTCTCAGCTGGTAATGGCTTTCCATTCTTTGTAGCATATAATTCTCCACGAAGAACAGTTCCATCTAAAGATTTTGGGATTTCAAGATCTCGTAATCCTGGAACTTGATGCGAGTGATCTATTGGCATTCCTGTCTTTTTGCTAGTACGATATGAATAAATTCTATTCATCGCCTCAGATCTTAAATCAAATATAGCATTGGCTCCATCGACTTTAGGCTGAAGAACTTTATTTTTATCAGAAAAATCTAAAGGTTTGGTTATTACTTTATATTGAGGTTTATCAGTTATAGGATTTTTAATAGGTTTATTTCGTATCATTAACCAATCAGTATCTTTAAACTTTTCAGGTTTTAACATGGTGAATTCGCCTTCAGGCAACACCATCTTTATTTTCTTATCATTAGCATATAAGACATGAACATCTTTATCATAAACTTTTTTAACAGTTCCTTTACCATATCCAGATTCTATTTTTCCTTCAAAATCCATATATTTTGTAGTATGAGTGGGTTGTCGTATAGCTAATATTCTGGTTTGTTCTCCAGGAAGTGATTTAATAACCCATGAATGTGCAATATTTTTATCTTGCAATCTTAAATCATAATGAGGGGTAGTAGCTAAATGTTTTTGAATAACTAATCTTGTTTCACCATTTTGATTAATTTTGTCAAACAGATTTTTATCAGGAAGTCCAGGAGCAAATTCTTTATTTTCCATATTGCTCCTTTAATTTATTACAATATTTAATATATTCTAATAATTTTAAAATAATATCAATATTTTCTTTTGTTAATCCTAAAACAATATTGCATTTCATACATAAAATTTTTCTTATAATATTATAAATATGATCATGATCAACACAAATATTTTTAGGATTAACTCCCAAAACATCACCACAACAAGCACATCTTCCACTTTGTTCTACAATCATTTGATTTTTTTTATCTAATGTAATATTATATTTATATTTCAATTTTTGATCTTGATATTTAACTTTATTTTTTTGCCTCCATTTTTTATTATTTTCAGCAATTTGTTTTTTATTATTATGATTATATTGTATATGTTTTTTATTTATTTGTTCTTTATTTTTTAAATAATAATTATCTCGCCATTTTTTATGACATTTTTTACAATAACTATGACGATTATCTATATTTTGTTTATTTATATGAAAATCTTTTATTAATTTTATCTTATTACACAATACACATTTTTTTCTCATTAAAATTATTTTATCATCACTTTGATCAATAGGATCAAATTTTGATTTAGAAGGAAGGCCTGGAGCGTAATTGTTAGACATTATTTTTCTTCTTTTTTCTTCAATAATTGTTTAATACCTAAACCAGCGATGCCAGTTCCAGCTGCGGCTAAACCTAAACCTTTAGCAAAAGATCCTGGTTTTGCTTTAATATATTTACCCAAGTCTTTATAAAATGGTATATATTTTTTTGAACCTTTAATATATTCTGGAGAAATTGATTTAAAAGCTGGATATTTTTTATTAAATTCTTTTACTTGATGATTACTTAAAAATTTTAATATAGAGTTTACTTTTTCACCACCTTCATCATTCAATAAAGAAGTAAAATCTTGTAATGATGCTTCTGGATTTGGTATTGCTGTATATTTTTTATTCCAAATAGGAATGTTAGCTTTAACAATATTTTTATTATAAAATGGATTCATACTATTAATTATTAATTTAACATTTCTGTTCAAAACATTCTTAATAGCACTATTGTTGTTGACTATATCTTTTGCTATATCTTTATTTATTTGTAATGTTCCGCCTAACGTTCCCCTTACAGCAAATTGTCTTGCAATTTTTTTATCAGGAGAAAGATAAACAAATTTAACTGAATTTTTATGTAAATTTTTATTCCATTGTTTAAAAACATCTGTATTTAAGGCTTTTTTCTTATTAGGAGGTTTAATTCCTTCTTTTAAAATTTTAGAATAAGCTTTAGAAGTTGTGCCGTGATATAAAGTTTTTCTTCCAGTAAGTAATGATTTTGCTTTATTTAAAGTAATAGCACCAGTACCAATAGCCCCAACACCCATTATCTTATCACGCTTTTTTGCTATTTTTTCTAATTCATTTATAAAAGCTTCTTCAGTAATTTTAATAAAATCCATAATTAATAATTCCTTATTTAAATTTTAACCTTTTTAATTTTATCAAGTACATTTTTTAATATATTTACTTTATACATATTAGGCAATTTATTAAATTGTCCACTTTTCTTATAATTATCCCAAATATTTAACAATTTTAAAGTTTGAATATGTGCATAATTTTTTACAATAGGATTTCTGAATTTATCAGGATGAGTTTTTAATAGTTCTGCTGTAAATATTTTTTTAGCGCTTTGTTTATCTTTTGCATTCGCAAATATTCCATATTCCATATTGGGGTTCATTGCTTTACGTCTTTTATATTCTTTGAATGCATTTTTAAATGGCAATGTTGCTGCTTTCATTTTTTTCTTTGCGTCTTCAGTAGAAAAAGCTGCACCAAGATAAGATCCCAAACCACCATATGCTACAACTGGTAAAATTGAATGTTGTAATGCATAATGATACCATTTTTTATCTTTTCTTTTATTCCAATCTTTTAATTTTTCTTCTTTGAGTCGTTTTCTTGGTTTTACTAACCCACTAATAGATCCTAATGATCCCCCTATTCCAGCACCAATAAGTCCACCTTTTAATATTGGATTTAATGCAGATGTTTTAATAAATGGCAACCTCAAATAAGGATCATGAATATTTTCACTCTTATAAGCACTTTCAGAATAACCAGAATATGGTTTGTCCAAAATATCTATAAATTCCCTTATCTTTTTAGTGCCAAAATATCCCACTGGAGCACCAAGAGAACCACCAATAATTGCATTTCTTAAAATATTTTTATTACGTCTTTTAATATACTTTTCATGACTTTCATCATAATATTGATTCGATAATTTTAAACCACTACTAGCCCCAACACCTGAACCAATAACAGTACCGCCTATTAATCCTTTAGTTGCAACAGGTATTTTTTTTGTAGTTAAAAATTTATTTATTCCATTATCAATTAATGACGGAATTTTTCCACCAATTTTTGCTCCACCAACAGCCCCGCCAATTGCTGATAAAAGCTCAATTGCTATACGTTGATTATTTTTATTACGCTTATTATAATCTTTATAAGACTCTTGTTTATTTTGCCTTTTATTTTTGCCATACATTTTTCTATCAATCTTACCACCTAATATTAAACCACCAATACCTCCACCAATTCCACCATATATTTTTCCCGCCAATGCATTACCAGCTCGTTGCCCCTCTCTCATAATATTATCAAAATCTGAAGCACGAAATGGAGAAGATATTTTTTCTATCTCATCAATAAAAGCGTTATTTTTTATTTTTTCTAAATTCATAATTATTACTCTAATCATTCTTTAAATGAGATGTAACCTTCTCAGCGTGATTTTGAGGGAAGACCTGGTGCAAAATCTTGTGACATTATTTAATTCCAGCATTGTTAAATAAAGCTCTATAAACACCAACTCCTAAAGAATGAATATATCGTTTTAATTTATTTTTATATTCTGGAATTCTTTTTGTTGCCGAAAGTTCTGCTATAAATTCTTCTTTAAATCTTTTTAATCGAGTATTATATAATTCATCACCCTTAAATCCTGAATTTTTATCTCTTAAATAATGTGCTAATTCATGTCGCTTAATTAATCTATCTAATTTCCCATTTAAATCAGGATGTTGTAATTCAATTAATCCATTATTAGATAATCTTTTATTCATATTAATAGATTCATTACCAGAAGAAATTAAATCTTTAATTAGTGGATGCTTAGGAGAAAAATATCTTCCTAAATATTTAATAGCTTTAGCTTCTTCTAATGAAGCTGGAAATGGATGTTGTAAAAAAGCTGGTATTGCTATTTTCTCCAATTCATCAATAAATGCGTTGTTTGCTATTTTTATTAAATCCATTTATTGTTTTCCTAATCATTTTTTAAATGAGATGTAACTTTTTCAGCGCCACCCATTGCGGCTCCAACATATGCACCTTTCGATCCACCATATAAGGAGCCACCAAGTATTGATGCTATAAGAATTGGAAAGTAAGCTTTATTTTCAGGCGTTATTTTAGCAAGTTTAAGACCTTGATGACCAAGAATTCCAGTAAGACCGCCACCAAGAATTGCTCCCCATTTTCCACCTTTACCAGAAGCTTTTATTGGCGCATACATTGATGATGTATGAGAAACATGTGGAGACTTATCACTTGCAATCTTTTTTAATTCATCAACAAATGCGTCGTTTGCTATTTTTTCTAAATTCATTTTTTTAATCCTCCAATATTTATAATATAAGTCTTCTAAGCGGTTCCTTTAATAAATTTATGAAACCTGCCAATAGCTCCTTCAACTGTTGGAGCCGTATTAAAAGCTCTGTGCGTATGCGTTACAAAAGTTGTTTTACCAGTCTTCTTATTTATTGATTTCCATACAGCTGGAGAAGGTGCTCCATTGGGACCTTGATGCCATACAGCATCTCGATCCATTACCTTCTTACGCTCTTCATCATTTAAGGGGACTTTATTTTTTTTCAATACTTCAAAATGAGATTTTTTTGCTACTTTTTCCAGTTCATCCATAAAAGAATATTCAGATATTTTATTCATTTTATCATCAGCAGATTCCTTTAAATTATGAATACCTTCAATAACACTATGGGCTCCTTCAATTACATTTTCACCATGATGTTCGATAAATTTGCCGACTTTGGGAACAATATTTTTCATTCCTTTAATTGGAGCAGCTGCAATATTACCTAATTCAGCATTCATTATTACCTCATTTCAAGTCTGGAAATTTTCTTTCTATTACCATAACTATTAAACTACATAATAAAACTAACGCTAATATAATTAACATTCCATCTAAAATTGAGATCATAATTATATCTCATATTACATTTTATTCATAACTAATAATGAAATCGGATGATTCTTATTTTTATCATCAAAAGAACTTTTCCATCCTTGGGTAGCACCCTCTTTGAGAACTGCTTCAATTCTATTATGCGCCATTCTTGCGATCCAGTCTTCACTTGCAGAGGCTATTTTTCCGCCAATCCCAGCTGGGGCAAGAAATGGATCATGAATAATAGGATTTCTTGTTACTTCTATTCTTTTAATACCTTTTTTCTGTAAATGTTTAATAGCGGACTTATCAAGTTTTATTCCAATATCAAATCCAGCATAAGGTTTATTCAATCTCATACCTTCAGTTTCCTCTACATCCTTTTCGGTTATGAGATTCTTATTAAAATCATTAATAGTAGTTAATGGAACTGTATCTCCAGCAACATACCCACTATCGCCTGGATTCATCACTCTTGTAGTATTTGCAATACCACGTACAAGAACTTCAATATTTCTTCTATCTAGTTTTCCTTCATTCAATTTGTCAAGTTCATCAACAAGAAATTTTTGCGTTTCCTTCATTCCTTTATATTTAAGTACATCATGCATTGACACATTACCAGTAGAAAGTAAATCGCCCTTTTTAACCTTATCTCCAACTTTAATAATAGGAGTATTGTTTGGTTCAATATATCTAGTTTCTTCTCTACCATCATTATGTTCCAGAACAACATCCCAACCGCCAATAGATGATTTTTCAATACTTTTAATTTTTGAATCACCAGTAGACATTGTAGCTTTATCAGGAACAGCCTGAGTGAATCTAAGGGTTCTGTCCAATGCATCAAATACCGAACCTTTGGTATTTACTGTTGTTCCAGTCATAGCGCCGCCACTATGGAACGCTTTCATAGACATATTAAGTGATGGCTCTGTAATAGTGTGTGCGCTCATAACACCAATATGATCTCCAGATTTTAAACGCTTTCCATCATTTTCAACTCCATATGACCAACTTGATATACCATCTCCAGGAGTTGGGTCTGTTAATGGAGACTGAACAAAAATACTATTAATTTTCATTTTGTTTAATTTACTAATCAAATCTCCATCAACGATATCATTTCGTTTTGCTATAATTTTACCTTGACTATCTTTTATATCTTTTGCCAAATAACGATTCATAACATGTTTTCTATTATCAATGCTATATTCCAATCCTTCAGTATCAACTGGAATATCATGATGAATTCTTGTGTCATAAATTGAATTCATCAAATCTTTTGTCATCCATCCAGGTTTGTACGACTGAATTGATTTTTTAATATTAGCACCTCTTGCCCCATGTGATGCAGCCCAATAAGCAGAAGTATCCAGACCTTCTGAATAAGACTTTGTAATAGGCATCGGAATTGGCCTATCATCAGCATCAAGTACTATTCCTGGCATACCCACTATTTGAGATGAATTTTCATATCCCCTACCACCACCAGATGAAGCCGCAATCACAAGTGGATTGTCGGGATTTAATCTTCCAGGAAGTAATTTAATCATTTTATCTTTTACATTAGCAATTTCTTTGATAATACTAAAAGGATTTTTTTTATCCATTTTACTATTAGCTTCAACCAATAATGGATCTCGAATATCTCTCACAGTCCTAACATCATTTAATCCAAGACTGTATCCATAAGCAGTAGAATAATTATTACCAATATCTTTAATTTTATCAGCTAAAGTTAATCCCATGTTTCCAGAGTGTTTTAACGTGGTATCTTTAATCCAATTATCAATATTTTTTCCAGTTAACTCAATATCATATTTTCTAACATCTTCAGGAAGAACTGAATTAATCTCATGCAGACCAAATGGAGCTTTAATTCCATCTACGGTAATAGTGTCACCATAAGTAAATTTATTCTGCTTAAAATCCTGTCTTGCTTTATCAATAGAATCATATTTTAAATTAATAGCCTTTCCGCCTCTACCCTGCGACATAAGCCAACTTCCAACTACCATATCTAAATCAGGTTTATTCAGGACGGTGTCAAATCCAGTTTTTAACATACTAGATGATGGTGTCATTTTCTTAGCTTCTTCAAGAGCTTTAACACCTATAGGAACATGAATTTGAAAACAGTCGCCATCAAAGTCGCCATTGAAATTTTGATGTATCGATGTTGCTGGTACTTCTATTGATTTGCCGTCGGTAAGAATAGGTTTAAATGCGGTCATATTCCAACGGTGTAAAGAAGGGGCCCTATTAGCTATAACTAATCGTTCATCAGATACTACTTGACGTGCTCTTTGAAATACAGGAGTATCATCTTCAATTTGTTTTTGTGCCTCAAGAGGATTATATCCCCAACTTACTAATTTTTGCATTATAAATGGCTGAAAAATTTTATTTGCCATTAATTTGGGAATTCCAATTTGATCTCCACCAAGTTCTGGATTAAGAATAATAGTTGAACGTCCAACCAAGTCTTGTCTTTTCTCAATAACCTTATCCTGGAAAAAACCTTCTTTAGTTTGCTTTTTTCCACCATCTATTTGAGCAACAAAGCCTTTTTTATTCTTACTTCTATGTAAAAATGCTGTTGGTTCTCTTAATCCGGCAAGGGCTTTAACATCTTGATATAACTGTCCTCTACTCTCAGCAAGTTGAATATGTTTTATATTATCATCTTTAATTGTTTCATTTAAGGTATCTTTTAAATCCTTAAGAGCTTCAGCAGTATAAGCAGTTTGTTGATATAAATCATTCACATCCGACATAATTACTGTATTGTCAGTACCCATAGTAAACATTGGTCTGAATTTTGATGGAACAACTAATACATTTTTTATCATGTAATCAGTTGGATTCATTTTGTTTTGTTGTAAGGATTTAAAATATCTGATTTTTCTATGAATCTTATTCAATTGTGTTTTATTTGTAATTACTTTACTATCATTTTCAAGTTGTTCTAGTTCCTTATTAACATTGATTTGACTTAATAATTTTTCAACAGCAGGACCGCCTGAAAAAGAATTGGGCGTTCCAGGCTTTACAAGTTTTCCAGAATCCTGGTCAACAAATTGTTTCCCATTAATAATATCTTCAAGGCCATCTAAAGTAAGATCAAGCATAGTAGACGCGGCGGTAGCGGTAATAGGATTAAGCACCTTTTCGGGAAGTTCAAAATGTGTATAATGTTCACCTTGCATACCACCAGCTTTAACAGGATCGAATAATCCACCCTTAATAGGAGCAAGGTCTTTTTTTCTATATGTATCTGTTGGATTCTCTAATTTACCATTAGATAAATCTTTTATCTCTTCATCAGTAATAGGTTTAAGATTAAGTTGTTTTCCCTTTTGAACGACATTAATTCCAGCACCTTGCATCATTGCTATTTGTTTATTCCAAACAAAAGATGGTGCCGGCGGAGGAAGCATATCTCCAGTTTCAAGGGCTTTCCAATACTCATTATTCTTTTGGCCTTTAATATTAAACATTTCTTTAAGATTTTCTGTAGCGCCTCTAGCTAATAAAGCTCCTACTTCCATTCTACCAAGATTTTTACCGCCCTCTTCTCCACCAGTAATGGCTTGTTCATTAGAATCATGTCCATCCCTATATCTTGCAGAGAATTTATGGTCAACTTTATGTTCAAGTTTTAATATATGAGAAACACCATTCATAATAGGATTTTTAAATGGTTGACCAGATTGCGGATCGACTAAAATATCTTTATCTGATAAATCATTTTTTTTCAAATCATTTAAAACTCTCTCAGTATTGTCACTTTGAGTAAAATTTCTTACTTCATATTGTTTTCCAGTTTTAGTAGCTATTTTACCAGCAGCAGCTTCAAGTAATTGAGAAGTATTAATCCTATTGGAAACACCAATTGGGCTCATGGTGAGATCCATATACTCACCAGTTTTGGGATTAAATGGCATTTCATGATCAGGTATTATTTTGGAGATGATATGCTTATTACCATGTAAACCCGATATTTTATCGGCAATTTTAAGAGGTTCCTCAGTTTTAACACTTACAGTAACTGTATTACCATGTTTAGCAACGCTTGTAACGACCCCTTTATGGTCATTATCCCAAGTAACAGCCTTATTAGCCATATCTCTGCGAAGTTGCTTCTCAAGCCTTCCTAGGGCTATGTCATCAGCTGTGGGGGCCTTTCGCTCAAGATGAGCTATCAGTACGTCTCCATGGTCGACTTCCTGCCCTGGGTGAATTACACCATCAGAGTCAAGTTTTGCAGCTTGTTTCGTATTAATTATTTCAGGATAATATGCTCTAAACTTGTTTTTAGAAAAATGGCCGTTTGCAGATTTCTTAGCGCTAAAATCATAGATGTGTTCAGATGTTAATTTCTTTGCGGCGCTTTCAGACATAATAGCGGAATCTTCATAATTGTAGCCTTTGTATGGCATGTAAGCAACTTTAAGATTAGCTCCTAATGCTATCTGACCATTTTTAGTATTATTATTATCAGCAAGTAATTGATCTTTTGTAACCTTATCGCCAATTTTTACTACTGGCTCATTATGAATAAAGCCTTCAGCATTTAATGAAAAATTATTGTATAATTGTACTTTTACTTTATTTCCACGCTTATCTTGTAATGTTATTAAATTCGGGTTAATTGCCACAACTTCACCATCTACAGGAGATCGTGGAGTGGGAGATACGCGACCTAAATTTTCGTTTAAACTTTGACCTTTTTCATTGATAAGATTAAATAATGGTTTATCTCTAAATTTAAGGGTAAGGGCCTGTTCCTGCATTTTTGACGCTGTTAATCCCCTATTAGGCTGTATGGAATCAAGAAATGGAATCATATTAGCTGAGTGGTCGAACATGTTGACATGACTTGCCATAATAGCATCAACTTCTTCGGGCTTTACTTCTTTAAATTTTCCATGATTTAACACTTTAATCTTATTGCTAAGAGGTTCAGGCTTTTTACTGGATAAATCATATTGGTCTGGGAAGGCAATATTTAAAGGGTGGGTATCAACAGGGCGGTAAAGAACTTTTTCTCCATTAAGTTTAAGAAATGAATTATAAATATCATTACCGACTTTAATTGTGCCGATGGTTAAATGATTTGTAACTCCAATATTTCCGCCTTCAGGAGTATGTAATGGATCAATAAATCCAGCTTCACTGTTGGATAATTGTCTTGTTTGGTTAGTAACGGCATTTTCATTACCAATACCGCCCTCACCCATAACAGTGACTTTATTTCCGTCCCCAATCATAGACATAATATTTGTTTGACTGGGAGGACTTGATAACATATTCTTTGTTATTGTGCCAATCACATACGGGTCAAAGAATCCCGAGCTTATTGATTTATTAATGTTCTTAGTTTTATCTAATTTATAAATCAAACTCCCAATAATATTCTTGCTTTTTTTAACCAAATTTTCTCTTGCATGATCTTCAATATCGTAAAACGATTTATACAACAATGACTCTCTATCATCTCCCTCTGTCTCACCTTTATGAATATCAATAATCTTTTTAGAAGCATCTAAAAGGACATCTTTATTCACTCCATCATATTCTTTTCCAAGGGTCAGTTTTGTAGTTTCAGAACTTAATTTTGTCGCAAATAACCTATCTTTAATTTCTTTTTTTAATTGATCGTGAGTCATAGTATCAGGAGCGGCTTTACCAAATATTGCTTCATACAATTTTGCTTGGTCCCTGAACTCATGTTTTTCATAAGCCTGTCTATTTGCCTCTACGACATCTTTTCCCCATTTATCCATCAAATCTTCATCTTTTATATCTACCGCTTTAAGAGCATTATATAAGGGTATATTTTTTGAACCATAACCCATAGTAAATGTCTTACGCTCAGGATTGAAATTAAGCTTAAAATTATTATTGAAACCACGATCAAAATCGATAGTTTTATCGACATTAAAAAACGAACTAATTTCGCCATTTTCCTGCCTTCTAGTATATACACCAGGTTTTAAACGGCTCTGTTTAGTGAAAGAATATTCGTTACCGCCGATGAGATAGGTATTGCGAGGAGTTAATTTTGGGACGCTAGTTATCTTTAAATCTTTATTACGATCAATGATTTTTCCAGTGGCTTTATCAATTAACGATACATCAGCCCTGATATCGTCAGTCCAGTTCTGATGTTTATTTCTAACAGATTGTTGGGCAGCGATGTCGTCATTATCGTATTTTTGTTTATACCATATGTCATTGACCTGCAATTTTATATTAGGATTCTCTACTGAGGACAATATCTTTCCTACCGTATTCTTAATAGTCTCATTCATCAGAACGTTGGATCTGGTCGAAGTGTCTAAGTCGCTGAGCTTCTTAAGTATGTCTTGGTGGGATGGTATAGCCATAAAACTCCTAATTAATATAGTATACAATGAAAATACATAAAATGTGGCAAAAATAAAAGCTTGACTTTTTTTAGTTATTATTCACTAAATTTCGGAATAACTATAATGGTATGGTTTTACTGAATTAAGGAGTCCTGCCCATGATGTTACCAAGGTACAAAAACAGACAAAGATTAAGAATAATGGAATGCCATGAATGTCATCACGACTATCTTGGCCATCCTATAAGTAAGTACTGTATGAAACACCGCGATATTAAAAACCGCAAACCTAAAAAGAAATCAAAAAAATATATCATTAAATTAAATCGTATCATCGAATCAAAAGAATTTGATGTTGTAGATATGTCTCTTAAATGCGCATTAAGGGGCTGTGGATATATCTTTGTTATTCGACTTTATCCAAGACAAAAACTATATCCAAGATTTTGTCCTGAGCATAGAACAGAATGGAAACGTTTATACTTTAAACAAAGGAGGAAAGAATGCCGTCCAATATGATAGGTGGTAGAGGAAGAAGTGCCATCTATAATTGGAGAGTAAAAGCGGGAAAAAAAGAAGTCTTCTCAAAACCCACCAAGTTCGAATGCAAAATATTCATTAAAGAACACCAAAAAGATTATCATGATAAACTTCGATTAATACCTCCTAATATGTAAAATAACATTTTAAGGAAGAAATTATGAATGAAATAGAACATGGAGACAGGATGTTGGCTGCATTCAAATGCCTTGAACTGGCATTAATAGAATGCAAACACATATCGCCACAGGGAAAATTTATTCATGTGGCGTTGGATTATGGAAGATCCATTAAATTGACGGAAGAGGAAGTAAAAGAACTTTTAAATATGAAAGTAAAGGAATTGTTCAAACTGGAGGAATAATGTTAAAAAAAATTTGGCATTTTATTCAATTCATATTTCATGTTAAACATATGTGTTGGCAATGTGGAGGAGAACGTCGATTATCTCGTGGATATGGAGATACATCTAATTGTGATATATGTCTCGGATGGGGCGTTGTCTATCATGATATAAATGAATATTCATATTCTATCCATCCATTTGTTGATAAAACACATTGGGAAGACTTTTAAAGAAAGAAGGTATAAGTGAATTATCTTCGTAAAGTTGATGAGACAATCGATACGATTAAAACTATAATGGACAAACAAACTCTAAGACCTGGAAGTTATCCAATGTTTAAAGAAATCATCTATAATCTATCTGTAATGAGAACTAAAATCATGACATGGATAGAAAATGGTGAAAAAACCTTTATTCTTACTAACGATCTCATAGAGGCTTTTAAAAACACGGATATTCCATGGTCTTTAACTTCTGCAGATTTTCATTATCCTTTTGATGTATTCATGATTGAAGGACACGATACATTGTTTGAAACAAACTTTGCAGAACATACTCCTAGAAAGGTCAATGGAATCTTATTTCTTGATAACAAAATTCTTCTTAATAATCCAAACGTACACTGGGTTGGAGATAATGGAAAAGAAGTCCCTAAACCAGATTGGAATGTATCTTTAACAGGATTTTTCGTTAATAATGAAGATGGGCTTGAAAGTATTATGATGCATATGCGACAGGATGAAACTATAGAACAAAGTGCAGCAACTAGAAAACCTGGAGCGCTAATACTTCCAATGGAAGCTGAAGATACAAAAAATATGGCCAATCTGTTCTTCAATACCGTCTTATATATTAATGATCCAACCCGCATACTTGGTGATACTGAAAAACATGGAATCAGGTCTGTTAAGAATATAAAGACTGGCCAATTTCATGACCAAAAGTTCATCACATTATCAGCACCTAAAGACTACCAATCTCTTAGTAGTGGCGGAAGAAAAATTGATAAAAGATTTGTGGTAAGAGGGCATTGGTGGCCGCGCTTATCTAATACAGAATCTAAAAAACCAAGACGGTGGGTATATCCATTCTGGAAAGGGCCAACACTTGGAGAGATGGCTAATAAACCGTATTTACTGAAAGGAAATGAAAATGAATCAAAAGGAACTTGAAAAAAGGGAAGCGGCAATGCAAACTGAATCAACAAGATTAAGCAGATGTAAACTACCACGCCCACAAGGGGCGTGGCTTTAAACAACAGGCATCGAGCAGGTATCGCAGTTATGCAACACCATCTCAATAGTACCCGGTTTTCTGGGGGATTTACTTCTCCCCATATCTATCGAGTTCAACCCGATAGACATAGAACGTCCCGCAATATTTTTGCTGGCGTTCCAATCCGCGTCTGCGGTATAACCGCAGCTCGTGCATTTGAACAAAAAACCGTCCCTGTTGGATTTGTCAATATGACCGCATCTATGACACATACGAGAAGTATTCTTGGGAGAAACAACCTCCACAGAAATACCCTTGGAAGCAGCCTTATAAGTAACACAAAACGTGAAATTTCCATAAGGCCAACGGTTAATCCTACTTCTAAGAGTTTTACCTTTACTCTTAGAGGCTTCTCGTATGTTAGACAAATCCTCAAGAACAATTTTTCTTGCACCAACAGAATCAGCCCAATTTACAAGTCTCTTGGAAGCAACATGCACTGCATGTTCAGTTACGGAAGCCTCGTGTCCCGACATTCTCTTCAAGAGTTGTCGAGACGATCTGGTTCCAACCGCTTGTACTTTAGCTCTGGTTCTTCTGATGTTGGAAAGTTTGTTGTTAAGATGATTAGCTTTGTAAAACAGTTTATTATTATTCGAGTCAGAAGCAACAAAAAGTCTTTTGATACCTTGATCCGTCCCAACAATAACGCCTTGCGTTTTAGGTTCTGGTATATCAATCTCATAGGAAAGATTAAAAAACCACTGTTTACCACGAAGAGATATTTTAGAATCTTTCCAATTTTCTGGGAGAAGTCTGGGATCATTAAATGTAATTTTATTGGCCCAAAGAGTGACTCCTCTTTTGGATCGAGCAAAGTCTCTTTTCCAAATGACAGGTATTACCGGTTTACTAAAAACCGCGAGACTCCATTTTTTATGCTGAGTTTTTTGAGACATATAAGAAGCAGTAACGGTTCTAAAAAGAGTACAGGTAAGCTGGGAGGGAAGATTAAACTTTTCTCTTACAGTTCCATAATAGATTTTTGCAAGACGATTAGAATTAGTATCTTTTTGCTCATAGATTATTTTAGAGAGCCAATTACACGCATCAAGCCAATTTGGGAGGATTTGATCGGCCTTATGGTTCCCAGTGAATTTAAGTTTGATGGTTCTTATAGCTTTCATATTATTAATTATACTCTATTTTCCTTGAAAAGTCAACCTATTTAATTGGAGGACGCAATTCCTCCACGGGGACAAGCCCCGTGGTTTCCTTGCGTAAGCCTCATGAAAAAGCTCATGAAAAAGAGTGAAAAGGAAGTTGCGGAAAGACGCAAGAGGCTGACTATATCATTAGTTGGCTTAAATGGAGACCAAGAGGATTAGTCATTATGCCGGCCAGTAAGAATAACTTTCACTTCAAACATAAACAAGTAATTAGATATGCAGGAAATAAAAATATGATTGAAGTGGAAGATGCGATGCAAAAACTTATACAAAGTAATATTAAGGAGAAATAAATGAGTGTGGCAGGTATAGGAATAACAGCTAAAGTCTTATCCGTAATGCAAGAAGGAAGACAAGAACTTTTAAGGATGAGTTGTCCGGCAATAGGACCATTATCAGAATCACAAAAACAAGACTTACTTCTTGCTCAATTACTTGAAACAATAAAAGAATCAGTAAAAAATGAGTTTTGTCAAATAACATTAATGAATTGCAACCAACAGGAGGTTGTATGCCAGGAGGTGCAAGATATAGAATTAAGCGCTCCATAGATGGTAAACTTTTAATTCGTGATAGTGAAAAAAAAGTTTGGGGGCCTCCATGGGAGAATAAAAATAATTTAGTTCCACAAACAATCGCTACATGCGATGGTCATGATATGGATAACGCTACATTCATATGTGATGCACTCAATCAAATGGAAAGGATTAAAAAAGCCAATTATAAATTCAAAATTATATTACCATAAATGAAAGGGACATATTATGATTGTTGTGTTTATGTTTGAATTTGTCGTTGTCGTTCTCATACTTGCGATATTGATTACTCAAATCATTTTCCCTTTTATGAGAGGTACTCCCATATTTCCAATTTTCAGGAAGGAGGCTGTTTTATCCGCAAAATTGGAAGATGTTAAACAGCAAGTAGTTGAAAAAGATCTCACCGACCAAATTACTAAAACCAAAAAACATTTAAAGTAAAGGAGTTAAAAATGCAGGAACAAAGTCCGACAACAAAAGCAATGATTAGCGCCATCAAGTTGATAGCACTTCTCGTCATTGCATTAGTTGCGCTTATTGCAAGTTGCAGCGTTTTCGAGAACCTTGATGCCAGTCATGTTATGGTTATTCAAAGCCCTGTTAAGGGAAAACTGACCTGGTTTACAAATCAGGGAATCAAATATCAAGGATTCGGGAAAGTCACCAAATATCCTCGGCGTAGTTCCTATGAATTCAAAACACCCGTCCGTTTCAACGATGGTGGACACGGAACTATGAATGGTTCTGTTCAGATAGAAATACCGTTAGATATTCCTCATCTTACCAATATGCATATCAAATATGGAAGTTGGGAAGCAGTTGAAACTCAATTAGTGGGAATGACAGTCAATAAATGTATTTATATGACTGGCCCTCTTATGAGTTCCAAAGAAAGTTATGCAGAGAAAAGAAATTATCTGCTTAACTATGTTGAGGATCAAATATCAAATGGTGTTTATAAAACAGTGCAAAAAGATGTTAAGACAACCGATCCTATTACCAATAATGAAAAGACTGTCACAACAGTCGATATTGTTAAAGATGAACATGGAATTCCAGCAAGGCAGGAAGAGCCTGTTTTAAAAGAATATGGAATTCGCACCTTTAACTTTTCAATTACCAGTCTTCCATACGATGAAGCTGTTGAAGGTCAGATCAAACAGCAACAGCAGATTAATATGGATGTTCAAACTGCTATAGCTTCAGCAAAAAGAGCTGAGCAAAATGTGATTACAGTATCAAAGCAGGGAGAAGCTAATGCGGCTGAAGCAAAATGGAAACAAGAGGTTGTTAAAGCTCAGGCCGTTACTGAAGCACAGCAGAAACTGGATGTTGCCACTCTTGCCGCAAAAGCTGCAGAACAAACCAAAAGGGAACAAATCCTTCTTGGAGAGGGAGAGGCAGAACGTAAGAAACTGGTTATGAATGCAAACGGCGCTCTTGATGTTAAACTTGAAGCATGGAAATATGTGAATGAAAAATATGCCGACGCAATTGCAAAATATCCAGGAGCTTGGGTTCCTTCTATTGTAATGGGAGGAGAAGGAAAAGGCTATAACAATGGAGCAAATGAATTGATTAATTTACTTATAGCACAAACCGCAAAAGGTATTGCACTTGATGCGGGAATGAGAGGGAAGTAAAGTTATTTTGCCTAATTTAACGGAATAACAATAATGGAGTCAGAATAGTTCTGACTCCATTATTTGTTTACTTAAACAAAGGAGCTAAAGTGCAATACTTTCATGTTCGACAACACGACAATGCTGGGCTATTATTGGCAAAAGGTGGATGTACCTTTGCGATGATAGAAGAACCTGATAAGGGGAGACTTCGATGGGGCGTGTGCAAGTGCCATGAAGAATTCGATGCCTTCTGCAAAGAAACTGGAAGAACCAAGGCGGCAGGACGGGCCGTAAGTGAAAAGTTTGTTTTCTTTTCACCTGAATTCGATGAAGAAAAACAGATTCTGTTTGTTCAAAATTTGGCATATTACATGTTTGTGGGTCATGAATCAATGCCAACGGAAGTGCTGATTGCTGCAGCAATCGAAAAGACGAACATGTCGGAAACAGCTTCAAGTCTATTTAAAATCCTCAGAAAAAAACCTAAAGAGCTGAAATCAACATAATTTTTCGATAAATTCAACCTGTGGAGGTGCATAAATGCCATCGACGAAACAGGCGAGAAGAGAACAAGCCGCCATTCGCCAGGCAAAGCATGATGCGTTAAGCATTGATGAAAAAATTAAAAAAGTCCAGGCAAGGGGCGGCAGCGCCAAAGAACTAAAAAGATTGATGGATAAAAAAGAAGAGTTAAACAAAAAGAAAGGGTAATAAATGAGTCATTATCACCTACCTAATCCACTCAGAATAAAAATAAAAGAAATGCTTTCGAGGGATCCAAGTTTATTACCCAAACAAATTGAAGCTAAACTTGGAAAGTCCTTCAGTGACGTACAACTTAAATCATTGGGAGCGTTAAGGGGATATTTTATTAAGACTCATCATCATTCAGAAAAAATATCTCCATTCCGTGTGAGTACGGTATCAAATCTGTCTGCTAAATTTCAGATCAAAGCAAAACAGATGTTTACCGATCACCCCGATATGACCGCAATGGATGTTGCAAAAGTGCTAAAAATAAAAAATGCGCGACATGTTAAGTCGTTATCAAATATCAAAGCTAATCTGAAGCACATCCCCGAAAGTGCATCAGATAATCAGCCTGAAAGAGCGGTGAGACAATATAAGCGCCACTCAAACAATGTAATGATGCTTAAAATGACGACATTTCCCACAAAGGGATTGTCCAAAAAAACGATAGTGGTGTTGAAGAAATTTGCAACGTTTATGAATCAAATCCCTACCGTAGATATTGTCGAAGTCGTCAGTCCTGAAAAAGGATTGGAGGTTCGACAAAAAGTATCAACCTAGCAGAAAGAAAAGACAATGGATTTCAAGAAATTTTCAGAACAGGTCGGCCTCCATGGTTGGCTTGTGAGGATGACAGATAATGTAATTGAGATATATAAACAGCATGGACCCTTACTGAAGAAGAAGACTGTATCGGTTATCATCAGAAAAGTAAGGCCCGATGAATATGTAATGGAGTTTCCTACAAATCCATTTATCTCAGTCACGGCTGCATTCGCTCCGAAAGTTGAGAATGAAATAAGACTGTGCAGAGCGGCATCTATCATATCCTCTATGTATTCAGCATTGAGAAATACTGAAATAGTCAGTCAGATAGTCAACTGGACTGATGTGGTAGTTCTCAATCAATATAATAAAAATGTGAATAAGCGCTGGGCGCTGGATAAACTGAAAAGAATGCAATTTCGTAAGTAACTATAAACAAACCTAAGGGAGAGTTCGCCCTCTCCCTTTTTTCTCCCACCTTGCCACCATTAAGGACCTACCTATGTACCGCACAATAAATATTGCGATAGTGGCTAAAAAAGATGATGCCAAAACATTGGCTGATCATTTACGGGATTATATTACAGGTTTGGGATTAAGCCATTTAACTGAAGTAACAATCAATAAGCCATATAACAGAGAAGTGGCTATTGTAACACGAATTTCCCTGGCATTTGAACAAAAGTATCCAATCAATACTGAAGTTAAATTAAATAAAAAAGGTCTTAATCCCAATTCACTTATTAAACGTCCCCAAGTGGAGCCAGGGACTATTGGAAAAGTGGTTGGGATTGACGAAGGATCAGCATTACCATTCCACGTTAGATTTGAAAATGGAAAAACGGTGTATTGTTCTTTCCAGGAATTAGAGGAGGCATAAATGCCAACCGAAGAAATTATCGTTTCATTCATCGTTAAAGTGCATTATGGTAAAAAGGTTGACTTAGGAAAGTATCTGGCAAAAGGAGTAGATTGGATGGGAGAGCCATTAAATGCCGATGGCTGTGTTGTTAAAATGAAATACTTTAATCACTATAATATTAACTTACTCAAAAAGAAAGTAAAAAAACATGGGTCTCAATCCTGAAACCAGAATAGTAGAAGTAATCCTACGCCTGGAATTCAGGAAAGCTCCAGGAATTAGTGATTACAAAGCAATTCAAGACTATGTTCGTTTTTCGTCGCCCACTGTTCATCCCGAAAAAATAAGAACATACAGTACACACTTCCTTGGTCTTAATTTTGGCTATCTACAACTATCACCTCCAATGCCAAAAGTTAAAAAATCGCCTAAAAAAGTCACTCCTAAGCGTCCTAAAAAACGCAAGTAAAAAAAAGATAACTGCCAATCTTATGGCAGTTATTTTTTTAGGTATTAGGTAATAACAATAATGGAATCATTTGTTATTAACTTAACTTGGAGGAATATATGAAAATGCGAGATTTAAATATACTTCAAAAAAGAGTAGTTCTTTATAATATGTATATCAAGGATGGCGCAGAACCAGAAGTGGCATCTGATGCAGCTGAACATTGTAGAGCCCCGATGAAGGAATTGCGCAAATGTTTTGATTGTGATGAAAATACAGAAATCCAACCCGAACAGTTAATGGCTGATTAAGAGGTAGTTATGTCTGATAAACTTTATGAATTCAGGATTCCATGCTCGTGGAGTAATTACGGAAGTATATATGTTCAAGCAAAAAATCTTGAAGAAGCTATAGAAGCAGCAAGAAATGCAGGACTTCCATATGACAATGCAGAGTTTATGGATGATAGTTTTGAAATAGATGATTACTGTGTAGAAGAAGCTAATCAAAAGGTTATAAAACAAATTGAACAAGATAAAAAACCACTTGACCATATAGTTGAAAACGCATTTCCTGAAGGGGGAATCAAATGAATTTAAACAAATTAATCAAGGAAGCTTTGGAGTTTGATCCATTAGCTTTTGCCGAAAATTTTACTGGCAAGGATTGTCAAAGTGATGAAACAACTACACTACTTGGCATGTTAGCGCACATGGATCATTCCGACGTTAAAAAACAACTTCTTCTTCAAAATAATGATGTTTGTTTTAATATGTCTTTAGAGGGATATATTAAAACATTTCTTGAAATGGGATTTGTTCAGATTTATCAAGAAAAATTTATCAGCGAAGCCTCTAAGAAAGAAGAAGATTTTTATTGTTTCTGGGAAAAAACCAGAGGAATTCTACTCCATTTTGATACTTTTACAATGATTAAAAAAGGACTTAATGGAGGAGATTGGTGCTATAATTTTAAATCAAATGATCCTAATTTCTGGGTCCATGGCAGCGGTCATAGAACTGACGAAGGTATTGATGTCAGATATACCGACTGCAGAGAAGGAGTCTTATCCAGAATTCAAGAATTGGATGAAATGGGAACATTTATTATTCCATGGGTAGAAAGACCATTTCCATGGCTTACCACTCATCAGGATCATAAGGACAGAACTTGCGGATATCCATTTGTTGATTTGTATAATAAAACAGAAGAAAGAATTAAACATTTTCCACCTGAAATACAAGCACTCATTCCTCCTGATAGAAAAAGACCTTAATTTAAAATATCTAAACAATTTCAAAAAAGGAAAATTATGCCTATTCAAAGAATCATTCAGTGTTGTTGTTATATGTTTGCTGAAGATAAGAGATCATGTCCTGACTTTGAGGAAGTATCAAATAAATTAGAAACACTGCATTACAGTAGCCCTCGTCGAACTTGCGCAGTTCGTAAAGGTTTTATGTGTCTTAAAAAAAATCCTCAGGAGTTATTTGGATATGCTCTTGAGTGGAATGAGGTAAGACCAACTATTGAAAAACGAATAAAAAAATAAAACAAAAGGATGACTATGCATAAACTTGATGCATTAAAAACAAAAGTAAGCTCTATGAGAGATATTCAAATAAAAACCCACGAACATGCGGCTAGTATTCAGGATCTTTTAGGCTTTAAATGTGATTTCAAAGATGGACAATGTATTAGAGCAAGAGCACAAAAAGGTAAGGGCGACACATTTGTAGAGGCGGGGTGCTGTTGCACTAAATGCTATGAAAATTTTGGATATTTACAATTTATTCCTGAAAGCGAAATGGAGACATATAAATTGTGTTGGGGTCCTTTAGGCTTCTTTGAACCTGGAAAGGGTTGTCGCCTTCCTAAACGGCTAAGATCAGGAATGTGTTTAAAATTTGTATGTCGTTGGGCACACTTAGATAGCAGAGACCAGTATATATTAGATCATTTAAGTAATTTATTTTATCGATAATTCTTGCAGATTATTGGAATAATCATTATATTTCTATCCAAGCAATCATTGTCCCAACTGACCTTAAGAATACTGGGTGTCTGGTCAGTATACCCATAGAAAGTCATACAATGATGCACTCCAATAACTTCGTCCTCGCCGTTAAAGATTCCAACAAAAAAGTCCTTAGGGAAATTGCCGGCAAGGTCTATCTGCCTTTCAATTCCGAGTATAGTCTCCTTCTTAAGAACGACAACTGGCAACGCGCCTGTTGCTCCGTCAGTATCGACGGAACAGACGTTCTGGGCGGAGATGAACTCATCCTTCATTCTTATTCCTCAGTGGATTTAGAGCGGTTCCTCGTTGATGGGGACATGCTTCGAGGCAACCGCTTTAAATTTGTGCCTTTGTGTCATAGTGAAGTTCAGGACCCAAACAGTCCTGAAAATGGATTAATTGAAGTAAAATTCTGGAAGGAAATCCAGAAGACTGTTTATTTCAATTATATCGTTCCTGATTCTGGGTTTTATCCTAAACCCTACGTTCCATGCAACGATGGCGGCAGTATTTGTAGTAGAGGTGGACAGAGTATTAATTCTTTTTACTCATGTTCAAATTCTACTGGAAATGCAAAATGTAGCACCAACTCTATGATGGGAGCACAAAATGTTACATTTACTGCCGGTACACCTGGCGCTACAGTTCCAGGTTCAATGTCTGGTCAGGTTTTTGGAAGAACATCATTTGAAGGAAAAGATGGTTCACCAACCATTATTAGACTTCAACTGATGGGAAGGCAAGAACCTATCACTGTAGAGAAAACGAGACATGTTTATTGCGGCCAGTGTGGTAAGAGCAACCCTTACGGCAATAAGTTTTGTGGGCGTTGCGGAACCCAGCTTTCCAAGTTTGTAGAAGTATAAACTAATCTTTTAACATTAATTGGGACAATGATTGCTTTTTTATATATAAAGCCTATAGGAGGATATTGTCTATGAAAATTGATTTTATAATCTATAATGGTGAGGTATTTAAAACGGGGGATTCAATTTCTTGTAAAATAAATGGTTCTTTCATACCAGATGCTAAAATTTATGTATGTTCTGAAGCAGAAATAATGGAAATATGGGGACGAAATCGCGTTTGGCTTGGTGTCATGTTTGTATATAATAATTTTTATGATAATCATCTGGGAGAAAGTCCCTATCCTGGTGGTTTTGGATATGAAAAAGCTTTTACTGCAGCTTTAATTAATAAATTTGAAGGTAATGTCTGGAGTGATCATGTTACAGATGTTCAACATAAAATTAAAATTAAAGATGAATTAAAAAATCTTATTGATGTTATGGTATCTCGTGATAAATTAGCAATTGAAAAAGGAGTGATAAATATATGATGGATAGTTTTTTTGAATATAAAAATCAAATCATACAAACTGGAGATGCTGTTAAATGCATCTATAATGGACATAATATTAATGAAGCTAAAGTTTATATTTGCTCTTGTGAAGAAATGATAAGGGTAGCTGGTGCTGTAAATCATTTTAAACCAATTATATTTATTTGTAATAATGAAAGATCAAGTTGGAATCCAGAAACTCACATATGGAACCCTAATTTATTAGGCTATAAATTTGCTATTGGAACAGGATTGCTTGAATCAACGTACTTTGGTACACCATTTCCTTCTTGGTCTGATGGTGTCACTAAATTTGAAAAAGTGGAAAAAGATAAATTAAAAGAAGTAATAGACCAAATGATATTAAAAGATAAATTATCTATTGAAGGAGTATATAAATCATGAAAGATACTACTATGCGCTTAGAAGGTGTCACTTATAAAACTGGTGATAAAATTACTTGTATTATTCGTCGTACTAAAATTAATGATGCTAAAATCTATATCCATTCAAAAAGAGAATCTGATACTGATGCTTATGATGAGATGGATTTTGATAATGGGGATAGATATATTTTTATTTGTAATAATAAAATAGACAGTGGCGATGGTGATAATGATAGAAAATATCTAGGATATCGGCATGTTTATGCTACAATAGTTACGGTAGCTACAGGAACCTTTGATCAGCCAATTAAAGACTTTACTCTTTATAAAGTTCCATATATTAGCCCTTTTTATAAACCTATTCCTAATCAAGATAATCTCGCTATTCTTATTGATAATTTCATTACTCAAGAAAATGAAAAATTTGCAAAAGCTATAGGAGAATAATATGGCTATGGATAGTTTCTTTTATTATAATGGACAAAAATTTAAAACAAAAGATCATGTCCGTTGTAATATAAATGGTTCTTTTATAACTGATGCAGTATTGTATGTGTTAGATGATATAGAGAGTAAAACCAGCGATGGAACGACTGCATATATATGTCAAAATAAACAAAATGGTAATAGATCTCCTCGGCAGTTTGGTTATAAATATAGTTGGGCATTTGCAGTTAATGGTGATTATATATATGACCAAGTAAGGGGTTTAGAAAAAGTAACAACAGATTGTTTTAAAGGAATATTAGATAAATCTTTTCCTCGTATAGGAGAATAATATGGCTGCAGGTGACTTTTTTTGTTATAATGGGTAAAAATTCAAAACAGGAGATCAGATTACTTGTACTATAGTAGAAACTGAAATATTGGTGGTGGAATAGGATATATCTGTCAAAATTTTAAAAATGGCAATCGTTCTCCTAATAATCTAGGATATAAACGCAGTTGGTCTTTCAATATATTATTTGGATTGCCAACAGATCATGTTGATAATTTACAAAAAAAATCAAATTTAAATTGTTTTGAAGAGATCTTGGATAAATCATTTCCTAATGCAAGGAATTAACAATGGATAAAGAAACTTTTATAATTAATGGAATTAAATTTAAGATAGGAGATTATGTTTCATTCGAGATATTGCGTAATGATGGAGTGTTTCGCACAATTAAAGATGCAAGACTTAATCGTGAAGAGTCATATTTTTTTCTTTGTCAAAATATTGTACAAGGTTGGGATTGTTTAAATAAATTTGGATATCGTTATTCATATGCAATACATTCAAGTGAATTTAAACTGTTCAATGTTAAAAAATTAAATACAGACTGTTTTGAAAGTATTCTTGAAACAGCTTTCCCTACGAGGTAACTATGGAAGAAAATACTAATCATTTTAATACATTATCAATTAATGGTGTATTATATAAAACAGGTGATAAAATATCATGCCACATACAAGGATCTTTTATAGAAACTACTGCAATATATATAACAAAAATAAAAACATCAGATAGTAGTGTCTTATGTTATATATGTCAAAATTATTATGATGGTGAGAAAGCCCCAGATCGTTTAGGTTTTAAATGGAGCTGGGCTTTTTATGTTCATCCATTATTTCAACTTAGAAGTTCTGATGTATGTGGTATTAAGAAATTAAAATTACCAGATTGTTTTGAATATATTCTTGTTAATGCTTTTCCTAAAATTTTAACATATAAGGAGTTAATTAATGGGAATAGGAGCTAGTTTTATCTATAATGGACAGGTATTCAAAACAGGTGATAAGGTGACTTGTAGAATACATAATAAATTTATAGATAATGCTAAAATATATGTATTATCTTCATGTGCTGAAGATCGATATTATTGGTTTAACCTTGATTATGCGGGAACTGTAATAGCTGAGGCCTATATTTGTCAAAATCTTAAACATGGATCTGCAGCTCCTGATAGTCTTGGATATGCAGCAGGATGGGTCTTTACTGTTGTAGATAATAATGGTAATATAGAATTAACTGAAGATGTATCAGAATTAAAATTAAATATTAAAGATGAATTAGCTAATATTGTTCAATTAGCGTTTTCTCCTCAACCTGAACAAAGGGGGTAATGATGAAAAAAATAAGCGTCCTATTAATGACTTGTTTCCTCCTAGCCTGTATACCACTTTTAGCATATCCTGACACAAAATTAGATACCTTATTGATAGAATCAGGAAAAATGAAAGAGGATGGTTCTGGTGGATTTTTACTCAGATCAGGGTCTGGACAAAGAACTATTCTTAAAAGAGTTGAAAAGACAGTAAGAGATTCAGATGCGATGGTTCCTGATTACCCACATCCATTAGGACGAGGTAAATATGTTCCATATATGGTTTATTTAAAAGATATAAGATTATATGATCAAAAAATCTATAATCTTGAAAATCAAATTAAGACAGCGACTGAGGTATTAACGAATTTAAAAGATTCTGCCAAATCCAGTAAAGATATCGTGGATATGCTTACAAAGATCTTTGAAGCTATTTCTGCTTTAGGGGCTGCTCTTGGCGGTATTTATGGAGTATTGAAATTTCTAGCAAGAAAGAAACCGGCATAGTTATTTCCTCAGTTTTTAAGGAATAACTATATTGTACAGTTTATCTCCTTTGATTGAGAGGAGGTGGTTATCATGATTTTCCAAATCATGATGGCGATTATTTTTTTCTAAAACAAGTCAATCTTCAAAAATAGCAATAACACTATTTATTGAATTAATAATTTTCATAACCATACAATAACGTATGGTTTTTTTTAATGACTTACAATTCAAGATTAAAGCTTTAGGTAACGTCCAACTCGGCGACACCTCCAACATAATGTCTCTCTCTCTCCCGCACACACACTGAATAAAAAGAGGGCAAAAACTAAGCATAAATCAACTACATTCACAAACAAAAAAAAAGAGAGAATGTAGACCAGTTGGACGTTCTTAATGTTATATATCATATATATATATCTATCTATACTATTATTATATTATTATATATATATATAATATAAATTAAGCAAAAATCGAGCCAAGTTTCTAAACCCATATCATAACTTAAGTTATACCCATGTTAAAAATTTGACAAATGAGAATATTTTTCTCCAATCACTATTCAATTTTCTGTTAAAAAAAGAATATTTTGTATTAAGATAGAAAAAAGAATAGGTTTTTAATATAGTGACTGAATTCTACTTAACGTTAAATTTTTACTATCATTTTGTAAATTACATTTTTCATCAATGAAAGGGGTCTTATTGAGTTTAAGCGTTTAATAAAATATTATGTAAACTTAATCGTTTAAAATTTGGAGAAATTTTTTTTGAGTCAAAATCGTTGTAAGTCACTTAAATCTGGAGAAAATTATGAATATTAAATCAATTAAAAAAATGTTAATTAAACAATTGAATAACATTAAGGATGACTTTGATCCTTTAATGAGGTTTATGGCTAAAAATAAAATAGCCTTAATTGTGGGCATTATCGGGATTGTATTTCTTGGCGGATTTATATTACTTCAAGCAATACTGCGTTATTACGTTGAACCGAAGGAAAAAGAACCTACTTGTATTTAAAAAAAACCAAAGGTTCAAAATGAACCTTTGGTTAAATATAAAAAAGTGTTATTAATTTCTATTATTTGGAATAACTATAATGGACAGTTTAATCTATTCTATTAACACTTTTTTCAGGAGGTTGTCTATGTGTGGCGACGGATCCCATCGGTATCAGCCGGAAACTGACGAAGAACGAAAAGCCCGTCAACACGACGAGGTGATGGCGGCCCAGAAGAAAAGCAAAAGTCATGACCATAAGCATGAAAAAATTGCTGCGTAAGAATAATAGCTGACGCTATTATTTGGGGGCTTTAGGGCCCCCTTTTTTTTAGTTATTATCAACCATTATATGGTATAACTATAATAGTGTGATGCAATAACGCATTATACAATATTAACAAAGGAATTTTTATGAATAATTCAGAAACAATGAGTCAAGCTTTAATGATGATGGTAGCAGTTGTTGAGCCTCTAGTAGTAACTATTGCAGCAAATCCTGAGATGATTATGAGTGATATTGAAAGGAAAAATGCCGCTATTGTCACTCAAAAAATCGGCCAGGTACTGGAAACTTTTCATGAATGGTCAAAACTTGAAAAAGTTACTATTGATGGAAATATGATCAGAAATAGGGATGTTCTTATCGGATTTCGAAGTACCATCAATATGTATCTTAATTACCAGGATTAATATTAAATATGTAATGTAATAAAGCATTACATCAAAAAAAAGGAGATGAATATGCCAAAGATTGCAGAACTTGTTCGTTCACGAGTTTCAACAGCAATTCGTGAATTTCGTGAAGAAAGAGGTATGAATCAGGGAAAACTTGCTGACGCTACTGGTATGTCACGTGCGCAAATTTCTCTTTTGGAGAATAAAACCAACGATATAGTTTCTCCTGCCGTGTACAATGCGCTTCTCACCGTTGATCTGGATTTAAAGAAACTTATTCCAGATGTGATTGTTGCAAAACAAGGAGGCAGGGGAAAGGATCGATTATTTCATGGCGATCTTTCCGTGAAGATTCGCAAAAGAGACCCTATCAGACTTCTTAACGAAGCGAAGGTCCTTGTCAACCAAGCTTCAGCAATTATTAAAAAGCAAATTGAAGAAACTGAAGCTGAAGCTGAAGAACACCGTCAAGCAATTAACGCTTTAGAGGCCACGAAGAAAGAAATCTTAGCGCAAAAGGATTTGATTTTTAACGAAATTGTATCTTGCGCTTAAGATTTATAATAAAAAAGGGGCTTTTACAAAAGCCTCTTTTTTTTGTTATTATAATAATAAATCAGTAATAACAATAATGACAGCAATGTTATTCTACGTTCCAGAGAATTAAAACTCATATGCATTACCGGCTGTGAGGCATCGTAAGATGTATATGGAAAGGTGTGAGTGAAGAACCTTCGGTTCGAGGGGCCTGACACTCGAATTGCACAGACAGGAAGTCTCCTTTAGCAGGGAGGAAATCTGTCAGCGTGAAAACGCATCTATTATCTAAGAGGCTGGTTGCTAAACCAAAACTCAAGATAGTAGAAACTAAGGATTGTAGCTTATCTTAGTACGGGAGACAGGGATATTCTGGTATATCGCAAGATATATGAATATAGAATAACTGTATCTTTGGACGTGGCAGTAATGTCACAAAGCTAACTCTATATTGTCGGATGGCGTTCTGTCGTCGAGTTCCAAAAGAATTTGCGAAGTGTCCCGAAAGGGGTTGGATGGAGATCTTCCAGAGAGGTCACTGTCTTGCACATGATTTATGGGGATATAGCTAGTTTTCCATAATGAGTGTAGAACGATAATATAGCGTTTCCACGGTTAAACGTGGTATGTACATAGCGACTAGTCCCAAAAGGATACCAGCTATAGCGCAATCTGGTGAACGGTTTAATACGCCGGTTCGCTTACATTCTCTTAAAAGGAGGATGTCCACTGGAACCGAAAAAGGGGATAATGCGATACCCTTTTTCTTAGCTATTACTTGATATTTTTTTTAGTTATTTATTCTTTTTTATTGGAATAACAATTATAGGAACAATAACGTTCATTTATTTCAAATCATGGAGGATAAAATGTTGGAATTAGAAAAATATTTACTTGAATTACCAATGGTGGTAAAATTAAAATCGATTGATAACCTTCCATCACGTTGGCAAAGCTATTCAACGGTATATAACCATATTTTAGCGGTCATAGATCAGATACGAATTATGTGTCCACATGATAAAGTGATGCTGATATGTGCGGCACTACATGATGTTGGGAAAGCATTAACGAGAAAAATGAAAAATGGTCTTGTTATCTTTCCTGGTCATGCGGATATTAGTAAAACTTTAGCAAGTCCAGTTGTAACTGAAATGGCGGATAATAAAAAAATCAGTTATTCACAAATGTATGAGACTATGTTTATTATCGAAAACCACATGCGTCCAGCAGTAGGAGGTCTCTGGACGAAAAGTATGGTTCAAAAGTTTTTATTTAAATTCGACAATCAAATTGATAATAAGTTTAACCGTCTCCTGCAATTTTCAGACCTTAATATCAGGGGATCAAATCCTCAAAGAATACCTTCCGGTGTTTGGGTAAAAGAAATTCAATTGTTAAAAGATGCAATTGATAAATATCATAGAGGGGAACTGGTATGAATAAACATATCAGACTGTGTTTTACTTCACACGAAGGAAAGGCTGGTTTTTTAGTTGATGGTGTGCGATATGTATATGATGGAATAGATAAATATTATATCAATTCCATTGAAGAACTCGTACACATGAAAGTTGCTAAGCATGGTAAAGCTTTAAATGTTGCGATAGCCAATTGTACTCACTGGAAAAAAGACGGTGATGCAGATTGGACAAAAAAATAAAACAAACTTTAACTAAAGGATTGAAACAATGCCCTTTAATATTTCAATTCCAAATGACGATGTTTATGCCGGTTTGATTAAAGATGCTTTAATGCTGACATTTCCTGTCCCTGCCGCCACTACTTCCAATCAAAAATTAGAAGGAGTGGTTAGCGAATTAGTTGGAACACATCATGTCAGATTTGGACCGGCTCCAAACCCAGAAAGCCTGGTCGCTATTCGTTCTGTATTAAGAAGAGCGATAGAGAATAATAAACCTATCGCCATTCTTATTCCATGGGGAAGTAAAAAACCTGATAATACAAAGTCTATCGATATAGCGGAGATTATGGGATTAAAAATGCTTTATTGTTTACAACAACGAGTATCTCAAGTTTACGCTCCAGGAATATCGATTAATATCAGGATTGAGGATTTGAGTGGATGGTATATTTTTGAAGATGAACCTGGATCAGTTGATGCCAGTAAAAAGTACGTTGTTGACTTTGAAAGCCTGATTACGATTCTCGGTCTTACCAACTTTATTAAACCAATCAGGGAAAGTGATTTATGTTCCAATGTCGATTTTCATACTTGTTCTGATATTATTATGCAAAAAATTTTAGCTTATCTTAAAGATTCAGATAAGAATGGAATCGACATTTCTCTTCCTTCATTTCAGGAATTAAATGAATTGGGATGGAAAGGCGTCATCCCAGTTGAACAAAGAGAATATTACTACGCACGTTACACTAAGCTTTATCATTGCGACGCAGATACTGTGCGATTTAAATTAGCAAAGTATCTTGCGTCCTGTCTTGCAAGGCATAAGCTGAATGTAAGATGCGATGACCCTGAATGGCATAAGGATTTTATTGAATTAACGTTTTGTCCCCCAGTTCCAGGTGCTCCTGATGCGCTTGTATCGAGGAGATTATATTATCGAACAATACATGATAAATATACCAGAGATCATATTCCTCCATGGAGAGGGAAGGGATACTTGCGTATTTATGATGACAATACTGTATCACCGGCAGTCACTTCATTTGTCGCAGTTCAAGATTATCTATTCAATGAAATACAGATTTCTGGATTCGGGGAAAATCTCAAGATGATTATTGATTATGTTCTAAAATAAGGAATATGTATGTATGTGCATAGAAAGGTTAATTTCAAAAAAACATTTCTTAACGATTACTTTCTCGATTTCCATGGAGGTATGAAACCTCGTACCTCTTTAGAAATTGAATTATTCTGCGGTACAATTGATTATGCATTTCCTGAAGAAGTCCCAAGGGAAATTCATCAATTAAACGAGGAGGATAAATTAAATAAAGAAACACTTGATTGTGTAAGATTTTATTTTCCCATTCATAATGGGCTAAGTTATATAGGAAATGGCAGTTATCGAAGTAATCGTCCAAATCTGTCTGGTATGGTATATTTAACTTAACAAAGGAGGAAGTGTGGCTAAAAAAACATTTGCAGTTTATCGTCGTGAGGAGCTTTCAAGAGAAAGGCTGTTTGATGACATCGATGAAGCTGTGAAATTAGCAACTTACCTTATTTCCAGTGACGCTGGAAAAAGGGAAGTATTAATTTTACAAGCAACTAAGGCGGTCAGGTCAAAAGACGTTCCCATCGAAGTCGTAGATCTGAACGGATAAATATTGTGGTGCTTGTACTACTTGTACTACTAACAAGCACCACAACATATCTTATTTAAATTAAATGAAATACTAGATGTGGTATTAGTCAAAATATCTTGTAAAAAGTACTTGCATTTTTCTCAGGAAACGTTATTTTACTTGTTACCGTCAAAATTTTTTTTACCTTAAAAGGAGTGTGTTATGAGTGAGTCCTTGAAGTTTGAGGGTCAGTTGGATTCGGGTATCAAGTATCAAATTCATACTATGACATCATTCAGTGGTATGGAAGAGATAGCTATGATTATCGAGGGAAAACCAGTTACTATTATCACTGTGTCAAGAAAGAAAAATGGTGGAGTTGAAATTAAACCAGTAATGAATGTGAAGGTTCGTCTTGCCGCCGAAGGAGCTGCACCAGCTGAATCAAGGGAAGCCATTCCCGTGAGGCCAAGATCGGAAATATAATATGGATATTGTAGTCAACCAGTTATTTAACAAGTTACAAAATGTTAAACCAAAATTCAGATTAACATATCCTAAAAGTTTAACTTCCCGACAAAAGCGATCCATCAGGAACGCATTCAACCAGATTCAACCAGAATTTACAAAATTGGTAGAAGAAGAAATGGTGTGTGCAATAGCTTTTGGAAACCCTTTATATCAGGAGGTTAAAAATGCCAGGAAAGTATAATATAGACAAGGGAGATTATAAATATCTCTTCAGTATAATTGATATGGAGTGTAGTGGTAAATATCACCAGATCTATAAAGATTTTGGTGTACAATATGATAAAGGAACTTCATTCTTCTGCGTAAATTCTGCTGCTCATGCGTCCGGCGGAGATAAACATGCCAGTATGAGTATTGATTCTACCACTGGTAAATATCATTGTTTCGCCTGTGGTATTAAAGGGAATCTTCCAATTTTTTATAAAGAGTTTGTCGCTAATGGCCCTATGGATAGGAACGATGGATCGTTTACTTCATGGGCTATCGACTGTCTACATCTTGAAAGATTCTTAAGTCTTGGAAAGACTGAGGATGATAAAAGAATTAAGATGGAAATGAAAGAACTCTATGAAAAACTGAATGGTGAAAAAGTAAAAGAAACAGGTCAACCATATGTAATGGGACAAGAAGTAAAAGACCAGGTTAAAAAAGAAGCATATATAGATCAATCAATAAACGATGGATATGTTACAACATTGATGGGAAGAAAGGATTTGAGGGATTATTTAGAACAGGCTAGAAATATTAAAGAAGAACATATCCTTAAATACAGGATTGGCTATAATGGTCAGGCTTTTACTTTTCCAATGTTCTCAATCAATGGTGATTTAGTTAATATTAAAGCGTATCAGCCATTGGCTGAAGATATAAGAAATAAATGGACACATCCATTTCCTGGCAATCCATCTATACCTTCTCCTGCTATGAATTTTATGCACAATAAGATTTATATCATGGAAGGTGAACCTGATTGCTATTGCGCTATCGGATTTGGATTAAATGCTGTTACTCTCGGTTCTGCGGCTAATGTTGATGTGAATAAGATATTCGGTCCAGATGTTGCAAAACAACTTTTTACAGGAAAAGAAATTGTTATAGTAACAGATGCCGATGACTCTGGAGTTAAAGCTTCTAAAAGCATCGCTGCAAGTGTTTATCCATATGCAAAACAGGTAAAAATAATAAATTTGGATAAGTCAGATATTAACCCATATGGGTTAGATCCTGAACTTATGAAAGATGTGGAAGGAAAACAAAAGAGAGCGCAAAAGGATTTTACAGATTTCATGAAACTTAATGGTTTCAATGATACTGCTTTAAAACTCTTTTTAGAACTCGAAATAAATACAAAAGTATATAGTGAGAATATAAGCAGAAAACAAAAACAGATATTTAAAGTCACTCTTCAAGAAGCTAGATTATCCAGATATTATTCAGATGATGGAATGATTGAACTTGATCTTATTGCCTCAGTTGGCGATGTTGATTGCTCATCATTTAAGTATCCTCATACTGTGGAAGCGCGATGTAAGTGTATGCGCGATGATAATTTATGTGAGGCAATATGCAGCCATTGTAGCATACCTGATAAACCTGGATTTGGCGAAGTTGATGATATGACTTTTAAGTTTGAAAAAGAATACAATTCCAGAGATTCTTTTTCAATTAGAATAAAAGAACATGATATACTTGGATTAATTGAAACAACTGATGATAAAAAGAATATTCAAAAGAAACGATTACTTAAAATTGCAGAACGTTGCAATGATGTTGTCTTAACAGATAAAGGCGTTAATGGCCTTATTCATGTCCGGCTGGTACGAGATATCGCCGAGACTGCTGATGAGTCGGCTATGAGGGACGCAGGGGCATCTGAGATCGATATGGAGGCTTATATGCTTGAGAAGGATATCTATCCCAACAAGTCATATAGATTCAAGGCTGTTCAAACAACAGCATGGAATGGTCAACATGCTGTTCTATTCTGCTACACAGCTGATCCCATCGCAACATCTATTGATACCTTTGTAATGAATGATGAAACTAATGACCTTTTACAGATATTTAAACAGAAAAAAGATGAAACCATACAACAGGCTTTAGATAGGCGATATGAGGTCTTTAGCAATGCATCTGGAATCAATAGCAGGGAAGACTTGTTCTTTCTTAATGATTTAGTTTATTTCTCGCCTATTGAAATAGATAATAAGACTATTTTGCCGGCTATTAAAAGAGGTTGGGTAGAAGTTCTTATAGCTGGACAGAGTCGCTGTGGTAAAACAGTTGTCAGTAAGTTTATGCACAATCATTATAAAATTGGAGAATTCCTTGGCGGCTCTAATGCTGTCAGTAGGACGGGCCTTGTAGGTTCTATTGAATATTACAGGAAAAAGCCTACAATTAAATGGGGAAAATTTCCAATGAATGATGGTGGCGTTGTCGTTATAGATGAATTAAGTATCATATCCGAAAAGGATTTTGATGACTTGACTTATCTACGATCAGAAGGTCTTGCTGAACTAGTAAAACAGAAATATGGAGTAATGAGGGCAAGAGTAAGAAAGATAATGCTCTCTAATAAAAGAACATATAAGAATGCCGATTATAATTCTGAAAATGCTTCAGAAGGTGGGATAGAAATGCTGAAGCGTTTATGTGGAAAAGATCACATTCTTGCCAGGTTTGATATTGCTTATATAGTAGCCTCCGATGATGTTGAGACTTTCAGTTCAGCATATGAACAGATGTCCACGGAATTTACTGAATATCAATGTCAGACCTTAATCAAATGGACATATTCAAGAAAACCAGCTGATGTAATATTTGAAGATGGGTTTGAAGATGCTTTAAATGTCGCCCAGGAAAGAATGCTGGAAAAATTTCATAAATCGACTCAATTAGTCAATCAGGAGATGAGAGCAAAGTTGGCAAGATTGTCAATCTCACTTGCAAGTATGCTTTATTCAACTCTTGAAAATGATTATAATAAGATTTATGTGAAGAATGAGTATGTCATGTATATGATGGATTATTTAACCAAGATTTACTGTGGAAAGAATATGTATCTTGACAGGTATTCTGATATTCAGAAAAAACAGGAAAATCTTGGCGATATGGCCGTTATGATAAACATGCTTAAATATGTTGATATGAATTTATTCATGCAGTATAGTGAATTCAGTGTTGATGATATTAAGGTTATTTTCGCAGGAGTACTATCAAGAGTATCCAATAACAAGTTATGTCTTGTTGATGGAGTAACCGATGATAAAATACGGGGGAAACCTGTAAATGATCTTCTGCCGATACTTGTTAATTTACTTTTAAGCAGAAACTGTATCGTAAAAGTAAATAACCGAAAATATCAGAAGACTGATAAGTTTAATAAATGGTTAAGTGATCGTATTAACGATATAGGAGAAGGTAAACATGTCGATCAGAGCAGTATACTTGAGCTTGAATCAGATGAACAGAATTCTGAGGTCGATAAAAAGACAAAAACTCCTGACCCAAGTAATTGGGCTTTTAGAAAAGAACCAGTTGGTGAGTTTTGACAGATTTCCATATAGTGAGATATATAGCATATTACAATTATATATCGAACTAGGATGGGCTAAAAAAAGAGAAACTGAACTTAAAACATATACAGAACTTTTAACTTCTGTATTAATGGTGCAAAATGATATAGACAATATCATAACCACTATAGTTTGTAATGATAAAAATTTAAAACGATTCTTACTCATGCATTCTATATTTAATTCCAATGTTAGTGCTCATGATTCGCTGGAGAGGCTTATGATTAAGCTTCTCCAGCCTAATAAAGAAGATCGAGAATGGTATGTAAAAGAACCGGAAGTTCCTAAAGAACTATTGCAGAAGTTGGCAATATTCGATCCAGAACCTTGGAGAGATATAAAAGATAATGTTGTTATAACATATAAAATGTGGGGTAATTATCAACAGGGTGAACAAACTGAACCTATTCAAATAATAGATACTGATTGGAGTAAAGTTGCAAAAGAAGCTAACGATTTGGTTGTCAGTATTCAACGACATAAAGTTATAGATATACCTAAAATTGTTGAAGAAGATGAATTACCATTTTAGCATGTTATAACAAAGCAATTTCTGTAATAACTATATTGAGAAGCTTTATTTAACTATCAACAACCGGAGGTTTCGATGGGTGATTTAGGAGCCTTTTTTTCGTCAAGATCCGAAGAGGATCAGCAAAAAACACAAGCTGCAATCAATAATGCCCCTTCAGAAAGGGGAAACAGAAGGATTGAGCATCCAGGAACATATGTCGTAAAGGTTGGGGAGTTTGTATGGTTTGATAAAAAAGATCCTACCCATCCCATTCCGACACCAAGTCCTGAAATAAAAATTTCAAGAAAGAATGCTTTATTACTTAATATGTCATTGCAGGTTTGTGATAAAGGAACAAATCTTGTTCCTCCAGGAGCATCAATATTTCATACCGTGACTCTTATTCCAGCAAAAGGTGCTGATGATAAAAAAATTGAAAATACCACAAGATTTATGAAGCCGCAAATGGTGGCTTTAACAGGAAAAGATAAAATTGAAGTCAATGAAACTTGGCTAAAAGAAAATTGCACAATAGATTTTACTGAGACGGCTGGAAAAATAGAAATCACAAGACATCATAAAATGTTAAAGCAAATATATGCTACAGTGGATTTTGTTCCTGATCAAAATAATAAACCGAAATTGAAAGTGACCGCTATCAATAAATTGATGCCTGGAGATAAAAGCGTCACACGAAAATATACTGATGAAGAAATGGCTAGAATGTCAACCGCTACAACAGCGGCTGTCGCATCAGATGCCGGCAATATAAGCCCTGCAGAAGAAGCTGACGCAACAGATGTTAAGCCTACAGCCACTATGGATACTTCAGCTATTAAAAGAACAGAAGAAGATTTTTAAGGAGGAACAATGATTAAAGGCTTAACGCATGACGTTAATGGAGTCATTAATCAGACTACCAAATACAAGGGCAAAATCTCAACAGGTTTTGCTCCTGGCGAAGGTCCGAATAAAGCCAATCATCCTATTCCATGTGGTTACTTCAGGATGTTAAAAGAAATCACCATCAATGATAGGATTGGCGGCAAAGATGTGACACGAAAAGAGTGGAAATTGAATGAAGATATTCAAAAGAAGCTTGAAGAAACATTAAATAATTCAAAGACCCCAAGAAAGATTGATTTTATCTGTCTATTTTCACATCCTGAACAATTGTGGGAAAGTAGTTTGGCAATGTATTCAAGCACTGATGGATTAATGTGTAGAGGCCATGGCATGAGTACAGTAGCTAAACAACTTAAAGTTGAAGGCGATAAGAGAACTTGGTTGGATAGGGAATGTAAGTATAAAGAATGTCCTGATTTTATGCATAAGGACTGTAAGGAAATAGGTCTTATGAAGGTGTTTCCTTTAATTGACATTTCAACAAATCCTTATAGATTTGAAACGAGAAGTTTATATACTATAGCAGGTATAGAAGCTTCTTTGGATAAACTATGGAATCTTTGTAAAGCCGCTCATATAATTAAAAAATATGAAGCCAAGAAAGATATTCCATTTGAAGGCTTTTTTGGAATGCAGTTCAGTCTTATACATAAGAAAACAAAAGGTGCTGGAAGAGATATCTTTATTACCGATATCATTCCAACTCCTGAAACAGCAGCTGCCATTATGGAGCCAATCAAAAGAGGTATTAAAATGAATCAAGCTGCCGCGCTTACAGCAGGTGGTTCATCCTTTTCTTTACTTAATGCTGATATTGAAGAAGCTGTCATGATTGAGGGCCCTGAAGAAGGCCCTGCAGCTGCTATGGATTCAGAAGATGAGAAGGCAATAGCAAGTCAATTTGGTGCTGATGCCGCAAAAACAGAACCTGATGATGCAGCGTCTATGGATGCCGCTGCTGCGACATTGTTAGATAAATAAGGCTATTGTTATGAATAAAGAATATTCTAGGCAATATTATTTAAATCATAAAGCCGATATGTTAAAATATGCTAGACGATATTATGTAGATCATAAAGAAAATCTAAAACAATATGATCAACAATATCGTCTAGCACATAAAAATAAAATTATAGAAAGACAACGTATTTATGATTTAAATAACAAATTAAAAAGAATATCATATCGTTTAAGAAATAAAGATAAAATTAGACTATATCAGAATAATTATTCTAAAAAATATGGAAAAGAAAAGGCTAAAAAATGGAGAAATAAAAATAGAGTAAATTATTTATTATCAAGTTTTAAACAAACAGATAAACAAAAAGGATTTACTTGTAATTTAACAATTTCTTGGCTAAAAGAAAATATTATTACAAAACCTTGTTATTACTGTGGAGATACGGAAAATATTGGTTGTGATAGAATTGATAATAATCAAGGACATACTATAGATAATGTTGTTCCGTGCTGTAGAGTTTGTAATAGTGTTCGTAATAATATATTTACTATTCAAGAAATGTCTAAATTGGGTATTGTTATAAAACAAATAAAATTAGATCGTAAAATAGTTTAATAAAGTGTAAGTTAATAAATAGTAAGTTGAAACAACTTACTTCATTATTACTTCCTGCTCCGCTACGCTTCGCAGGAAGTTGAGCTTGAGGACATTATACTGCAGGTCCGAAGAGATAGTATTTACATGTATTTTCCGTGTTTTACTCTGTCACACAATCAATTTAGTTACACTTTAAAAAGTAAAAGAAATATAAGAATTTGTTTGCCAGTTGTAACAACTGGTTGCACATCTTTCCCTACGGGAAAATTACCAGCTGAGGCTCTCCAGGCGCTGGTGGCATTCGAATTCACCTCTTTCTGGGTGATTTATTCTGTTACTTAGTCAATTTTAGTTATATTTCTTTTTAGATTTCAGTATAAGACTTTTTCAGGTAATGTAACATTACTAGAAAGTTAGTAGTCAGCACACAGTACTGTGTCCCGTTCTGATCTGATGGAGCACCAGTCATCCTGACGATTGTCATTCATGTCCTACGGCATTCATGACGGCAGTCAGGATGACAGGAGCACCATCAGTCATCACTGGCACAGCACTTCTATCTTTTAGTTATACTGGAAGGATTTTATGGAAACAATCAAATTAAAAAAGGGTATGAAACTGTATACAAAAGATGGTAGGAAAATAGGAAATGCCAGAATAACTTCTTCGTATATATTTGATATTAAGCATCCTACAGTAACATCTTTTGTAGTGTATAGGATTAAAACAGATTTTGGTAATAAAACAGAATTAAATGCAGATGAAATTCAATCTTTGTTTTATTTAAAAAGGAATTAATAAAGTGCCGGCTGTATTACCTCCACCGAAATTCCTTCCTATACAGGCTTTCGGGCAAAGGCCACACACTACAGCCGGCTTATTTTGGATTTTTATTATTTATTAATTATAAACCATCAAAAAGGTAAATATATGTGTGATTGTGATTTTGATATCACTACGGCTATTAGAAAAGGAAGGGCTTATTATGTCTGTCCTAAGTGCGGCGCTGATGTTTCACTGTATTATTTCATAATGATGGAAGCAATATTGGAGGGTGAAAAAAAAGATAAACAAAAGGAGAAGTAAATGGATATAATATTATTAGTTTTGTTATTTGCAACAGTAACAGGTATTGTAACATTTTTATTACTTTTATTCTATAGTTATATAACTAAAAATAGTTATATAAAAACAATGATTCGTAAAGGAGAAATACATATACAATTTCCTGATCCAGTAGATTGTATGAATGCTTTAGGTTATTGGAAAAATGGTGAAGTAGATACTCCTGAATCAAGAGCCGCACAAGAAATGTATGTGTTAATTAAAAAAAAATTCAATATTGCAATGAAAATCAGTTGAGGAACTTATGGATGATTACAAACCTTTAAATGGCGGCGCTTTTATAAATGTTGTTCCCGTTAGCGGAGCATCAAGTAAACCAATTGATGTTATGAGTCATAAAGTAACTAAATGTAAATATTGTGAAGCGCCAATAGTTTTTGTTGCAACTCCAAGAAGGAAAATGTTTCCAGTTAATGCTCATCTTCAACCTAATCGTCTTTATAGAATTATGGTAAGTGATTTTCACGACTGTCTTAATACTTAACCCTGTATAAGGAGGAATTATGCACAAGGAGTTACTTTATCACATGCAAATGTGGTGATAAAATTAAACTTACTGAAACACAATTTAATGATTTTGATTGTGGTATGATGGGATTTTTAAAATGTGACTGTGGCCAATTTATAATGCCACACGTCAGAGAAAGAGAGGGTATTAAAATCGAAGAGAGTGAAGCTAAGGGTGAAGACCCTGGCTGGTGTTAAATTATTTGTATTATTCGGGTTCGAATCGTCTTGCATAAGGTTTCCTAAACCGTCTGTATCAGACGCGACTGGGAATTAATCCAGTGGAACCAGGCCTTGCCTGTACGGGCCTTACATTCGTCTTAGTTATGCAAAAAATTATTATATGATGCTAAAATTAGATGTTTATTAGAAAAGATTGATTTAATTGGTTAAAATTTAGAATTTAATTTTGGAGAACCTGGCTATAGACAAAATACTATAGCCAGGTATTTATTAGAATGGAATATTGTAATGAATGACTTTTGTATTGTATTTATGGCATTTTGGACTGTACTATTGTTATCTATTCTACTTTTATGTAATAACAGCAATAAGCAACCTATTCATCAATATCAGCAAACAATCGATTTAATCCAGACAAAAAAGATTTAATGCAAGATTTTTATGTCAGTATGTACCATACTGACCACAGAGTAACGTGTGTATGATGAACTCTTCGCTCACGTCTGGCCCCACCTAGGGAAGCCCTAGGTGGTTCAACGCCAGACGATCACTTATCGTTCATGAGTGATCTTAGTTGCATTAATGAATTGTAATATAAGATTATATTCCAAAAGGAAGCGGATATGTGTAGCACTATCTGTTAATTCTAGATAAACGCAACTTCACGCTTTTGCCTTCCCCAGGCTCGTCTCGCTGAGGGGCTCTACTCGCCTTGGGGAGGCAACGCTTACTCGTAAATCATTTTTTAGTTATATTACAATCTTTTTTTTTACAAAGGACTCTGTATGTCAAGTATTGTTATTCAAGTAGAAGGCGGATTAGTTCAGGATGTGTTTCAAATGGGAAGAGGTAAGATTAAAAAATGCTATGTTGTGGATTTTGATGATGAAGATTATGATGCTGATAAAATAACTGAAACAAAAGACAAAAGTGGCGCTTGTTTAGGAGCTTACGTGACAGAATTTAATCTTTATCACCTTGCTAAAGACTCTGATGTTCGTTTAATGATGAAAGAATATATGAGGAGGCATCATGTTCGGATTTAAAAATGTAGAACTTGAAGAATTAAAAAAACTACTTGACGAAGCAATGAAACAAAGGGATACATATAAAACTAGATGTATTGAACTTGAAACTGGTATAGAAAAAGGATTTGGAATTAAAGTTCGTACAGAAGTTACTGAAGTTAATGTAGCTTTCACAGCTATGGAATTAAGTGTCCTTCATGTTGCTATATGTAAATTAATGGAACGGCCATTAGTAACTGAAGATGTTGAATATTATCTCACATTAAGAAAAAAAATTGAAGATTTATTAAATGTAGTAAAGGAATAATCATGGGTACTGAGAAACAATATGTCTGCGTTGACGTTGAAACAACAGGACTTAATCCTGAACATGAAGAGATCGTGGAAGTCTGTGCTAGAAGATTTAAAGAAGACGGATCTCTTGGAAAAGAATTCTTCCAAAGATGTAAACCTCGAAATAATTTTATTCCAGCTGAAGCTACAGCAGTTCATGGAATAACGATAGATATGGTAAAAGACAGTCCTAATTACTTATTAGATGGTGTTCAGGAAACTCTTGTTAATTTTATTGGAGAAAGAAAAGTAATAGGACATAACTTAATTGAATTCGACCTTAAATTTCTTAAAATAAAACCAATGGAAATAGAAGACACTTTAAGCATTTGCAGGGCAAGATATAATGGTGGAAATGCTCTTAAAAAGGCATGTATCAGAGAAGGTATTAAATTTGATCCGAGTAAAGGCCATGGCTCTCAATATGATGTTGAAAAGACCATAGAACTTTATCTTAAATTAAAAAATTTTCCCAGTGTTCATGTGCAACAGGATATGTTTAATGCCCTGCCAGAAACAAAGGCGGTGGATATGATAGCGCAACAACCAGAAATCAGTAATGAAGAAAAAATGGCTGCAGTAAAAAAGATGTTTACGCAACCATATTCTTTTTCAAGAATTAATTTGTTTCACCAGTGTCCATTTAAATGGAAAAAAAGGTATATAGATAAAGTTCATGAACCAGATCAGGATGCACTTATTACTGGATCTGTATGCCATAAAGTGGCACAGAATACAAGTGTCTGGTGTTATAGGGAGACGTTTGCAAATAAATTTTCTCTGTATGCTATAATTACAAAATTTGCAAATGATGCTTTAGTGATAAATACAAAACAATATTTTAATCTGATGGATGAATCTAAACAGGAAATAACATCCAAACAGTTAGGATATTATTTATTTGAAAATCCTAAAGATATCATGCAGTATACCGGCTTTAAAGGTATGTCTCATTTTGTTCATGAAATGGATGCAAAGATTGGTGAATCAGAATATGAAAAAGTATCAATGCCCGATCTTGATACTTATAATAAAATAATCAATGAAACATTAAGAAATTTTAAGGTTACTGATCCCGATATAATTAGGGATGTTGAATTGATTATGCTTAGGTTTTATAGAGCAAAAGATTTCTCAAATAAGTTCGGGCAGATAGCTCTTGTTGAAAAACAATTGGCTTTTGATAAAGATTGGAATTACGTGTCTGATTGGAGGTCAGATTCAATATTTTTCAGAGGTATCCTTGATATTATAGAATATTATCCTGAATATGTATTGATTACTGATTATAAAACATCAAGAGTTATGATGACTATTGAGCAATTGAAACGCGATATGCAGCTTAAGATATATCTGCTTCTTTTGTATAAATTCCTTCCTCCTGAATCCATTAAGCGTGTTATTGTATCAATAGAATATTTGCGGTTTGGAAAAACTGTTGAATATGAAGTTGAAAATATAGAACAAATGGCACAAGAAGCATGTCAATGGATTAATGATTCAATCATAGATATTGAAAATGAATTAATGAAAGAATCAGATAAATCATTTCTGCCAAGAAGGAATGAATATTGTTATTGTTGTTATCTTGGAGACAATAATATTTGTCCTCTGTTTAACAGAAAGCATATTAACAACATAAATGATATTGAATCCTTCGAGGTAAAAACCAAAGAAGATTGTATAACCGCGTGGAAACGAGTTGAAACCAATAAAAAAGAAATCAAAAATCTTACAGAAAAATGTAAAACCTTTATTAAAACCAGCGAACAAACAGTAACTATTGATGAAACGGCCAAGTTGGATAATTATGCCAAGGAAATAAGGGAGTACGATTCTGAAAAGGTCGTGCCTCTTCTTCTGAAAAAGGGTTTAAAGATGAGCGATATCATCTATTACTTCAGTGTAAGTCCAACAAACATGGAAAAAATAATTAACAAAAATAAATTAGAAATCAGTGAAACAGAACACAACCAGATATCTCATCTGAAGATCAGGCATGAGTTTGATGCTTGTACTGAAGATGAAGCTAAGGCGAATGATTACATGAACGCCTGATTGGTTGCCGCTCCCGACGGCTTAATGTTAAGCCGGTTAGGAGGTTTCATGCTTATTGTAGCCATAATCTCAATGGATCTAATTTTGCTACTGACGAAGTATTTCATTGGTTACTATTAGGCTATTAGTAAAAGAGGGGTAAGTATCGCATTATCCCTCTTTCTTCTTCTGGAGGAGTTATGCTTTATTCGGATACTATATCTAAATTTATTGATCTTACAAAGTTTAAACCAAATAAAAATTACATAGATTACTCTGTTATTCATGAAACCGACAATACGATATCAATAGCTTTTATACAAACTAATGATAATACGAAAAATACTATATATAAAGATCATAATTTACTTAAAATCAATACTCCATTATGTTTAAAGCCATTTATTGGAAAAAAGGTGATAATATATAACGATCATATCAATTCATCTATAAATGAATTATGCAGGATAAAGCCAATTGATTTTAAGTTTGAAAATATGGTCGGTCTACGATATAAATATCCTTATTTTACCAGCACAACGCTTATTATTCCTTTTTTTTACATAAACAAATACCTAGATGATATATCTTCTATTTTGAGAGCGTCATTTGTATTGACAAATGAGTTAATTTTAAGAAAAAATCAAATAAGAGTTGAATTTACCATCACTAAAGATGGTGAATTATTAAACTATCCATTATATAAGACAACTAACGGATTAAAGACTAGAATGTTGCATAAATTTCTCGATTTAATCGACGAAAATAACAAATTTTTAGAAAAATTTACTTATTTTGATACTATAGATGTCTCTTTTAACAAGTATGGCGTGATGGTTTTTCAAGAGGAGTTGCAATGAGTGATGAATTGGACAAAAAATATCAAGAATATGCTGAGGCCTTTGCTGAAAAGGCAGAAATAGACTCAAAAATCAAGAATTTATCTCGCCTTGTTGACGATTTGAAGCGAGAAATTAAGGAACATGACAATACGGGAGAGTATGGGCTTAACATTACAGCTCATGCTTGTAATCAAATATCAAAAAGACTCGAATCTCTAGCTGCAGAAAACAGTGTGATTTTCAAAGATGTTATGAATATGGAAAATCCATCCTCATCTCTTATTTGGCCGACAAATATGGAGAGTTTTGTGCTGGGAATGTTGGCTAAGGCGCGATTGAGTAAGGATTTTACTGTAGAAGACTCAAAAAATAGTTCTGGAAAAGAATATCACTATAATATTGAAATTAAGGATTGGGCAACAGAAAATAAGCGTCTTATTTTTACTGGATTAGTGGAAAATAATAATATAAAAACAGGGTTCTTCAACTGGACAACATAAAATAAAATTATTATGAAAATAAAATAAGATGTTGTTTTTGTCTATTTTTTTCTATTTTAATTTTACTTATTTTTTGCTTAATTTCATCAGATGGGCATATTCCTTTATGAGATTCACTAATTTTTCTTTTAGTTTCTTCAGAGCGGCGTTTACCATAGTGACCTTCGCTCATCTTTTTTCTAGTTTCTTTAGATCGGCATATACCTATATGAGATTCCTTTAATTTGATTTTAGTTTGTTCAGAGTGGTGTTTTCCATAAAAATGATTCTTATCTCCCATATTTAATTTACTAAGATTTTTTATTGTTTTTTCAGAATGATGATTTCCAAGATTAGGTTTTCTTCCTTTACGAGATTCAATCATTTTTCTTTGAATTTCTTTAGTAAAATATCCACCATCTCCACCATTAGTTTCATTAACTATAATATAATTATGTTCTCTATAAAATTTAATCCATTCTATTTCTTTTTTTTCCCATATATATTGATCTACGATTTCAAGAATTTGTATATCGGGACTTAAATTTTCTTTAGTAAGTGATTTAATCCAACAAGTTTTATAACTATGATTTTTATCCTTTAGATGCTGATAATACCGTATATATGGGTTATCACTTTTACCTATATAAATATGAAACTCTTGTTTTTCTATTGGATCTAATAAGGCATAAATAAATGTTGAATTCATAGTGTAAATATAGTATTAATTATAGTAAATAACCAAGAAATGTTAGGGAGAATTATGAAAGTGACACAGATTGATTTATTTATTTTATGCGTAGAATGTAATGATCGTGATTTGCTAGAGGTTATACAAAATTGTACTGATGGCTGGAAGATACGAGGCCTTAATCAGATCTATCTTCCAGTCAAATCCGGCCCTAAAATTCTTAACTTCATGAATTATGGAATAGAATATGGTCCTGGCGCTGAAGAAGCTATACAAACAGTCTCTTTCAATACGCAAAAACGAATCGAGAATGTCCAGAAGATCAGAGGACAATATGGCAGAGAGATTAAATTTGATTATGATGTTAAAGGAATCTATAAGCCGTTAGATCACCAGAAGGTAATGTTTAATATGATGGCTTATAATAGCTCCGCAGCACTTCTAGCTGATCCTGGTACTTGTAAGACAGCTCCTTATTTATGGGCAATAGATAAAAGAATTCAAAAAGGTCAAATCAAGAAATGTCTTGTTATAACATTAAGTAATCTGAAAACTAATGTTAAGGAAGAAGCTAGAATACAAGTGCCGCATCTTAAATGCGTTGTGTTGAATAATAAAATTCAAGCAGATAAAATTCTTAATAAAGGATTTAAAGATGCTAAGAAAAATATTGACTATGATATTTACCTATCAAACTACGAGTCTATTTATGGACTTACTGATTACTTCAGTGATAATTATTTTGATATGGTTGTTTTGGATGAAGCCCATAGAATCGGCTCGTATCGCTCAAGACAAACAAAAGCAGTTATTAGTAAATTTGAAAATATCAAGTATAAGTATGTTGTCACCGGAACACTCGTGGCAAACAATTCCTTGTCATTTTTCATGCCATACAGATTCCTTGGACCTGATACAGTTCCGTATGCTTCATTTTATGAATTCAGAAGGAGATTTTGTTTTACTGTGGATCCCGATGGATTTATATGGAAAGAATTATCTGGAACAAGAACTGCGGTCAAGGAAATCATCGACAAAGTAGCCGTGGCATTTACCAGGGATGAATGTTTAGACCTTCCAGATGTAATATTTGAAAGATATGAATGTGAAATGGATGCTGAACAAGCTAAAGTCTATCAAGATATGAAGACCAATCTTGTTGCCACCATATTTAATATGTGCGAGAAATGCAATAAGAAATGTGAAGTTGATAACGCATGTGATGAAACAATATCAACAAAAACAGCTCTTACTTTAATAACTAAACTGCAACAAATCGCTTCTGGATTTTATTTAAATACAGTGATTAAAGTAGCGGATGACGGTTCTGAAACAAAAGAGCAAAACATCATAGATTTTAAAGAAAACGCAAAATTAAAGTTACTTATCGAAACACTTGGAAACATACCAAATAGTAAGATTATTATCTGGAGCAGTTTCGTGCATTCTATTGATATCATAACTGACGCAATAGAAAAAGCCGGCTATGGGCCTGTCTTGAAATTGTATAAAGATATAGATGCATTTGAAACTGTTGAAAAATTTAAAGATCCACAATATAGAATTCTAGTAGCCAATCCTTCCAAGGGTGGTGTTGGGTTAAATATACAATTTTCGAATTATCAAATATTCTTTGCCATTGATTATTCATATATTAAAAGAAATCAAGCTATCGGGCGTCAGGTAAGAGAAGGTCAGAAGAAAAAGGTTACTATAATAGACCTGACGTGTAAAGATACGATTGATGAAGATATTTTAGAGGCTGTTAATCGAAAAGAAGAATTATCTGAGGATTTAACCTCTTTAGCTAATATGAGGAAACTTTTTTTAAAGGATTAATTATGAAAGTGTGTCCATTATCAAAAGATGAGCCTACTATGTCATTTGCCAATTGTCTACAAGAACGGTGTGGTTTTTGGTATAAAAATAAAATTCGAGATGGAGGAGAATGTGCAATATTAGTGTTAGCCGAAAATACAGGTTATATATTTCAGGAACTGCATGAATTAACAGATATTCAAAAGGAGAGACCATGAGTGCTTCAGAAGCTTGGGATAAATACAAAGCGGATAAACTTGATGTAAAAAAACAAGAAACAAAAGAATTTATCGACAGTATGATGATAGATATATTAGAAATTCTTGAAGATGCTTTTAAGGCTGGATATGATATAGGGCATTCAGACGGATATAATTCAACATCAATAGATCAAGAAGAAAAACATGGCTGAAGAAAAGAAACTTCAAACTAAGATTTTAAAAGATCTGCGCTCTTATAAACACATGATCTGTTTTAAAATCATAAGATGCTCAGATAATGGCATCCCAGACATTTTCTTTACCAACAAAATAACTGGACCATGTTTTCTTGAAGTTAAAAAATCTGGAGAGGTTCCTGATCCTCTCCAGTTTAATATTTTAGGAAAACTTAATATGTTAGGTGCTCACGCTTTTTGGTGCAATAGTTGGGAAGGCTGGGTTAAAATTAAAAGAGCCATAAACCTCTCTCACGATACCGTTTCATAATTCCTCTGTTATTTCAATTCCATTTCTGTAATAACTATAATGTAGGTAATATTAATTAGTTAATTAATTATAAACTTAATTTTTTTTAATTAGGAGGAATTATGTTCGGATTTATCGAGGAAAGGTTGGCGCTGGTTCTCGGAATTCCGTTTGAGCCATTTGTGCTAAATGGCGGCGGAGTAGCCGCTATGATAACAAAGAACTATTATATCAGAGTCCTGGGCGCTCTTCAAAGGGTATGGGAACTTGCAGGAGATTCTGACCGTTTAATGCCTCTTGATAAGGAAGCCGACATTGTAGGGATGAGAGTGATCATTCATAAATATTATTACAACGATGACATTCTTAATAGTCTAACTAATGGTTCAGTAAAAGAGACAACAACGTATGAAGCTATTCAAGAGGCAGGGGTTGGCACTCAAAGGTTTGATGTGGCTAACTTTGAAAGAGAAATCAGAACTGCCTATGCTGAAGAACCAATGCCTGAAGAACCTGAACCAATGGTTCGTGTTATAAGGCCTGAGGATATGGCACAACCAACTGGAGGTATAGGTCCTGCGCCAGAACGTCGAGCTGCAGAGGAAAGATTACGAGGAACTGTGAGAGGATTGGCAGAAACGATGGCTGAAGAGGTTATGGAAAATGTGGAAGATGAAGGAGGAAGGCGTACAGTGAAAAGGCATAAAACCACTTTAGCAGAAGCGCTGGATAAAGTATCTGAAACTGTTGATGAGCGATTGCAACAGTTACATACTATAGGATTTCGCTTCGAAAGTAAAAATGACAGCAAATTCAAGGTATGTAAACTACGCGCTGCTCCAGAAGTATTTGATGATAGTTTTCTATTTGATTTTGCCAATCAAGTAAAATGTCATCTTATTATAGGCGACGACAGAAGATGGCTTATGGAGGCAAAGAAAGCGTTGAGTTCTAAGTCTATTGTAAATCAATCTTTTTTATTTATCGCTACTAATGGTGCGCAAAGTGGTTATACAGATATTACCAACACTATCAGTGAGATTAAGTCCACTGCTTTTGGAACTGAAATTCATAATCTTGCCATTATTAAAGGTAATGATGTAAACAAAGAGATTCAGGCTATTAAAGATGGATCCATGAGTTCAGACGCCAAAAAAGAAGCGATAGATAAAATATTCGCCGAACAAAGAAACTCACCATATGCAAAATACGATAAAATTTATAAGGATACTGCGACTAATGTCGTATTTGCATTACAAGAACGGAATATTATCATATTGATGTTTAACGCATATGATAATAAGAAGTTTGCAAAAACAGCTATGAGTGAAATAGCAAGACGGTTTGACGGTTTAGTTCCATATTCTGAATTGCTGAAAATCGACAGTAATTATCAGGCTATTCTGGAAAAGGGAAACTGTGATGAATATATTAAATTTGTCATGGACAGTTCCAGTTCCGTCATTCGTCAGTTGAAGAAGGCATATGAGGATGCAAAGGCTGCGTATGAAGATTATTTGACCAAGGCTATGGAATCTGGAAAAATGTGTTCAAAATACATGGAACAAATTGAATCTTTTAATGAGTCTGAACAGCAGACAAAGATGCGGAAAAAAGCATTTGATGAATACACTGCGGTAAAGTCTATTCCAAAAGTAAAGACCGTCTTCATCAAAGACGAAACTGTTCATGTATATACTGATGACTTGTATGCCCGTGATGACAGAAGTAAAAAGATGCATGATATTGGAACGTTCCATATTACCATTGGAATGCACTCCAATTCATACAATACCGACAATACTGTCCTCATTAAGAACACGAAGCATCAGATAGTAGCTTTCAGCGGTCAAAATATGCAGGCTCCTCATGTATTCCAGGATGGACACATTTGTCATGGAACTTTGGCAATTGGTATGACAAATGCATATAAGAAAAGGGATTTGTATCAACTAGTACTTCAGTTAATTCTGTTTTTGCAACAAGCGAATACCGATGATGCAGCCGGCAAATATGTAAATTGTTGGCCCGAAATTTCGGAGGAAATGATAAGGTTGCAAGAACAAAAAGCGACTGAAAAAGAACCTGAAAAGGCTGAATTTATAAACAAGCCCGAAGACCAACACTTTGATGAAGTATTGGCTGGGGCAATTCCTGTATAGGAGGAAGAATGGTAACTGTACTATTAAAGCGAGAGTTTCGTTTTACTCTCGCTACAATACCTGAAAGTATTTTCAGGTATGCAAAAGGGAATTTTGGGGAAACCAGCGGTGAGTTCAAGTTTGACATACTTGACGCACCCACTGTTGAGTTGCTAAGGATTGCAATTAGCAATCATTTCGGCAGACCGATAACAACACATGCTAATAACGGCATTGTCGAATACAGTTATGCCATAGTAACTGCAGCCGAGCAGCAGCAACGACAAACTGCCCAAAATGCAGGTGCAACACCTGCTCCTGGACAGGTTGATGAAGAACCAAGATGTCCGGCATGTGATCACCTTCTTTCGGATTGCGATTGCGAAAGATGTGAGGATTGTGAGGAATTGATTGATCGCTGTACATGCCAAAAAGAACATCCCGCATTCCGTGACGTTCCCAAAGATGGGTCAGAACACAATTCATTAAGAGGGCTTCCAAATCTTGAAAAAATCACTCCTGAAAATCTGACAACGTTAATTGCTTCCAAACTTGATAATGACGCTGCAGGTCGGGCCAAAATGCTGACGGATAGAACTGCTCAGTATAACAGACTAATGGCCAATCTTATGACTATGCAGAATGAAATTACAAGGTTATCAAGTTCGCTCGGAGCGGATCCCATTGTTTCGTTATTCAGGGAAAAAATTGATGGATTGGTAAAAAACGAGCATAATATGATAAAGGAAATTTACTTTACCAACAATTATCTCGTAATTAAAACCGACCACATCATAACCAACCCGTTAAAAGATGGTAAGAAGAGAGATATTGGTGAAATGGAATTCTATGTAAGGCTTGACGCCATGCTGGGAACCAGAGTAACAAATGAACCTCCGATTATCATACGAAACCGCACAAGAGAAGACTTAAATGCTGGTCAAGAATGCGGTCATGTTAATCTTGTTGGCCAACCCTGTTTCGGAACATGGACTGAGCCGATATTAAAATGTCTGATTAACAAAGACCTGGAACAGCTCGTCGATTTATTGGTGAGATATATTCGCACTCCCAATGAAGATGATGTGATGGGTCGCCCTATTCAAATGTGGCCAATAGTGGAGGAAGCAAATGAAGCCAGAACCAGCTAAACAAACAACTTACACAACTCTCGAACCAATTAAAATAACAGCACCTACAATCAGGGTTACAGGTAATGCCTTGAAATGGTTGACTGCTATTGCCGATCTTCATCCTCATGAAGTCGGCGTATTTGGTTTTGTAGACGAACTTGAAAACAATACATACGTTATCAGGGATATCTTTTATCCCAAACACTCTGAAGCTGCAGGAGCCACGTGTGAAATCTCCCCCGAAGGTGAAACATTGATGGCTGAATGGCTGATGACTCATAACAGAGAAGCCGATTTAAGCAAGGCGAAGTTCTGGGGACACTCCCATGTCGATATGGGAGTTTCTCCTTCAGGACAGGATGAGACTCAGTCAATTGAAAGAATGAATAGAAACGAATCTTATCTTATCCGAGGCATTTTCAACAAGGCAGGATTGCTGTCTATCTCATTTTACGATTATCAGAACAAACGTCGTTTTGATAATATCAAATGGGAAACCGATGAAGATGAAGAGGATAAAAAGATAAGGGCAAAAATCCTCGAATTGAAAGCGGTAAATCTTCCCACCACGCCATCATATCCTCTCAGCAACGGTTTCAGTGATGAGTTATATGGAGAAGGAGTTGATGACTGGAATCAAAGAAGAATGGGATTTGGGACTCCCCCACTTCCTAATCGTGGAATAGTCAAGCATTATGGGCCTGATACCACGTATACACCGAGGGAAAATTACTTTGCTGGAGGAAAAAGAAGTAAGAAAAATAAACATAAACACTCATACGCTTTTGAGTTTACAAAATAGAAAGAGGTGTTTATGGATTATTCGAGGCAATTAGCGCTACTCGATCCAAGTCAAATTGGAAAGAAAAGCGTAGCAATTATCGGTGTCGGAGCAACGGGCTCATATGTAGCTCTCCAATTAGCTCAAATGGGCTGGGGCAACTCAGTCCAAGGCCAAGGAACAATGAAAGTGTGGGATGGTGATATTGTTGAGGAGCATAATTTAGTCAATCAGGCGTATGATCGAAGTCACATTGGTATGCCAAAAGTAATGGCACTTGCTGATGTGATTATGCGCAAGTGCGGCTTTACTATTGAGACTCACAATGAAATGGTCACTAACCAAAACGATGTAAGATCAACTTATGTCTTTCTATTGACCGATACCATGGCCAGTAGAAAGGATATATTTAAGAACGTTTTACAGTATTCATTCACCACCGATTTGGTTATTGAGACGAGAATGGGTATAGATAAAGGTAGGGTCTATGCCTTTGATCCAAATAATCCAGTCGAAGTTGAAGAATGGCAAAAGACATTATACGATGACGATCAGGCCGAAGTATCGGCATGTGGCGCATCTGCGTCAATAATACCAACCGTATATAATCTAGCCAGTCGAGCGGTTTGGAGGCTTATCCATCACTTTGATCTGAAGTATGGAAAAGAATATCTGAAACGCGGTGAAGCTACTGCACCAAAGGTTCTTAGTGAACTGCAGTTTGTATTTCCCGAATGTGTTGCAGCAGATGGCGAACATTATGATCATATGTATCGCCAATTCAAGTCAATATAACCTTAAGGAGTTCTATCATGTGTGTTCTGGTCAAATTAGTACTCATCGGTAAGCCGGTCATCGAGTATGAAATCTCCGACAACCCGACAGTTGGAGGCCTTCTGGACAAAGCCAACGTGAACTACAGGCCTGGTTGCATCACCGTGAACCAGGAGAATGTGGAACGTGGCTACGAACTCGAAGACGGCGATGTCGTCTATATCGGCGACGCTATGAAGGGCAACACGCCCTTTACGGTAAAAATCATCCGTATCGGGCATACGGATGCCATCATCGAACTTCCCTGTGAATCAGGCACTTCGATCAAAAGCCTGATCAACACGCTGCCGCCGGCAGACAGGGCGAAGTTCTACACGGAAGAGGGTAAGGATGTCTATGAATACCGTATCAATGGCGGAGAAGCGGTCTCTGGCGATACGACCATTCCGACACCCGCAGATGCCGCCCTTCCCGTGCGCCTCGTTCTGAGCACGAGAACCAAAGGTAACTAACCATTCGGTTGGTTATTTCACCGAAGATGGGGCTGAATAAGCCCCTTCTTTATTTCTAGTATAGGAGAAATATGAGAGCAATAAAAGTAATCACAAAAGAAGCTGACGGATATCATACTCAATTAATTAATCTCGAAAAAGTAACAAGTATTATTTGCACATATCCAAAAGATGACGATACGGAACCTGGATCAGTTGAACCTGATATTGAATCCGCTATCGCTTCAAACTCAGGATGCAAAATTGAGTTTATATGCGATATGGCTCAGAATATCGATTTCGATCTCGATATCACGCCAACTAAATTCATTATCTATGACGACTATGGTAATGAACTTGAGAAGACAGACGATCTTGAAGAGGTTGAAGCAGCAATCCTTACGTCAATGAGTAACGCAGACCCTGACGTAGTTCCTGAAAGTGATATTCCTCCAGTACCTCCTGCTCCTCAAGCGACTGATATTCCTGAAACTGATTAAAAATAGGCTGCATCGCGCAGCCTTTTTTTTAATTATAACAATTAGAAGGAATAAAATGTAAATATCCCCTGCGACTAAAGTCGCGGGGCTTTAAACCTGATTAGGAGCCAAATGCCCTTTAACCGATTTTTCAGGCCAATTTACGATCTTGTGAGCGAGAAAGCCCACGGCTTTAGCCGTGGGAGCAGTCACTGAACCATGTAGTATCTTTAAAATGTAACAGTATTCACATAGGCTTTCAAAGAGAGAGCCGAAACAAAAGGAGTTAGTATGAAGTATACAGTATTTGTACTGCGCGGTCAACCATTTCATAACGCCCACAAAACCCTCATTCAAACCGCACTTGAACAATCAGATCGTGTTATTGTTGTTCTTGGAAGTTATAGGGCTCCAACAACAATAAAAAATCCGTGGGATTTTGAGTCCCGACGAAATTTTATTAATAATAGTTTATCGGGGCAAGAAACCAGCAGACTTCTTATTCGCCCTCTTCGTGATTTTCTTTATAGTGATACTACATGGATAACGTCACTTCAAAATACCGTAGCAAGTATGGTAGGAGAGGGTGATGTTTCTTTGATAGGTCATTTTAAAGATGACTCTTCGTACTATCTGAATTTCTTTCCTCAATGGAAACTTTTGCCGCAACCAGCAGTTTTTGCGTATGGAGAAAGAATTGATGGAACGCTAATACGCGAAAGACTGTTGGGAGAAACGGATAAATGGGATCATATGGTCCCAGTTCGTGTTGCAAATGAATTGGATGATTTTAAGAAAACTGATACTTTTAAACGACTACAGGATGAGTATCATTATATTAAATCTTATAAAAAAATATGGGGAGTTGCCCCATTTCCTCCAACATTTGTAACAACTGATGCGGTTGTCGTTCAGGCTGGTCATATTCTTTTAGTTACAAGAAAAGTCGAACCTGGAAAAGGAAGATATGCACTTCCTGGTGGATTCTTGAATCAGGATGAGTTTATCAGCCATTGCGCTATCAGGGAACTAAGGGAAGAGACAAAAATAGCTGTTCCATTTCCAGTTCTTGAGCGTTGTATCAAAGATCAGCATGTTTTTGACCATCCAAAACGAAGTTTGCGTGGTCGTAGCATAACTCATGCTTATCTATTTGTTCTTGATGGTGACAAACCTCTTCCTGTTGTAAGAGGAGACGATGATGCGGCTTCAGCTCAATGGGTTCCTATTAATGATCTTGCATTGTTAGAAGAAAATTTCTTTGAAGATCATCTCGCAATAATCCAGTATTTTGTCAATAAACTTTAATAGATTCTCAATGAGAGAATTGAAACAAAGGAGTTTTATCATGGAAAATCGCCTTGTCCTTAGCCTGGTTTTAGACACCGATAGCTACAAACTTTCCCACTGGTGTCAATATCCTCCCAAGACTACTGCGATGTTTTCTTATTTTGAAAGCCGTGGTGGTCGTTGGAGAGAAACACTTTTCTTCGGTTTGCAGTATTATCTGAAAAAATATCTTTCGAATCCGATAACCAGATTTGAAGTTGAAGAAGCAAAAGCATTTGCTCAACTTCATGGTTGTCCTTTTAATTACGATGGATGGATGAAAATTGTCAATACTTATGGAGGAAGGCTTCCTATAAAAATCAGGGCAGTTCCTGAAGGATGCGTTATTCCTACCCATAACATTCTATTTTCCGTCCAGACTTCCGTTGAAGATCCTGATATTTTCGGGATTGTTTCGTGGATTGAAACACTTTTGGTCAGGTTATGGTATCCTATTACTATAGCCACATACGGATGGCATGTCAAAAGTGTTATCCAGAAATATCTTAATAAAACTTCCGATAATCCCAATGCCGAAATTGGATTCAAACTCCATGATTTTGGCAGCAGGGGCGTCTCTTGTCAGGAACAGGCAATGATTGGTGGGGCAGCTCATTTGGTTAACTTTATGGGGTCGGATACTATTGCTGGTATATGGATGGCCAATAAATATTACAACATCAACATGGCCGGTTTCTCCATCCCTGTGGCAGAGCATTTCACCATGAGTATGTGGGGGAAAGACAACGAGATTGATGCATATAGAAATATGATCAATTACAATGCCGCAGCAAATCTTTGGGGAGATAAACTCAAAGAAGAAGTGATGAAGATGAATGCGACATTGGTTGTGAGACCTGATTCTGGCGATCCTGTTGAAGTTGTTTGCCGGCTTCTTTGTATTCTAGGTGATCGATTTGGTTATACAATGAATCATCAAGGATATAAAGTCTTGAATAAGGTAAGAGTAATTCAAGGAGACGGTATCAATGATGAAATTCTGGAGAAAATTTTGGAAGCTGCTGAGAAGATACATTTCAGCGCTACCAATCTCGCATTCGGAATGGGTGGTGGATTGCTTCAAAAAGGCTTTGACAGGGATACGAATAAGTTTGCCTTCAAATGCAGCTGGGCTAAAGTTGATGGAAAAGATATTGAGGTCTACAAAGATCCAGCAACTGACCCTGGCAAGAAATCCAAAAAAGGCATTCTCGATTTGGAGCTGTCGATGCTTCGCAAGGTAAAAACAGTGAACGGAGAAAGTTATAACAGCCTGATGCAAACCGTCTATCTTAATGGGAATATTATGAAAGAGTATTCTTTTGAAGAGATAAGACAGAATGCAAATGGCGTTATATACTACGAATAAACTGTTATTTATTTAGAAAATAAGGCCTCCAATACTGAAAGGTATTGGAGGCTTTTTTTTAGTTATTATACCCCCTTATATGGTATAACTAAGATAGTAAGGCAATGCCGTCTTACTATTCAAAGAAAGGGATTTTATATGAAGTTTGAAGAATTGCATGGTTACATCCAACTTATTCTTATTGGAAAACCAATTGCATTCATTTTTGATGAACCTGATGGTTATCAAATCATACTCAAGCCAACACCAATTACTAAGGATTTTTTGTTGGAACTTTATCAATGCCCAATGTTCAAATCCTTAGAAGCTACGACTATCATCGATCATGAAGGTTGTGATTGTTCAAAACTATCTGTAATAACTTTATTCTTTAATAAGCAATAACGCTTATTATAAAGGAGATATTATGAAAACGATACTTTTTCTCTGCTTCGGCCTTCTTATTTGTCTTGTC